GGGAATCATGGAAACAATTAGCTACTACAGGATGGGCTGATGGTAAGTTCTTACCTTTAACTGGTGGTACTGTAACTGGTAATATCATTTTAAAAGGTAGTACTAATACTGATATGACCAATGCTAACATCCATCCTAGATTGAGGTTTGACAACCCCGATAGTTCACAGACAGTAAGCTTTATATTTACTGACTATGATTCTTATAGAGCACCTGCTGGTATAAAGTTAGTAGGAAATCAAGGTAATGAATGGTTTGAAGCCCCTAAATTAATAAAAACTGGTTCTTCTGACAATTATGTGTTACTTGGTGGCGGTGGTCATAAGGCTTTGAATCAGTTCATCTATTCTACATATGGCTCTTGTGGTGTAAACGAAAGGACTGGTAACTCCGATGATTTAGGTAGAGCTGGATTCTGGAGAGACAACAATCTTGGTGCTTATGGTGTAACATTAATGCACTCAGACAGCGCTAACTATCAGTGTAAGATATATCATGACTATCGTACTGGTGGAAACCTTTACATGAAGTCTAGAGCTAATGGAACTTGGGGAAGTGTATATACCATATGGAACTCAGCTAACTTCGACCCCAATACTAAAGTTAATAAAGCTGGAGATACTATGACAGGTAAACTGTCATGGACTATGAATGGAGTTACTTCATCTATTAGTAATGACAATGGCTCATATACGCATCATAATACTAATGCTAGTTCTGGTCACTGGTTCAATAAGAATATCTACGTAGCTGGTAATGTATATGGAGGTACATCCTATAACAGAATATTAGCATTTAAGGATGAAATTAATTCTCAAGTAGGTGGTTCTAAGAGTGCTCAAATGAATTGGGCTTCGTGGGGTACTGATACTTATGGTGGCGCTATACAAATTAGAGAGCAGGGATTAGTAACTAATAAACAATCAGCTTGGGGTTACTCTCCAGCACTGACATTCCATTGGAGTAATAGATATGCTAAGAGGTTTGGTATGAGAAGTGACGGTCAGTTTGCTGTAGATGATGTACCAATTTCGCTAAATACACATAATCATAACTCATTATACGTTACAGCATTAGGAACTAATGGTAATTATCTAACCTGGACTAAAAATGGTACTACTAATAACATTACTGTTCCTTATTCAGCTAACTCTGATAAGTTGGACGGAGTGCACAATGGTAATGTAACAGCTAATTATTATAATGTAAATGGTCAACAGACATTAAATCTAAGTTCATTAGATGCTAATAAGTGGTATCCTTGTGTAATGACTGCAGATCCTAGTAATATAACCCCAATTAGAGTAACATTTACTGATGCTCTATCTGGTCACAAACCCTCATGGTCTACACATAGTTCTGGATTCTCATTCCAATTTGACTTTGAATGGGTAGGTGGAGGTTGGGGAGCCATAAATTGGTATCTACGAGTATATAGATATGCAGCACAGTTTGGTGGAGAAACAGCCTGCTATGGACTAGAACAAAGGAATAATAGAAGTGCTTTGGTATTATACATGAGGGGTGGTACATCTTATTACTATAGAACAACAGATGGTCGTTCATTTACAGTATACTCTACAACAACAAATATCGGAGATAGTACATATCCTGATAATGTTTCTCCTAGAACTAGTAAATTAAATGATTGTTACCTACAAGAAGCTAACAGTAGGTATGGAACTTGTTATAAAGCAACATATGCTGACAATGTAACAAATGCGGATACTTTAGATGGATATCACGCTAGTGGATTATTCACTAACCTATCTAACTCTGGAAACAATCTCTCTATTACAATTGGGGGAACTAATAAGACTGTTACTCCAGCATATGCTTCTAGTGCAGGTTCTGCAACCTATGCTGGTAAGGTGAGAGGTGAATATACTGGTAACGGAGGTCAGCAGAATCCTAATTACTTTGGAGTTAACTGGGTTGGATTCAGAATGATGAACACTACAGTTGGTACTAACAGCCACTATAAAGATTGGATTATAAGTGACTGTTATTCAGGTAACGATGTTGGAGGTGCCGTAGCATTTGGTATGAATAGACAATCTTTAGGTGCTTATCTAATGGGTTCAGATGCAGCTAGAACGTCATGGACTAGGAAGGGAACATTCTGGGGAGATTGGAACTTAAATCCAGTTGACAAGACTCTTTTAAAGAAGACCAGGATTCCAGGTGAGATAGTTGACTTCTATGTTTACTATGTAAATGGATACTTTGCTACTAGTACTAACTATAGTGTATTCAAAAGTCAATTATTTGAATCTAATGGTAGAGGAAAGACCAGTGTTACTTACAGACCATCTAGTTATGTTTCGACAACATACACTGTAAACCTAAGTGACTTTGTATTGTGTACTAGTAGTTGGGCTTTTGGATTCTATGGAGGTATGTATACAGCTGCTGCAGGTGCTACTGAGGACTACGAAGGTAGAGTTGGTGCTAGTGCAGGTTCTAACAGTAAGAGTATTACTGGTTATCAAATGCCACGACATACTCACTGGTTTGCACACCATAGAGGTGATAATGCCAATGACCGTGACCACTTCGGACCTGAACCAAATAATGGTGATTCACCTAATGGTTTACAATCTGCAGGACAAGGAGGAAACTGGCATACTGGTTACTCTGGTAGGGGTGATGCCATTGACTTTAGACCTAGAACGTTTATGGTATTCAAGATAATGTATATGCCTCAGTCGTGGTAAGTTATGAATATTTAAGATAATTTATTTTGAATATTAGTAAATTATGATTAACTTAGCACTCGAAAACTTAAGAGGAGATTTTAGAACAGAATTAACTTAAAATAAATTTAATTATGGAATTACTTAACAAGAGAGTAATGTACAATGTGAGGAACCAAGATTCCAATCTAAAGATTGAGGGTGATGTACAAATCACTGGAGATAATCAAATCGTTTCCTTCTCTGGAAATCTATTTACATTAGAGGAGGGTTTCGCTGGTGGATTTAGTTACTCAGAGGATACAGAGGGACTAATTAGCAAGAGTGTTAGTAGCTACCCAGCCTCTTTGGATGATAAAGGTATGAAACTATTAGATGCAACAGTAGTAGCTTTAAAACAACAATTAGCAGTTTAATTTTATGACAGTAAATGAAATGATGGTTAAGCACAACTTTATCACTAAGGTGTTGCTTAGAGACGGAGACAAAGAACTCAGCAAAGACCTAAAGGTAAGGTTAATGAGCATGAGAATTGAGTTAGGTAAAGTAAGAAGGCAACTTGAAGAAGACTTGCAAGAAGCAGTTAAAGAACTAACTCCAAAAGGTTATCAAGAACTGATAATGAAAGAAAATAAAACAGAAGAAGATAAAGCTCAAGTTGAGGCTTGGAATAAGCAAATCAATGAGGAGTATAATGCTTACGTTGATAAGAGAGGAAAAGAGGAAGTACAAATTGATACCACATTGAGTGAAGATGAGTTTGCTCAAATTATTGAGGTAAATGCTGGCAACGATGTTGAAATCAATGGAACTAAGTTGAATGCAGCTGATTTCTTAGAAGTACTTTATAGCTTATTCGTAGCGTAATGTAATAAACGAGGGCTGTGTAGTTTTACATAGCCCTTTATTTTTATCAGCATGAATGAATATATTGAGGTAATTGGTCAATTAAAACCCAAGAACAATGCTAACTTTCCGTTAGCAGATGTTAATGACTTACGTGGTGGTTACATCCAAGTTACCAATATGAGTGATATGGAAGCCTTCCTTAGTACTAATAAGCTAAAGGAAGGTATGCTGTGTTACGTTAAAAATTCACCTGACGACAACCATATGTACCAATTCTATAGTGGGGTGTGGAATGTATGGAAAGTACAAGGAGGTGGAGGGGGTGGCGGAGGAGGAATGTCTATTGTAGTAGTTGATACCTTAGAGGAACTACTTGATAGGGACGACCTTAGAATTAAAGGACAAATAGTATTCGTTAATGATATTAATGAAATACGTTACTTTAATGGATTCATTTGGGAATCCTTCTCCAAAATCTACATACAGGATACACCACCTGAAGATAAAGGAGGTATTTGGATAGATACTTCTGAGAATAAAGAACATATGACAAGTAGTACTGTAATTCAAGACCTATTGAAAGTTATATCAGTACTACAAGACAAGGTACGGAAGCTAGAGTTTGCATTTAACTGCCAGATAGATTCGGGTGACTTTAGAAATAATCAGAGATATGCTTATGATGGTATGCCTAATGAGGAGCCTAATTATGGTACTTCAGAGGAAGAGGATAATGCCACTCAAGAAGCTAATAAGGATATAGTTCTTGCTGATTCACCTGAACCTACTGAGTATGAAGAGTATTTACCTAATGCCAAGCATATATGTATTAAAAGTGGTACGTATGCAGAAATGCAGGCTAATAAAGGTGATTTCCTACCGAAAGAATTGTTATGGTGTTATGATACTCAGACATTATGGATTAAAGACCCTAAGACATATAAATTAATTAAAATAGGTAGCACAGGTGGTGGAGAAGACCCAGGACCTGGACCAGACCCAGAAACAATGGATGGAATATTAACCGAAGTCATTGGAAGTGGTAGTGGAGCTAAAACCAAGATTATTGGTATTGAGTTCGCTGACATGACGAATAAAGAGAATACATTCCTTATTCAGGTTAAGGATGGCAAGTTAGATATACATGATTATAGATTAGATAAGAATACTTTAGCTGGTAATGCTCAGACTCAAGGTACTGGAATTTATTATACTACTCCTTATTTCCCAATTATTCCAGAGGAAGTTGGTTCTAAAGACTCTCCAAAGATATATGTTAATATGGTGTATTGTGGAGGAACATCTGAGGATAAGGATTATAATCCAGTATCTCACAATTTCGTAGAACTATGTAATCTAGGTAAGAAGGACTTAAATCTAAAAGGACTATACTTACATTACACAGAAAGGAATAGTGGAGATTGGGTTACATTACCTCTAATTGGTACTCTTAAATCTCAAGGCACATTCTTAATTAAGGGTGCTCAATGTTCTGTAGAGAACATCAATACTACACTAATTAGAGTTGGTGAACCTGATATGTATTGGACTAAAGATGACACTCTTAATAATACAAGGCTTGAGATTGCTGGGGATGAAGGTGCTGGAGTTCAAGCTCATAGTATTTGGTCTAGCAAAGATAACTGCATCAAATTTAGTTATGACTGTGCATTCTACATTAGTAGTGAGGAAACAACAGATTACTTCAAGACTACTGTTATGAATAGTACAGCACCTTGGACTACTAATGGAGTGATTAAATGGTATGTAGATTTAGTCGGAATAGGTAACTACAATGATAAGTCAATGCCATGTGAAGCGTCTCCTATAGCTACTAAGGGAAGTAATGTATTATTAATGCGTTACTATAATATGGACCCAGTTAAGCAGGCTACTAAGGCTCTGAGTGCTAGGAGTAATGTTAAGGACTGGACTTACATCAATATGGATAAGATTAACCCTGCTATTGATATTCAAGAGTACACTCCTAAGAACTCATCCCAAAATAAGAATATATTCTTCAATAAACATTTATTAGTTGAAGGTGCTCCTAACATTGTTACTTGTACATTAGGACATGATGCACACAAGACTAGATGCTTTAACTGGGTATCAGTTGGATATTATGATGAATATATCTGGATAAGGAAAGATGGGGAAGAATATACTCCAGAGAATAAGTTTGAGTCTTTCAAGAAAGAAGACTTCAATACAGAAGGCATTAGCCAGAATCCTAACAGACCTGCCGACCACAAGAATTGGACTAATAAAATATACAATAGGATTAGAAGTATAACTACAGATGGTACACCATTTACAGTTCATAAGTTCATTAAGGACTTCGACGAACCCACTGATACTCAGAAGTATTATTACAAGGTAGGAAGAGACGGAGCATGGACTGAGGAAAGGTCATTCACTCTTAGAAATAGAGACAAGGTCATTGAAAGAGGATTTAACTTCCTACAAGTAAGTGACCAACAAGGTTTCAATGCAGAAGAGTATGAAATGTGGAGAGTTAGTGCAGAGTACATTAACTCTGATAAAGCTGAGAATCCATATGAATGGTGCTTGAATACTGGAGACCAAACTCAGAACGGTAATAGATTTAATGAATGGATTGACTATTATAAGGGTGGAGATGTTATCTATAGAGATACAGAGCAAATGTTTACAGTAGGTAATAATGATTTAACCCCTGTAGATGTGTATGTATTAGGTGATGGTGAAGATATTAGCAAGACTAATCCAGTAAATGTAGAATTCTTCTTTACATTTGAACACCCTTATACAGTGCCCATTTCGTCTGCTGGAGTGTACATACCCTGCTGCTATAGTTTCGTATATGGTAACACCTATTTCTTGTCTATGAACTCTGAAATCACTGAATTAGCGAGGACAGATGTGTTCGGAGATATAACTGGTGTGAATGTATATAATGACTTAAAAGATTGGGCTACTGCTGATTTGGCGCAACACGCATCTGACGCTAAGATTAAGTGGAAGGTTGCATTCTGCCATGAAGCTCCATTCACCATCATTACCGCTGACCTAATTATGAGCTACTTAAAGAAGACCTCTGAGGGTACTTATGAGAAAGACCAGAACATCAAGAGAGGTGGTAGTCACTTAAATACAGTTGGTAATTATTGGTTTAGTCAATGGTTGCAAGATAATGCATTCAAGTTGTGTCTATGTGGACATAAACATACATATGCAAATTCAAGGTACATAAGGGAGAATCCAAGTAGGACAATGGAGCCTATCGTTTATGATGCTTCTTTAACTCCTTCATGGTACACTAGTTTACCAGATAGAGAAAGACAATGTGTTCAAATCTCTACTGATGCTAGCTTGAATTATGTGAGATATGTAATGTGTCAAGCAACTGGATATAAGTTAACTTCTAATAAAGAGTTACCTGCTAAGAATATACCTTGGCTATTAGAGTATTACCCTGTATCTAGTCAGGTAGAGAATCCAACTACTAATACTGCTACAGTTAAAGTTAATAGTGCTCAACAGTATCCTAACTACATTATATGGAATGTGGGAACTGGTGATGAGGTTGAGACTCCATCTATGACAACAGTTTCAAGAGAAAGAATACTTGGTAAATCTTATAAACTACAGTTGAAGGATAATACTAAGGTTTGGGCTTATAAGTACAATGTACCTATAGCTTATACTGACTTGAAGAAAGTTGGAGGTAATGGCTCTACTAATCCAAGCAACAATATAGTAATTGAAAAGACATTACAATGAAAATAAAACATTATGATGAAGTAACTGGAAGATGGGTAATCGACGGTGCTTCTAATGCTTCAGAATTGGAACTGACAAACCCTGGCTTCTTAAATGAAGCTGGGGAATCAGTTTCTATTGACAATGGCTTTACAAAGCTAGATAATAGAATGACTAAGTTAGAACAAAACCTAGCCTGGGTGTACCTTAATGGCGCAATCGGAGGTGGTGGAGGCGGAGGTGGTGGAGGCGATGGCTCTGAATACACCATTGATGTAGCTGAAGGTAGTACAGTCTATACAGCTACTAATACTGTTACACTTAATATCTTAATTAAGAGTGGCGGTGTTAAAAAGTCATTCACTGTAATTGCTAAAGATTTAGCTACTAATAGGACATTAGGAACATGGAAGAAGTATTCTATGGCAAGGACAGATATTACCATTACTGGATTATCTGGAACTACTGACGTGGAACTATCCGCTTATGATAGTGAGAATACTTATGCTACTCCTACCTATGTTAAGATTGTAGCTGGAGCTATCTCTTTGGAGATTCAATCTATACCACCTAAAACTATGTACATGGGTGGTGTTGCAGAAGTACCTCTTAACTATACAGTAACTAATAATATCTTGCAAAGTCCAGCAGAGTTCTGGATGACTATCAATGGTATTGAAGTTGCTAGGGTAGGTAACATTACTACAGCTATTCGTGCATTAAGCTACGATGCTCGTAAGTTGCTATTTGAGAGTGAACATTTCAATCCTAAAGCTGGACAGAGATTCTACTTTGTAGCACAAGCTAGTACTACTCTTAATGGTGAGTTACTATCATCCGAGCAGATTAAGTTTGACGTTACTGTGGCAGATAGTAATAACTTGGTTATTGTAACTGAGGATATTACAGAGTTTACTCCATCTTCTAATCCTGGCGAAACTATTGAGGACTTAACTCAGTATGGTCAGGGTTCTCAATTAGGATTTAGTTATTACTTTAGTTATGGTCTTAGTAAGTATAGTACATTCAACATGGATTATAAAATCCATTTAATGAATGGAAGTGGTGAAGTGTCATTACTTGATACAGGTACAATTAAGAACATTAACAAGAGTGAAACTAATAGGTTCGTATATAGTACAGTGAACTTATCTGTTAATAAGGCTGATGAGTATTTAAGAATTACTCTATTCGGATATGCAGTAAATGACCCTGGTGATACTTCTGCTCAATATACTAAGACAGTTACTTGTAGAATAGTAGAGAGTGTAAGTACAGAGTTATATGCTAATAATGATATGCACACACTGCTAGCATACTTTAGCAAGATTACTGGATTCCCCAATACAGCTACTGGTACTTGGAACTATCCTATTAAGAATAGTGGAGAGTTTATCTATGAAGGTGCATTTGCATCTAAGTTCCCAGATGGTGTAAACTTCACTCTAAAAGGAGTAAATGGTAAGACTAGTGGTTTCATACAGGATATTGATGGTGTGAATCAAATACCCGCAACGAGGTTAAGTGGTGAGGCTTATGGTTATCTCGAAGTAGCTGACCAAATGTTCCCTGCTGTTGATATTGGTGCTGGTGTATCATTCTTCCAACCTATGGGATTCCATATCTCATGTACATATAAGGCGGATGCTTCTTCTTATCCAAAGGAAGTAGTATGTGGTATAGGTCAGTATGAGGATGGAGAACTAAAGACAGGTTATGAAGTAACACTAGAGAAGGCTGTATGTAAGATTGGTTCTGCTGATACCCTTACAGTTAAGTTACCACAGAATGAACTACTTACTGTAGACTTGGATGTATCATTACTATCAGGAAATGCTTGGTACTTTAAAATCTATGTTAATGGTGTACTATCTGCTGTAAGTAGAGTACTTCAATCAGACATTGATTGGATGTTTGGTACTGACTTCTATTTCGGATGTAGGAATGATAATGGTGTAAGGAGTAGATTCTCTGATGTTAATATCTATGATATTAAGATTTATACATCTTCACAGAGTGAATATGCTATTGTTCAAAACTACATATCGGCTACTGAACAAGCAAGACTTGTAAGAGGTCAGATTGATGCGTCATTAGATGCTGAGTTAAGAACTAAGAACTTATTCGATAGCGCAGGTAACTGCTTGATTTGGGATAAGACATTGGACGGCGGTAAGGGAGGATTCCTGACTGGTGAGTTATTATACTCAAAGCTAGTAGAACAAATGGAAATCAATACTCCATATCCTATCGTACTTGTGGAAGAGACATCTAACAGTCCAACATTATTTGAGCCATACTCAACAGCTATCTTCTCTGCATCTGATAAAGTGGAAGTAATGGGTACTAAGTTCCCAGTTAAAATCACTTATCAGGATAGTAAAGGTAAGGTAGTTATTAGTACTCCTAGTGGTGTATCTGAAGGTAATGGTGTTACTATTGGTCTACAGGGTACATCTTCTCTATCTTATAATGCTAAGAACTTTGAGATTTATATGGGAGATGTAGACCAGACTGGTAAGAAGATGTTATTCCAACCTACTGATGAGTGGCTGCCAGAGAATGAATTCACGTTAAAAGCTGACGTAGTAGACTCTGCTCACGTTAATAACGTAGTAATTGGTCAGATTGTTAATGGTCGTGCTAAGAACTCTTCTGGGCAATCTATTACCCCATTTAGTGCTACACCACCTATGTCATTAGGTAATGATGTTTGGGGAGGTGATGCTGATAAGGCTAATGCTATTAGAGGTAAAATTAAACATACTTCTGAAGGTTTCCCAGTACTACTATTCATTAGGTATGCTCCTGATGCGGATGGTACTATCAAGCAGCCTAAATTCTGTGGTATCTATAACTTCAATCTAGGTAGATATGCTTTCTTTAATCTTGGATTAAAACTACTTCTTGATTATACTAAGGTAAACCAAGACGGACCAACATTAGTAACTGATTATACAGAAGATGCTAGTAAGTGGAATACTGGTGTTAGCAATGGAGTATACTCCGTTGAAATAAACCAGAACTCTTCTGCTCAAGGTGCATTCCAGCAAGATGATATGAAGATTGTACAGTTCATGGGTGATGTAATGTATACATCTAGGGATGAATCAATCGGATATAATCAAGTGCAGAAGTTCTACACTCAGATGGCTAATATGGCTCTTACTCGTATCCAGAAATATACAATGGATGATGCTGGACAAACTCCAACTAAACCTATTCCTGGAGAGTTCTATGATTTGGATAAGAATGCTTATTATAACTTTAGTGCTTGTGACCAGCATCTAAACTGGGACAATGCTTGTGCTTACTTTATGATTGCATTGCTATTTGGTTGCGTGGACTCTATGTGTAAGAACTTAACTATTCGTAGTTGGGGTACAGATGTGTGGTATTGCTGCTTCTATGACATGGATACAGCATTTGGACTTAACAATGCTGGACAAGATATTGTAGAATACTGGGCACACTTACACAGATGGTATAACATTGCTTCACAGGATACTGGTATTACTCAGTATACTCAAGAGAAGAACTATGTATCTACTGATAGCTATAAGCAATACTTTGCTTCATGGTGGAATAGAATATGGGAAGTACTTGAAAACTTAGCTGGTATAGACAGTGGTAGTACAGAGAATAGAACTAGCCTAGAATCATTATATGTGAATCTAAGAACTAACCTATTCCCTGACCCTGATAAATTCATTAAGGATTACTATCAGTCATATACTGAGAAGACAGGTTCTATCATGTTTAATTATGACTATAAGATTAAGTATCTTGCTATATCTAAGACATATGACCCAAATACTGGTAAGTATGAAGATAGTACAGACTTTAGTCAGCTGAAGTTCTTACATGGTAATCGTGTGATGCACGTTAAGGATTGGTTCAGAAAGAGAATCATGTTCTTAGACGGAGTGTATGGTTATAAGGATAATACTAACCTATTACCTACTACTATTGAATCACCTATTACTGGTCTGTGGGCTTCTAACAAAGCTACTGGTTCAGCTACTGAAATTAGATTTAGTACTGATATTACTGCAAGTAGTCAGATACTTTATCACTATTCACATGATAAGACTACTGGCGCATTCTGGATTACAGATACTCCAACATCAGTTATATTACCTATGCCTACTGGTGAAACAGTAGTATATATGTATGCTAATAAGTACATTACTGACTTTACTAAGTTCAAGAGTTATCCTTGGACAGGTTTGGATAATATTAATCTACCTATGTTGCAGGAGTTAGATTTAAGTGGACTAAGCAATGTGGATGCTGCCTATTTCTTCCAGGGCGGAGTATACAATGAGGCTAATGATATAGGTCTAAAGAATATTAAGAAGTTGAATCTAAGTAAGGTTAGACTTATTGGTTCTACTGCTTCTGCATATACACTAGACCTAAGTGGATGTCGTAAGATTCAAGAATTGGATGTATCTTATTCTTCTATCACTAAAATTACATTTCCTACATCTGCTGTATTGAAGGTGCTGAATATGTCTGGAACAGATATTACTAACTTGAAGTTGGAGAACCAATCATTCCTTGAGTCATTACTTATTGATGATTGTCTAAAGCTAACTTCAATAGAGATTAATAACTGCGGTGCATTAAGAACGCTGAACATACCACCTAATGTAAAGACTGTAATTATTAGGAATTGTGAGAAGATGGAAACTATTCAGATTCCTTACTCTTCAGTTAATAATTCTGTTAGCCCATTAGTCCAAGTTACTATTGATAACTGTCCTGGTATGAAGGAGTTTAGTATTCCAGGTCAGAATAATCCTTCTTTAAAGTTAGAACTAACAGGTGCTTGGAATCTTGAGGTTCTTGACCTAAGTTATACTAAGACTTCTGATATTACATTAGCATCACTATATGTTAATGGTAAACCAAATTTCTCTAGTCTAAGAAGGTTAGTTATCTCTAATACATCATTGTCTACGTTGAAGTACAATGACCAAGCTCCAGAGTATTTAGACTTAACTGCATTCCCAGACCTAGAGAGTATAGAAGCTATTAGCTGTAAGCAACTAGTAGAGGTTAGGTGTAAGAATGACAAGACTAATCCTATAGAAATACCAAGAGGTGCATTTAGAGATTGTATATCACTACAAAGAGTTATTGGACACTTAGCTCTTCAGGGTGGTGAGGTGTTTAGAGGTTGTAGCCAGTTCTACCTAAATCCAGATAGTGTATATACTCAGTATGGTACGGATGTCTTCCTTGAAGGAACTGACGTTACTAATATATCATTTGATGAAACACTAACAGATACTTACTTCCTATTTGAAGGATGTACAAGAATGTCATATAATGACTTTAAGTATTTAATGGTGAGATTGACTGAGAATATTGTTTCACTAGAAGGTATGTTTAAGGGATGCTCAAATATTACTGGTGATATTTGGTATGACCTATTCAGACTATGTCCTAATGTAAACAGTATTAAAGAAGCCTTCAGTGGAACTAGTCTGACTGGTCCATTCTTCTCTAGAACTTCAGATTATAGTGCTTCTAAGGATTCTACCTGGGGAGTGTTAGACTTCTTGCCTAAACTTACTGACGCAGAGGCAGCATTTGAAGAAACAAGTTTAGAGTGGATTGATAATAATGTATTTGCCCCAGTTAACGGTAAGTATAGTCCTTTAGTTAAGATTGACTATATGTTTAGAAGTTGTATGCAACTAAAGAGCTGTGCTAATACAAGAGCTGCTGTACCTACAGACGGATTACTAAGCTCAAAGACATTCTTTACAAATTTAAGGAATTTAGTAAGTCCATATCCAAAAGGTGTATTTACTGGATGTGCTTGGGTTAAAATGTCTGTAGACTCAGATAGTAATGGTAACACTTACCTATTCCATACTGTTAATAAGGTTGCTCAATCTCTAATTTTGACTGATTCTCTGTACACAGGAATTAAGTTAGTCGGAAAGATTGGACCTAATGTGTTTGGAGGAATAAGGCAGACTATTACTGATGGAAGTATGACTTGGTATATACCAACATTTACATCTATCCAATATCCATTCCAGTATAGTGGTGGAGGGGAAGCATTAGTAAACCTATCAGAGATGGCTGATATGTTCCAAGGAATCACTGGAACTCTTAGACAAGCTGTTGGTATCTTTAACGGACTAACTTGTGCTAGTGAAGCTGGTGCTCAAAGTATTCCAGCCACCCTGTTTAAGAATTGTAGAATCCTTAACAGTATTGAAGGAATATTTAGTGGTATAGACTTAAATAATGATAATAAGATATATCAGTTCCCACCTGCTGGTATGTTTGATGATTGTGTAAGTCTTACTAACATTAAACGTATGTTTAGTGGTTGCTACAATCTGAGGATAAAATTAGTCGGAGAAGGCTTTAAGAATTGTATACTACAAGATGTTTCATATGCTTTCGAAGATACTGGAACATTTGGAGTTATTCCTTATAGACTATTCTTCATGGAAGAAGTTAATGGTAGTTCTAGGTCAATTAGACGTAGTATTACTACTATGGCAGGAGTATTCAAAGGATGTTGGTATCTAGGATATGATGAAACCAGAACCGTATCAATCGGATTACCACTAGCAATAGGTAGTGAAGCAGGAACAATGTGGCAAGACCACATCATTGGAAATGCTGGAAATAGAGTTACCTATAAGTTAGATGTAAGTAACTTAAAGAAGTCTTATAACTATGATAGGAATGAAGACTCTGGTAGTCCTGACTACAATCCAGGTGAACAAGCATTCGATGTTTGGTATCTCGATGGTTATGGATGGGAAGGGGCTTCAAGTACAGAGAGTGGCTTAGCTGATATTAAGGCTAGACTTACTGAGAAGTACTTTAAATATGATACTCAACAGAAGACAGCTATCTCTCAATCAGGCAGTGGCTTAGCTGATGTTGGATATCAGAACTATATGATTCCTACTGACTACTTTAGATACTGTCATCCAGACTGCACACTAGAGGAGTCTATGGTAGACTTCAACTATCCAGAACAAATTAGAAAGTTCTTGCCCGATTCTGGAGATTGGGCTATAGTACAAACTGGTAAATGGGATGGAATGGTAGGAAGAATACCATGTAAACTGTTTGAATCTTTTGTAGATACTACTAAGATAATAGGTGTATTTAAGGATACAAGGTTCTGTGCATTCGTAAACCTACAAGGAAGTACATTTACTAGAGGTATTAAGTACCCACCTGACATGTTTAAATATAATGCTAAGTTAGAAGATGTTTCAGAGATATTTGCAAGAACAATCCTTGAAGTTGGAGTTGACGTAAATAGTGACCTATTTGCTAACAACCCAGAGTTGAAGGTTGTTTCTGGTGTATGGTCTGATTGTAAGTTTGATAAGAGGGCATATAATGCTGGGGGAACTCAAGAGATATATCCTCAAATTGACTTTGCTAACATATTTAAGAACAATACTAAAATATCTAACGCATCTTACTTATTCTCAGTAACATCCTCTGGTGACGATAAAGAGAGCGATTATGGTCTACTTTTAATTACTGAAGACTTACTGAAGATTTGTTACAACATTAACGATATTCGTAATATGTTCTACTATTGCACTAAATTGCAAGGAGCTGTACCTACGTTCGTTTCGGCTAACTATCCTATATTAAATTTAGTATCTGGATATTTAACTGGAGTTAAGAAGGCTAACATCACCAATGCTGACCAATTAGAATCTAGATTAGTACCTGCTGAATGGCTATAACCAATTATATAAGCTAGTTATATCATAGGAAATGATTTTTGAATATTTTAATACAATTATTTTGTAGTTAACATTGATTAACAATATTTCTTTTTGGTATGACCTTTAAGAATCATTAACTTTGCACTATGAAAATTAAAGAAGTGCGCTTAACAGATTGGGTATAAAAACACACACAAACACAACAAATTATGGCAGAATTTTTTGGCAGTAATTACACTGACTTACAGAACCAATACCTGCAACAATTACAAGTAATGCAACAAGCTCAGCAAGCACAACAGAAGACTCAACCCATCCTTGATGAAATAAACAGGGAGGTTGGGTCGTTGTCTGTTGATGAGCAGAACGTATTGGCTAAAACACAAGAATATCAAATGGCTAAACAGACCTATGAAGCAGGATTCATGGCATTCTTAGGTACTAAGTTTAGTGCGGAATATGTAAACTCCCCTGATGGTAAAGTAGCAGCTGAGAATCTATTAGCTACTATTAGAAAGAGTAAGGAGTTTATACAATCACAGATTAAGGCAAAAGAAGAGAAGGTTAACACATTATTAGAATTAATGGAAAGTGACCCAGAGATGAAGAAGAGATTTGATGAACTCATGATGAATAAAACAGCTAAATAATGAGTGACAAGGAATTGATATTTCAAGCAGCAAACACATTCACTAAAAAACTTGGTAGGTAACTTATTCGGCATAAACACAATAGGTACTGATGCTCTCATAACTTACGTAGTTAATAACATGGAGGACAAGTATGGAATGTATTTGGAACCATTCCTCGATAAGGGTGGTAATATAAACATAGATTTATTTGGAAATGCGCTACGTGACGTTATGAAGACTCGTGCTAAAGACGGATATGTCGTTAAGCTATTTGGTAAACCAGTTAAGTTTGGTGAGGCTGACATTGATGAGTTCGAGAGAATATTTAAAACGTTGAAAGCGAACAATGGACAACATTAGAACAGAGTCATTCTTAGGGAGTGATAAAGTTATAGTTGGCAATAAGTACACTGATTTAGTACTTGAAACTCTTGGAAAGGTCTACATAAAGACTGGTAATAATTCAAGAGTTCTAAGTGATGTATTAGCATTGCTTGACAAGGCTACTGAGTCAGAAATTAAAAGCCAGACTATTATAGTTGGGAGCTTACTTGAGATGGAGCAGATGGAGTATCCTGGAGATGGATTCTTCATTTATAACACACTTACAACTACCCTATATATTTCTTATGATGAGAGATATGTAGCTCTAATAGAGGCAGCAGAAGGTGCTGGTGATGGGTATGTAAGACGTAAGGGAGACACAATGACAGGACAGTTAGAAATTAACACTGTTGGTCCTCCTTTAATAGTGGCTTCTTCTAAGTTAGTAAACAATCTAAATGTCGAATTTATAGGTGGTTACTCCGCAGATGATTTGGCTAAGAAGAGAGTAGATGAATACATTACAGGTAATTGGACATTTAAGGGTAAAGGTGTATCAGAGAATAACTGGACATTTAACCAGAATGTTCGTATGTATGGTGATTTAGTAACAAGTGGCAGTTTAACTTCTCCAGAGTTTGCATCTGGATTCGGAGGTTATGGTTGGAGACTTGATGCTGATACTAATACATTAACTATAGATTATCTTGTAGTTCGTAAGGCTATGAGAGTTTATGAAATGGTTATTAATAAGATTAGTGCAACCAATGGCAGCTTATGGGTTAGTAATTCCAGTAAGTGTACAGCAGCTTATCAGCCCAAAATCATAACTCAGCAAGATTTGCAAGGGATTGGTACATGGGGAACTGAAGATGCTAAAAGTAATTTAGAGAAGCTAATCCCATCTAATAATTATTTCTTATTTAATGACTTACGTGATAATTATTCAGTAACAGAGGAGTTTACTACACAATTAGCTAATGCTAGTGGTAGTTATACAGCTAAGGCTTTCATAGACTATAACTTCATTATCTATGTTAAGGACATTACAGTAGTGATTAATAGTCCGCTGTTTAAAGGTCCGAGCAGTTTGTATGATTTAAGTGTATTGGATAAGTCATGGGATGATTATAGTGTTAGTAATCCTAGTCCTGGTATAATTACTGAGAAAGTGTTTAACACTTATAAGAGTAATATTAAGGTTATATATATCACTAAATCAAGAGAAGTAACCGAATGGGACACAGAAGGAGAAGGACCACTTGCAGGTACAGTACCTAAAAAATGGGCTAACGTAGACACCTTTAATAAGAGAACACAGTTTTTCATAGTTCCTAAGAGTAGAGAAGTGAACTATAAAAAGGATGGTAAAACATCTAGTGATGGTTCAAACATATACAGTGTCTATCCCTATTATAAGTACTTTGGACTACAGGAGCCAGACTCAGGAGTGCCCTCACAGTCGAATATATGGGTAGTGGAGTGTAAGAACGAGGACTATCCTTACTTTAAGCCAGGTGATATTGTTAGGTGTCAGAAGTATAATAATGGAAACATTAAATACTATGATGCTATTGTAACATCCCAGGTTGACTCTTATACTTATATAATGCAGAAAGCATTATCAGTATTTGATACCTATACAGAGGTGTCATATGATGATGAAGGTAACTTAATTAAGTTTGAGCAGAGCTTTAATGATACTCAGTATAATAAGACTGAAACACTCTACAATTCAAATACTAATGAGTATGAGCCTGCAAGAACTACCGATAATGGTAAAGCTGATGGCAATGCTATTACTAAGGATGAAAGACTTGATGATATAGCTAAGGATGATGATATGGTTCAGATGGGTAATATCTACAACATAGAAAGACAGAATGCTGTTTATATTACTTCTACTGACGATTGCGGTCCTTACATTGATGTATTAGCAGGTCTTAATAGACCAGACTATTCTGTATTATATGTTACCCCAACTTGGGCTACTAAGAAAGCTAATATTAAGAAGAAAGGTGATATATATGTAAGAGAAGATGCTAGTGACTTCTACTATCAAACTACTAATCCTGGCAGTGTAAATCCAGATAACTTCGGAGGTAAGACTGACAAGAAGCACCCACTGATATTCTTAAAGACTAAGGATAAGAATCAAGTTCTTATAAATGATGGCGAGAATACTCAAATTACACAGGAGATACTTAATAATCCAGCTGAATATGGTTACTTCTTAACTGAAGTTCCGACAATGGACTCAGCCCTATTGTTCAAGAATAAGGAATATAGGTGTACATATACTAAGATTACTAAGGTTAGGTTAGGTAATCTATCAGGAATACATAATGAAATCTTTGGGACTAAACAGCCTTATGGTTATGGTCTATATGGTGAGAATGTATTCTTAACTGGAGAGTTCTACCTTAATAATGGCACTTCTATAGTGGACTTCTCAGAGGAGAGTATATTATTGAAGTTTAGAAATGCAGGTTTAGAAATTAGGGATGTAGTTAATGCAGATGGAACTATTGACCAAGTACCAGCACTCAACCTTGAAGGCGAACCTATCTTAGACGAGAACGGCAATCCTACTTATAGGAATAAGACTGAGATTTACATGAATGCTGACCAGTTTGTATTTAGTATTGCAGGCAATCCAGCTATGAAGCTAAGTGGGTTGTTTAGTGATGATGGTAAAGTGAATAACATTTATCTTGACATTAATGGATGGGTTAAAGCTTATGGATTAGAAATCTGGGGTGAGCAATCAGAATGGAGAGAAGATGGAACTAGAGTACCAATTCCTGGCACCCACCAAATGAATGCCAAGATTGATTCAAACGGAAACATTTATGGCTGGGATGCATACTTTAATAATGCCTACATGAAGAATGCATATGTTCGAGGTACTATAGAGGCTGACTCTGGAAGGATTGGACAAATATTTATAAAGCCAGTAACATATAGTATCTTTGATGATGCTAAAACTGTATTGTGGCAAATAGAACAAGATGGGTATGCTGAAGCGATTTCTGCAAGAGCAGGTTTTAAATTGGGTGTAGGAAGAAAGGACTTATTTGACTCGAATACAGCGTTCTTCGAAATATTTAATTATGCTAACTCCTTTAGCAAAAGTGATAATAGGTATGGTATTAAAGTGACTGGACACATGAATGCAGCCCTATGGGCAGCAGTTGTTGATTCAACTAACCCTCCAACTACAACTCCTCATAACAGTTACATGTTAGCGGGATTTTTTGATGGAAGCCTATATTGTACAGCATCAATTCATGCAGGAGCAGGTATAACAACAAGATGTCAATTCTCAGATGGTGGAATGATTAGTACTGATGCTCAAGGACACTCTATAGATAATGACGGAAACGGAGGTATGCCAAAGTTGGGCAACTATTATGGAGGCTGGACTGGAGAGCTAACAGAAATAGATAGGGCTGGTAAAAGAAGCGGAAAGTATAAGATAAGGATAGTAAATGGATTAATAGTAGGATGGAGAAATTATTAATATGGAAGTACAATTAAATGTTTTAGATAGACTGACTCTTGTAAGTATATTACCCACAACTGGTAGGCTGCAGGAACTTGTTGAAGTTCTTGATATAGTAAAGCTAGTTAAGTTTAATGAAGAAGAGAAGAAGTCAATAGGCTACAAAGAGGTAGATGGCAAAGTATCGTGGGACCCTTCTAAGGAGGTACTTAAAACGTATGAGTTTACCTTCGAGCATATAAAGGTTATAAAGGATGCTATAAATAAGTTGGATGAAGAAGGTAAGATAACGCTTAATATTCTTGACACTTGTCTAAAATTTAGTAAACTATGATAATTCTATTAGATGCAGGTCACGGGGAGTCTACTCCAGGTAAAAGAAGTCCAGACGGAAGACTTAGGGAGTATAAATATTGCAGAGAGATTGCTAACGAGGTAAAGAAACAATTAACTGATAAAGGCTTTAATGTTGAGTTGGTAGTTACAGATGATGTAGATGTACCACTTATGCAAAGATGCCGAATAGTAAACCAATACTGTGATATACATGGAAAAGCTAATACTGTATTGGTGTCGATTCACTGTAATGCTGCTGGTAGCGGGGCAGATTGGATGAACGCTAAAGGTTGGAGTGTATTCATCTCCAACAATAGCTCAAGTAAGAGTAAGAGACTGGCAGAGTGCTTGTTTGAAGCAGCACGTAAAGAGGGTTTAACACTAAGGAAATATTCACAAACACAAGTATATTGGAAGCAGAATCTAGCTATATGCAGGGAGACTAAATGCCCAGCAGTTTTAACAGAGAATCTGTTTCAAGATAATAAGGCAGACGTAGAGTACCTACTATCAGATGAGGGTAGAGCAACTATAGCTCGCCTACACGTACAAGGTATATTGAATTATATCAAGGCAATACAAGGATAATAATTAGGGGTGTTCTCAAATATTAATGAATTTCAGCATTTCATTTTGGACACCCCTAAAATTTCCTTAATTTTGCAAATAACTTTAAAAGGGGAATAATATGGATATGAAATTAGAGGATTTAGACATTGACGATGTAGGATTAGACGAAGACGTAACTCCCGAAGCCGAGTTTGATGAGGATACCTATGAGAAGCCGTGGCTTGATGGTTCTGTACCACAAGACGAGGAAGTTCACGGGGATGAGCCAACTAACGAGACAGAAGATGAGGACATTATCGTTGCCCTACTAAAAGATAAAGGAATCAATCCTGAAGCTATCAAATTTGAGAGTGAAACAGGAGAAATCGAAGAGAAGAGTTTTAATGAGCTTTCAAGAGAAGAGCAGCTTCAAATCCTAAATTATGATGAGTCAAATGACGATTATGGTTTAGCAGAAGATGAGGTTAGCCTTATTAACGAGTTAAGAGAGAACAATCTGAGTGCAGAGGAATATAAGAAGTATATTGCTCAACAAGCTATTCAAGAGTACTTAGCTAGTAATGATTCAGAAACTCCTACCTATGAGGTTGATTCCATTCCAGATGATGAACTGTATCTTATAGATTTAAAAGCTAAAATCCCAGAGCTTACTGACGAAGATGCTGCTGCTGAATTAGAATTAGCTAAACAGCATGAAGCATTATATCAGAAGAAGGTTCAAGGTATCCGCAACGAGTATAAGAAGAAAGAAGAGTTGCTAGCTCAACAAGAGGAAGAAGAACAAAGATTAGCAGCAGAGAAAGCTGCTCAAGAGTTCGAAGATACTATTGTAGCTGCAATTCAAGAGAATGATACCATTGACTTGGGTGAGTCCTCACTAACCTTGTCTGAGGACGATATGAATGAAATTGCTAGCTTTATCTTAGATTCAGATGTTGCAGGAGTGAGACACATTGCTAAAGCATTGAATGACCCTAAGACCTTGGTGGGTATGGTTTGGTACGCACTTAAAGGACAGGAGGCGTTTAGTCAAATTTCTGATTATTACAAACAGAAGATTACAGAAGCATCTAAATATAATTATAATAAAGGATTTGAGGATGCTAAGGGAGGTAAAGCTCCAAATGCAGCTAAGACAGTGGTCAAAAAACCAGCAGGTAGTAAGGCTGCCCCTGCTAAGAAAGTATTAACAATTGATGATTTAGATTAAATTTAAATTATAAAGTATGATAGTAGCAAATTTCGTAACCAATCGCCCTACAATGAGCGAAACTAGAACTTATGAGGATTTCTATAAGTTCTTAGGCACAAAACCAACTAGACTTGGTATAGTTTCAAGACTCTACCCTAACCTAACTGCTTCTTACTTGACAGAATCTCTAAGAAACATCTTCTACATGGATTCTAAGTCAAATAGCAAATACAGAAGTATTGATAGTATGTACTTCGAGTGGGAAGTTGAAACCAACTACATCAAGAGAGTTGAGTTCGCAGATGTTCCAGCAACTAATGGTGAAGGTGGTACAACCATCGTAATGGCTTTCAAAGAGAACTATTACCAGAAGTATGACATTTTTAAGATTGACAAAACAATGCAGCAATGCCAAGTTATCTCCAGACCTACAAGAGTTGCAGATAATTATTGGACTGTTGAAGTAAGACTAATTGATAACGACTATTCTTCAATCCTAGACCTAGACGGATGTCAGATTGGTGACACTACAAGATTCCAATCTAACGCTATGCCTGAGGCACACGAAGAGGGTTATGTTAAGTATCAATCTAACATTGAGAGACATAGAGGTTACATCACTACACACCGTGTTGATGACAGCTATACTTCTCTATTCAAGCCACTAGAGCAAACATTTATCAGCATTGGTAAAGGTGAAGGCAATGGTGCTGTTAAGGAAACAATGTACAAGATGGATACTCTTGAGAAGAATCTATTAAGAAACTTCTTGGAAGTTCGTAACCAAGGTCTATTATTCAATAAGACTAACGTAGATAAGAACGGTAAACCAACAATCTCTGACCCTGACACTGGTCGTCCAATCTACATTGGTGATGGTATCATCCCACAAATCGAGAGATTTGCATCTAAGTATGTTTACAATAAACTTACTCCAGAAGCATTCACTACAGCTATGGCTATGATGAATGAGAAGAGTGAAAACCCAACTGGTAATAAGTACGTATTCATCTGCAACGAGAAGATGTGGAATGACATCCAAAGCTGCCTATCAGAGTGGCTTGCAAGATTCAAAACTTGTGGTACTTATCTATGGTCTAAGAAGGCTAATGGATATGTAGACGTTGGTGCTACATTCAATAGCTATGAAATCGGTGGTAATACTATTTCATTCAAGGTAGACAGAACATTCTCTCGTGAATGGGGTTCTGAGAAGGGCTTTGGTCTAATGCTTGACCTTACTGCTGATAAGACTAGCGGTGAACCAGCTATCCAAATGTTTACATTAAAGGGTGGTGACTTCATTACTAACAAGTATCCAGGTGTGGGTGGTTTAGATGGTCTAAGCTCTGGTATTGTTTCAAGTACTACAGCTGCATCTAAGGTAATCAACTGGGGTTATTCTGGTGTTGGAGTATTCTCTCCATACAGAAGCTTCATCATGAAAGAAGCGTAATAAAAATATATAATCAAGATGTGTTGGGAGGGGCTAATCTATAGTCCCTCTCATACTCATTATAAAGATGATGTATGATATACAATAAAAATACGAATTAATATGGCTGATGTTTTAGACGATATAATTATTTTAAGAAGTGTGTTCGGTAAAGTTGGGCAGAAGTACTTCATGAATCCTGTTAGGGACCCAAAGACTGGTAGATTCCCTGATTGCGTGAGACCAGTAGATAGTAAGGGTGATATGATTATCTCTGACAAGGATAGAAATGAAGGTAAACCACTTATTCCTGAGAATAAAGTGTTCATCATTGAAGATGGTACTACATTTAATCTAAATGATGAATGGCAGGCTGCTGAGTGGCACTCAATACAACATTGTCCTCTTATTGCATTATCAAGAGATGCAAGGGACTCTAAAGGAAATTTACTAATTGATGGTGAAATAGCTGAGGGTAAGGCTCGTGCTCGTTATGGTACAGCTGAACTATATGTAGAAAGACCTGGATATGATACTGCTAAGAGAATCTCTAAGAAGAAACTTATCCACGATGCTGACTCTTACATCTATGGTGACCCTAAAGGTGCAGAAGGTAGAGCACTTAAAGCTAGATTGCTTGGTAAGAATATGCGTAACGCACCAGACGCAGACATTACAGACTACTTGCTTGAAATATCACATAAATCTCCAGAGAAGATTATTGACCTATACACTGGTGGAGATATTAATCTGAGATTGATGTTTATTGACGCTAAAGACAAGAATGTCATATACGTTAAGAATAAGGTTTATCTATATGGTGATAGCATTGTATTAGGTGCAACTGACGATGCAGTAATCACTTGGATGAAGAACCCTACTAACAGTAAGGTACTTGAACTTATTAAGAGAGATACTTATCCTGATATGTACTTAGAAGAAAGTGCATCTAAGAAATAACATTACCTAAATGACAGCGAAACAAGTATACAGAGGAGCATTAGTTGAAATGAACAAGACTGCTGCTCCAAGTATTTTACTTGAGGACTTTAACTACTTATTAAATAAGGCGATATACCAATACATTAATAAGAAGTACAACATTTATGATGTAAATCAACAATCAACAGATGACATTAGAGTTTTAAAATCTACTGCCATCCTCCAGCCTACTCTGGCTACAAACACATACGCTGCTGTTAGTTCTCAAACTAACTCACTGTATGGAGCTGTTTATGAAGTAAATCTCCCATTGGATTATTTACATATTTTGAATTGCGTGTGCAATTTCAAAGTAGTAAAGACATACGAGTGCTATGACGCTGGTACTTATGTACAAATTGGTGCTAAGCGTTTAACCTCAGACCTTTGGTCACAGATAATAAGGAACTTCTATATGCAACCCTCTTATAGAAATCCTTATTACTTCATACACAACGTAAATAGTGCTACGACAATGCCTACTAATCCAGTAAGACTTACTGCTGGAGAGGGAAGTATATCACCAAACACAACTATTCAGCAAACTACTGGTACAGATGGTTCACTTCCAACTAAAATTACTATTGGAGGTAAATCAGTAGATTTAGTAGAACAGCCAGGAGTTAATAGGTATGGAAATCCATCTCAAGTTAGACTTGAAATTAGGTATGGCAAGGATTCTTCTGTATTTCAATTAACTGACATATTTGTTGATTACATTAAGACTCCTCAAAAAATTAGACTAACACAAGACCAGATTGAAATGGTTGAAGATACATCACAAGTCATGGAGTTTCCAGATTATGTGTGTCAAGAGATTATAAATGAGCTGGCAAAGCTATTATTGGAGAACGCAGGTGACCCAAGGCTTCAAACTAATTTAGCAGTTAATCAGACTATTGCAAATCCAGCTCAGCAACAGTCACAAACCAAAAAATAATTTAATTTATGTTTCAGTACACTAACACTATTGTATTAAACTCACTGAAAGATGTAACCACTGGTTTAGATAAAATCGTTAAGGGTTCAGACGAGATTGAGGTAAGACGTGTAAACAAATTCCTCAAGAAGAACGTAAGTGCGATGTATAAGAGAGCTGCTTCCGACCCAGTTATTGGTAAGGCAGAGTTCACTATTACTAACCCAGGCGTAGGTATCTATAGGTTGAAGTTATACATCAGATTATCTGGAAGCCAGAACTCATACTACTCTAATGACTTCGTATTCAAAGGTAAGCCTTTTGTTTACGAGTTCAGAATCACTTCTGGTTCTACTGCTGCAACTGATGTTGCTAAGGAAATCAAGAGAGTTATTGATAAGATTCAAGCCTTCTATGGTGACAAGTATATCAAGACTGAGGTTAATAGCGATAAGCTAATAATCCACGGAGTAGACGAATATCAATTATTCACTGAGGCTAAGATTCAAAAACTTAACGTAGCTGCTAACAACCCACTTACTAATGAAGTATTTGAGGATGTTATCGAAGGTAAAATCACTAAGAGTGTTGAAGGATTCGGTACTTATACTCATATCCTAAAAGACCTTAGATTACCTACTATCGAGGCTAGGAAGTTTGAAGCTGTTAACCAAGAAGAGCTTCCTGTTCCAGGTGCTAAGTATAACCAATACATCATTGAGTACAAGGTAGATAGAGGTCTATTCGGAGGTGCTGCTGTTGGTCAGCAAGTTACATCTAAGACTACTCATGTATTCTATGTACTAGATTCATTAGCAACTGAATTTGAGACTGCTCTAAAGGTTCTTGGTACAATCCATGAAATCAAGAAACCAGGTGCAGATAACGAAGACGTAGCTTTAAAATAACCTACTAATACTAAGGCGATGACCATTTAAGTCGTCGCCTTTTTTATTTTGTACTTATGGGATATTATTTTAAATTAGCATCTGCAATCTATAATGATATAGTGTCTGGACTTAGAGGTTATACCACTACAAACACATTATCAATAGAACAATTAGAAGACGATATTGTAGATGAAAGGCTACAAATCATTAAGGAATATTCCATGAAGGGACTTATTCCTAAGAGGGACTTATTAATGTCTATTAACTGCATTAACGTAGACTGTAAGGATATAGAGAGCTGTACTTGTGGGAATAAGGCAGACGGTACACCTACATTCCATTTTGAAATACCACAACTCATAACTGAGTTCGGAGGAGGAATTGAATACATAGGCTCTGTAGACAAGGGGCAGCCATTTATATGGTACATAAGTCCAACAGTAATGCAGTATCATAAATACAGAAAGAGGGCTAAGAACAGACCTTATGTGTACATTGATGTTACTCCTAATGCCAATAATATGTATGACTGCTGGATATTCAATCTGCCAGTTATAAAGCAAGTATCTGTGGTAGGTATATTCAAAGACCCACGTCAGTTACAAACTTATGGATGTTGTTCTGCATTAGACATTAATAATATGACTTTCATCGACGCAGAAATAAAGAAGAGATTAACAGAGAAGAAGCTACGTTATTACAGACAGTTAGCTGCTCCAATATTACCTAACGACCAAACTCCTAAATAATGGAAAACTTTCAATCAGCATATGCTCAAGCTAATCTATTATATGGTATAGAATTAGCACCAGAAGAGTTCGAGGAAATAGGTCTGATTGCCTGGAATAAGATAGGTAATAGACAAACTAAACTATATAGATATAGGTGTAAGATAGATTGTGAAACCTTAACAGTTACACTACCATGTAATTGTGACTTTATAGAGGCTGTAACATACGACTTTGAGGACTGGAGATACACTACTAATGATACAGTTAATGGAGATTACCAATCACAATTCATTGAGAACTACATTGAAGGACGTAAGGTATATAAAGACCCATTCTACATTAGTGGTAAATTGGCTAAGTATGAGAGAGTAAATGACACTCTTTACTTTGACAAGGATTATGGTTCAGTTAACATACTATATAAGGGAATCCTATTAGATGATGATGGATTGCCATTTATCAATGAGAAAGAGAAGGATGCAATAGCTTGTTATTGTGCATACACAGACAGGTTTAAAGAAGGTTGGAGTAAGCATAATCAAAATATGTTACAAGAGGCGCAACTTCTTGAGCAAAGATGGTATAGACTATGTGATGCTGCCAGAGTTCCAATGTATATCAATCAGAATGATATGAATGAAATCCTTGATGCTAAGACAAGCTGGAATAGGAAGATATTTAATAAGACTTGGAAATTTGTAAAATAATGAATTACGCTACAGGATATGCCATGAATATAGATGAGTTATTCACCTCCTTTCCTACTAAGAAGATGAAGATGACTTCAAAGGCATGTGAGGAATTAATAGGTAATAGGCACAAGGAAGTTATCGCTAAGAAGATATTTAAGAGTGCCTTGAATATGGTTTTGGAAGATATAATTGAGAATAATGCTACATTTACCCTCCCGACTAGGTCTAGGAGGGCTGAGTTGAAGATGAAGAGATTCGAGAGAGACGAGTTCTCTAAGGCAAGAAGAAATGGTAAGTGGGCTAAGGTAGACTTTCTAGCATCCAACTTCTGTGCATATCAAATGGTATTTCACTTCCAATCTAAGGGAGTTATGAGGGAGAAGCTAATATATCTTGACCCTGAGCATAGAGATAGGATATTAGAACACACAAATCAAGGTAAACAATATTATTAATGCTAAAAAGTGTCAATGATTATTTACCAGACCTAATAGCCCAATTCCCGACTGTACCTCCAGAGGATGTTAAACGAGCTGTTGAATACGGCTGGAGAATGCTATATTATTATAATCTTAGAGGATGTGATACTCTTATTAGTAGTACTAAGTACAGATACTGGTTCTACTGCGGACAGCTTACACGTGATTCTATTAAACATTACAACTATTATAGAAGAATGTTAAGAAGGAAGCTAAGAGTATTATACTCTAAGAAAGTTAAGGAGTGGGATGGGTACTATTATATAGGACTGACTGAAGATGAATATGAATCTATAGTTAAGTCCACCACTGGAAGAGGAAGAAAGAAGAAGAATTTCATATTCCATAATAAGTTCGGAATGAAGGTCTTCGATGAGGCTAAGGTGTTTTACAGTTGGTCTAAATACATCGTAAGATACAGATACATCACAGACATGGGATATACATTCTTCAAAGATACAATGAAGTGCAATGATTTAGAAGTTGCATTAGTAAGAGATAATCCAAGTACGTTCAAGGACATACTTATTAGTAGTAACAACTATGAACTTATAAAATATGAGAAAAGAAGCAATTAATACCTTTGGTGAGGGTTTAATAATGGACTTACATCCATTGACCACTCCCAGTAATGTATTAACAAACTGCTTAAATGGTACTATAATAACATACAATGGTAATGAGTTTGTATTACAGAATGATATGGGAAATGGAGAAGTTCATACAGCCTATCTCGATAAGGGATATGTACCTGTAGGAATGAAGGAACATGGAGGTATTATTTACGTTGCAGCTCATAACCCAATCACTGGTAAGAGTCAGATAGGTTCATTCCCATCTCCTCAGCAGTTGTATGAGGGAGAAGACCTAAATGTTACTCAGATTGAATTTGAGTTCTCTAAATTCATAACTATGAAGGGAAGTGTTCCTTACATAGAACTGGAATATTACAAGGAGAAGCTATTCCAAGTTAAAAATTCAGATGAAGTTAAGATATTTCATCCTGGAGATAGATTTGTAATAGTTGCTAATACTATTGACGCTGCTATTGACGCTGCTATTAAAGAGGCAATTAATAGAGGAGCTATCAAGTTAAGATTGGGAGTTATAAATAGTAGTGGTAGCATTGATTATATAGATGAGAAGAACCTAAAGATATATAACAATGGACTATGGATTTACGAGAATAGTAACATACCTATGTTGGATGTTATTAAGTCTAAAGAACTAGTCCAAGTATTTAGTGCTAAATCATCTGGAGCATTAATTTTAGTAATTGAGTTAAAGACCTTTGACACATTTAACCTGATAAGGAGGTACTCATGCAATGATGATACTAAAGTTATTAGTGTAGAGTTCTCTGGAGAAACTACTGGAGTATTTAAAGGTACAACTAAAAACAATCCAGATGATGTTGGATTAATTGAAGCTGATTCATCATCAGTTAAATCTACTATTGTAAAGAGTGGTAAGACTGGTAAGACTCAATACAAAATCATGCCTGCTTGTCCTTATGGAGTATTAGAGAGAATGGCTAAGAGTGGAACTATAGACTTTGATGCTATTAGAACTAATTCAGAAGTATTAGGAGAGTGGAGGTTCTTCGTTACTGATACATATCTAAAAATTGGCTGGGGATATGATTATTACAACCTTAATGAGGATTCTGATATTGAGAAGATAGAATTTACCTTTATAAGCCTTACTGATTCTGCTGAAGCCAATAATGCTGAGAATCTAAATGGTGCTTACAAGTATGCAATCTCTAAGGAGTATTATAATGGTAGCTTTGAAGAGATTATTCCATTTGATGATAGTACAATCCAGAAGAACTGGGTTTATATAGTTAGAATTGATAGATACGTAGCTGGGGTTAAGAAGACAGTAGGTTATAAACTAATATACACTGGCGGATACTTTAATGACTTCTACGAGGAAATTCCAGACTTTAATACTGGACTTCCTAATGGTAATGCAAGAAAGAGAGTTCTATTAGATGTAAAGAGTGAAGTTAATACTTCTGTTAAGAAAGTGGGAACACCAACGCTAACATTGAAAGCTGGTGCAGCAACATCTCCTTCTCCTATTACAAGAGTTAGTATATCTCAATTCATTACAGAAGTACCTTCCTTAGATACTGATGTATCTGGATATAAGTATGAGGTGGGTAAGACTGGTACTTATGAGGTCAAAGTAACACCCGCTGCTGGATATGATTACGATAAGAAGATGTATGCTGGTAAACCAGATGAAAAGATAGTTAATAACTATTTTGGAACTACTCCAAGCGTATCTTCTTGTGACTTTGACCATTCAGATGTAGTACCTAACAATAACTCTACATTAACAGCTAGTATGTCAGACCCCACATCAAAGGAAGTGCCTGGTAAGAAATTCTCATGGGTTAATAACCAACTAGTAGGTCAGTTAGCTACTACAAGGTACATCTACTCAAATGCAGGAGGTGTGGCTTCTAAGACAATCAGCCAAGAGCAACTAAGACCAGCTTACGAGCAATCTATGGACTTAACTCAGAAGGAGAAATTATTCTCATTCGGAGAAGAGAATGGTAATCTAAGATGTGTGCTTGCTAGTGATAAGAATATGGAGTATAATTGCTCTGTAACAGCTAGTGGAGCTGCTGTAGGTAGTGGTCAGAATAGCGGCGCAGGTTTAGATGATACAGGTCTACAGACTAGTTTATCTAACATGGGTAATGGTACTGTAGGTATATTCGGAGGTAAAGACGGAGATAGTGCTTCACTGTGGTACAATGCTTCAAGAAGAATTATTGATGGATGGAGTTGTAGCAAGAATGAGGTAGATGGGGGAGATAACTTCTTATTTGCAACATGGAAAGACATTAATGGAGTTCATCATCCAGTTAATCTGGCATCAAGACGTACTGCACCTACTACTCCTTCTAGTGGTTCTAATAGAACAGACAACCTTATTAGAGTAGATAAGATGGTTAGATGCTTGTTAAGCCAGTTATTGATACTACAGAAAGGAAGTAGAACAGTTAATTTCGTTGGACCTAACAATCTAGACTATGTATATCATGTAGCTTCTGACACATTATGTACTATTAATATTGGAGTTCCAAATGGTGGTACTAATGTAAATGTAGACTTCTTCTTAGGGAGTGATACTACGTCTATAGAAACTCACATGAGTAGATGGACTGCGGCTATTAAAGGATTAAATAATTATCTTCCTATATTTAGCATCCATAAGAATCAATCTATGTCTACTACAGTTACTATAGGAGACGATTTGGACTTCTCTAAAGATGCTGATATTCTTAACTGCTATACTAATGCATATTCAGCTTATACAGTTACTTCTGACCCGTTAACTGGAATAGAAAGAGGTAAGATTTATATAGCTGATTCTAGTGTTGGATATACTGTTAATAATGATGGTAGTTTGACATTCAATTCGTACAAGCCTAAAGCTATATCAGCTAGAACATTAGTTGACTGGAAGGGCTACACATGGACATTTGATGAACCATTCAATAATGTGTTTGTTACATCATATGCTTATGAGAATCTATCTGGGGAGATACCTGATGGTTATTATAATGAAATCTTAGCTAAATCACCAAGTACTCGTATAGGAACTTGGAAGAAAGGTAGAAATAGTGGTGCTCCAGACTTAGCAGTTAATGTCCTAAAGAGTAATAAATCTATTTACACATAATATATGAATTTCAAATCACTAAGTGGTAAGGTATTAGACCTTGACTTAGGATTAAATCAACTTCAACAGAAGGGAGCATTAGTTTACGAATACAATCCTTTAAGGGTTCTGAGAACTAATGAAGATATAAGGGAGAACGGAGTAATTGTGTATCCTAAAGGTAGTTTAATAAACCTGGATACAGAATTACTCAGTTTTGACCTGAACCATCCTATTGATATTGTTCCACAACAATCTTATGATGGTTCAGTTAACCTTATCCTTAATGACGGAAGTACATATCCTAAGTTGATTAACACAAGATTCTCATCTACTGGTATGAATACATATCAGATTGTGGATAGAGAAGGAGATAACGACACTAATATATACGATATAGATTCCTTTGAATCTGACATATCTCTTTACAAGAAGACTAACAATATTGCTAACCTTACATTCATGGGATTAAACACCAGTGGTAATTTAAGGGTTGGTAATTATGTGTTCTACTTTAAGTTGTCAGATTCAGATGGGAATGAGACAGATTTTATAGCTGAGTCAGGCATAGTAACTTGCCATATTGGTAATTTGAATGACCCATCCTCTATACAAGGTGGAATTAGAGATGAAAACAGTTATAAGTCAGCTTCATTCTTACTAACTAACATAGATTCATCTTATAACAATGTAGTAGTTTACTATACAAGAAGTACATCTGATATAGATGGAAATGAAATGACTACATCGTTTAAGATTATGAAGCAGTTTGCTGTATATAACAATGTAGCTAAGATTAGTATTACTGGATTTGAAACTGTACAAGCTGTTAGTATCAATGATATTAACGTAGCATACAATGTAGTTAATAGTGCAGTAGCACAGACTACTTGTCAGAATATGTTATTCTTAGGTAACGTAGCTAATCCAGATATTGAATATAAGGAGCTTACAGACCTATCTCTACACTTCTTACCAGAGTTAAATGTAGAGAACAATATAGGTAGAGTTGATAAGGATTATAAGGATGAATCGGGACAGTATGAGTATTATAATGTAATGAACATCTATAATAGACTCGGATACTGGAATGACGAAATCTACCGACTAGGAGTAGTATACATTCTTAATGATTATACTTTATCTCCAGTATTTAATATTAGGGGTATTAGTAGATTAGCTATACCTGGTGATACTGATAGGATAGATTGGAAAGATTATCCTCTATTTAAGAAAGACTTCGACCCAACTAGTACAAACAACATAGCTGTTATCCAAGCCAATAGAGAGTACATCCCTATTAACAAGGAAACATACAAGCTAGATAGCCAGAATGAGAACTCTAAGGGTGTAATTAAAATTAAGTATAATGGCAATCAATTAGCTGATAGTGGTACAGTTCCAATTGGATTTGATATTAAAATTAGCAAGGATGCCGTTAGAGAGCTAAAGAGGTATACTAAAGGATTCTTCTTTGTAAGACAGAAGAGAATACCTACTACATTAGCTCAAGCAGTTACAATCGGATTAGAGAATACAAGTTACCTACCTGTGCTTCCTTCTGGTGCTGAAACATATAGAGTAGAAAGATTCTTAGACAATGACGGAGTTCTAACACATGACTTTGATAGAAGATGTGAAGACATTAATAAGGATAAAGTATTGGAAGGATATGCAGCTCTATGTCCAGAGTTTGAATTAAGACAAGCATACTTCAATCAATTATTCACTGGTACTCAGTTTGAGGTTAAGATGGCTAAATCACAGTTCGGTAAGAAATACTTTGACAGAAGTGGTACTCATTTCTACAACCTATCCTACGTTACTAATAATTCTACCCAAGATGAGACATATAACATTATGGCTATTGGTGATAATGTTAAGGCATTAAAGGGTAAGAAGCAGTTATTTAGTGCAAGGGCTGGAGAAGCTGAAGAAGCATGGAGAGTATCTTACTATAACTATACAAATAAGTCTTCTAATGCTCGTAACCTATTAAGAGGAAGTTGGGGACCTTACATAGGACTAGAGGGATATAATACTAATAAGATGAGTCTTATTGATATTAAGATTCCTAACTATGAAGAAAACCTATTAGATACCTACTTTGAAATTAGGTATGAGGATTCATCTGCATTCTATGCTATGTGTAACAGAATGTTATGGGATGATTTAGATGAGGATGGAAATACTATGATAGCTAAGAACCTGTTTAGAGGAGATTGCTATATAGGTAACTATACACATAGAATGTGTAGAAACTTCCAAGACTCAGCAGCTCCTATAAATGATGATATTGTAGACCAAATGTCATGGAAGGATAACTATACAATAGGTGATAGCGAGAAGAATGGTAAAATCAACAGAGGTGACGTAAATGCCATTAAGATGGGACACTGGGTTACTATTAAAGTATGTAGCAATGTCAACCTATCTATGAGAAGTGTTGATATGTCATATACTTCAGAGTTAGGATTAACTGGTAAGGCTAGAGGATTCTATCCATTACAAGCTATGTCAGTTACTGGTGAATCTAAAATACCAGAATCATTTGTTATAAATGGTGGTATTAACTCTACTACATCTGATAAGTATTACTATGAACTGCCAAATGTTCCAGCTATTAAGAATAAGTTCCATATTAGAGTAATGTACTCTGACATTAATGTCAATGACTCATTTAAGAATGGTTATAGAGTATTCAAATTAATGAACTATAGGGACTATCCATTGACTTATGGTAGTATAGTTAAGCTAGTTGAATGGTTTGGTAGCATTATCTGTGTATTTGAACATGGCGTTGCTTTGATACCAGTCAATGAAAGAGCCGTTGCAGGTGAAGGTGCAGGTGGAAATATCTTCATAAACACCTCTAACGTACTTCCAGAGAATCCAAAAATGCTGTCTGATACATTCGGTACTCAGTGGTCAGAGAGTGTCATCAAGACTCCCTATTACGTCTATGGAGTGGATACAGTCGGGAAGAAGATTTGGAGAACTAATGGACAACTGTTCGAGGTTATCTCAGACTTTAAAGTACAGAAGTTCTTAAATGACAATATCTCACTTACTGAGAAAGAGAAGACTCCAATTATTGGTATTAGGAACGTTAAAACTCACTATAATAGATTTAAGCAAGATGTGATGTTTACATTCTATGATGATGTTAATACATTGGAAGAGAATGTATGGAATTTATGCTACAATGAAGTTATGCAGAAGTTTGTAACATTCTACTCATGGGTTCCATCATATTCTGAGAATATTGACAACATCTTCTTTAGTTTTGATAGAAACACATCTAAGACAATTACTAAGATAACTTCTAACTATCCTCTTATTAGTATGCAGGGTGGTGCAGTAGTTGATAACGTACTAACTGTAGTAGATGGTAAAGCTAAGTTAGGTAACTTGCAACTAAATCTTGATATTAGCGGTTCTAACATTGAGTATAGTATTGCTGACGATAGGGTTAGAAATAAGTTCTTCATTACTAATGGTAATCAGGTATCAGTCAATGCCAATTCAGTCGGAGATAGTAGGTGGACAATACCTATTAAAGCTGTAGTATATAATCAAGGAACTGATTTGGTTGAAGGTGAAGTTAGAAATGTAGTAAAGACATTATACTCTAATGTAACTGTAGTTACTAAGATGAGGTATGACTTACTAACTACTTCATTCTGGAAACATGGTCAAGCTGGATTAATGCCTACTAGAAAGCCAATTAGTCCTTGCTATTGGTATGGTAAGCAACATCCATTTGAGCTGGAATTTATTGTAGTTGATAATCCATCAGTACATAAAATCTTTAATAACTTACAGATTATAAGTAATAAGACCCAACCTGAATCATTCCATTTTGAAGTTGTTGGAGAAGTATATAACTTTGCCAAAGACAAAAAGAATATGTATTTTAGGCAAGAGGCTACTAAGCATCTATACCAATATAATGGTGCAGATATAGTTTATAATCATGATTACTTGGATGTTATACCAGAACAAAGAGACATATTGTACAGTACTACTAAGTACAAGGATATGTCAGTTATGTTCCCACTATTGTATTCAAGGGTAGATAGTCTGAACGATATTGAAGACCATTACCAATCAATGACATCAGCTGGTAGAGACTACCAATCAATATCTGGTTCAGAGATTGTGCATGATAGCCAACTAAATGAATTTAAGATAGCTACTCATGTCAAGGCATGTCCTTTTAAGAAGAGATATTTACAAGAGATAACTCAAGATAGATATAGCTCACTTATAGCAGCTGGATATACAAATGTACTAGCTCAAAATGGTAAATGGTATGAGGTTATGGAGTATGGTAGAATAAATGGTAACATGGACTACTTAGAAGATAAGTGGGATATCCAAATACCCTCTATAACTTATTGGGCTAAGAATGAATTAGCTTGGACTGTTAAGGATAAGGATGGTAATACATACCCACCTCTTAACCTAGTTAACAATCCATTACCAGAGAGTATGACTGCTCTAAATATTACTAGTAATTCTGACATTCCATCTGAATTAAGGGACCGAGGTTATAGTGCTGATTTCTTGTCATTGGATGTTAATAAATGGTCTAATGAAAGAAAGGAGACTAGAATTAGGGATAAGTACATAAAGATTAAAGTGAGATATACTGGTGACGAGTTAGCTATAATAACAGCTTTAAAAACATTATATATCGTAAGTTATGCGTAAACTAGTTAAAAGATACCAGTGGGGAGGGACTTCAACATGGGGTCCCTATACCATTCCACAAAACAATGGGACACCAGTCTATCAGAATTTAATGGGAAAAGACTGGGCTGCTGACTTTGGTAAATCAGCTGAGCAAATAATGGCTCCGACTAACAGCTTAATTGATTTTAACGCTAAGATGGGAGACCCATTAAGTATGTCCTTGAAATTCAACAGAGATTCTAATAAGGCTATACAGGACATAAAGAGGTTTGGTGGGAACTCCTCTACTGTTACTCCTAATAGTGGAATATTTAGCAAAGCTAAGATTGGTAATACCATGAATGTGGCTGGAGGTATAGCTGATGTAGTTGGAAGTCCAATTCCCCAGAAAGAACAATCAGCACTAACTACTGGACTAAATCAAGGCTATGATGCTGCTGCTAATGCTGTATCTGCTATACCTGGAGTTGGTACTATTATCGGTGGTGTTATGAAAGTAGGTGGAATGTTATCAGATGGATTAACAGCTATGGGAGTTGGAACTGACCAAATGACTACAGCGGACAAGATATTAGATAGTAAGTTTCTTAAACTAACTCCAATTGGATTGGTTAATGCTATTGGAGCTAAGAAAGCCGATACTATTACTAAGGATAATGAAGCATTTGAACAAGTAGGTTCTGCTTATGGTGGAACTCAATCTACTGTAGATGATGCTCTTACTAAGAGTGGTAAGAAGTATGGATTACTTAGTGGTGGAGCAAGGAACAAAGCTAATAGACAAATACACAATGCTCAGATGCAACAAGTCAAAATGGGTGATATAGCTGATGAAGCCCAAATGGCATTCGCAGCTTCTAACAATCCTTTACTTGGACTTGGAACTCAATTACAACTAAATGGGGGTTATCAGCAAAATACAGTAAGAGCTGGTAAGTCTGGCTTAAAGATGGATAAAGACTTCGCTAAGAGAGTAGTTAAACTATCTAAAGGACAGAAAGAGAAGAGAAAGAAGATTCAAGAAGAGGTTAGAATGGAAGAGGTAGCTGGATTTAAAAATGGAGGAGCAGTTAATGTGATTCCAGATGGTGCTCTACACGCTCATAAACATCACTTAGAGAATGTGGATGAGAAGTTTGAAGAGGTAACTACTAAAGGTATTCCAGTTATTACAGAAGAGAAAGGTGGAGACATCAAGCAACACGCAGAAGTAGAGAGAGAAGAGATAATCTTCAATCTTGAGGTTACTAAGCAATTGGAGAAACTAATGCAAGACGGTTCTGACGAAGCTGCTATTGAAGCTGGTAAACTACTTGTACATGAGATTCTTGAGAATACAGTTGATAACACAGGACTATTAAATACAGTTGAATAATGAAGATTGAAATAGGAGACAGAGAGTATAATGTAACTTGTGCTAGGACTGAAGAGGAAAGAATGAAAGGTCTACAAGGAGTTACAGAAATGAAAGATGATGAAGGAATGTTATTCTTCTTCGAGGAGCCTCAGACTGTAGGATTCTGGATGAAAGATACTAAAATTCCACTAGACATCATTTTCATTAATGAAGATATGGAAGTAATATCAGTATATCAGGGAGAACCTGAGAATGAGAATATAGCTGAGGAAGATGGTGTACAATTTGTATTAGAAGTTAATCAAGGCTCTGGTATTAAAGAGGGAGATGAACTTGATATTGAAGAGGATGAAGAGTTACCCAAAATGAAGGTAATTGCTCCTGATGGTTCCACTCAAATGGAATTAGAAGGAGGAGAGAGAATCTTTAGTAGAAAGAATACAAGAACTCTAATCAGAATGGCTAAGAGGGCTTCTAAATCAAAGAGTGAGAAAGACTATAAGGCGTTAGGTAAGAGAATGTTCACTTATCTAAAGCAGCAGGATGAAAGAGAACCTGAATATGTAGAGAAGAAAGACTAAGTAAAAAAATAAGGGCAACACCAGTAGAATTACCTACCAGTGTTGCCCTAATTGCTTTATATAAGGTTTAGTTGAGACATTATCTCTTTTACCTTATCTATTAAATGTTCTATATCGTTATTGTTATCTATTCTGTAATCAAAACCTTCATAATTATCCAATGCTACTTCAGATGGATGAGTATCACGAGAGAAGGTTTCCCTATCTACTCTAATAATTATACCACCCCTTTCCTTAATAGCTTCAGCTTCAGATGGAAACCTAACATCTGGAATAATCCAGTGGTCGTCCTCACTGTAGCCCATGAATAAAGCATCTACCCACAATGTTGGAGATATACTTCTACCTACTTCAGTTCCAAATCTCTGTAGAAGTTCTCTATTAGTATAATATCCTCCTTCTGGCTTAACTATCTCACTGTTAGACATCTTAAATATATTATCCTCGAATGCAGCAACATTTATGTTAAGTATAATAGCTAAGACTTGCTTAAGCTTATCAGCATATGCGTGCTTGTACCATATACTGCCTAAAGGACTTGGACTCTTAAGTAACATCTTTACAAATGTATGCATATCTCCGTACCTATTCCATATATCTAATGCCTTAATAATTTTGCATACGGTATCCTTACCACATTGTTTCTTTCCAGAAATTCCAATAATCATTATTCAATTGCACTTTCAACTGCCTCACTAGCATAGTACCAGAAGTTTCTAGTTTGTCTTAGTACACCAATGTTATTTATGACAGCTTTACTAAAATCCTTATCTCCAGTAATTACTGCACAACCATCATTCCAAATATTAGTTAACATTCTGAATGAGGGCGGAGTCCAATCTGTAAGAGGTGATAGCATTGATTTAAAAGCACCTAAATCGTCAGTTGAGGTAATTAGTGAGGAAACGAAGATACTTTCTGCATCCCTCAGCATTACATCCCCCCAACTTAAATCTCGACCCTTATCAGCCTTCTGTTGCTCCTTTAATAGTTGGGTTAAGAAGTATCCAAGTAGGCTACCAATTAGTCCCCAAAGAGCCATATCATATCCGAATTGCCGTAAATTGGCGTGCCTTACCCTTCTAAGTTCACTGTTATTGGTGTTCCAAAATTCTTTAGCACCTTTTACTACTCCAGACAATCCATCATCACGGAACCCTTCAAGCATTTCCTTAAATCCATCCCTAAATGACATGAATATACCTTCCTGCCAGTTACCTCTCCACACCATAAATGGCTCACCTGTATTCTCAGTAGTCTGAACATACTGTTGTACACCATTAATAGTTACAAGTTTCTTATAAACTTTATTACCATCCTCGTCTACAAGTTGTTGGAAATTACCTTGTGAATACACACCACCTTTTAGGAAGTACCTATTCTTCAAAGCTGACCAATAAGTTCTAAACTGCATATACTGAGCACCGAGGAAGTAGCTCTTTAACATCATTTGAGTCTCATGTGAGTAATAACCATAAGTTTGGTCTGCAAATGATTTCAAACTCTGAGCCTCCTTATTAGTATAAGCCATTGGTAAATCATCATCATAGCTGATTGGCTGACCTTTATCATTCTTCCAACCTTCATTTCTAAATTGGTCTATCATAGCTTCATATAAAGCCTTCTGATAACCATACTTAGAATCAGCTTTATTACCAGCTGCATATGCAGAGAATCTCTTATCTTTCTTCCAATCATAGACTAACTTATTACCTTTCATTGAATAAGCATCCATGCAACCATCCTTTATCATCTGAGCTACAAATAGAGTCATTCTATTAAAGTAGTCAGGTGCAGAGGTAGTCCACAGCATCTTACCCTGGAAGTTAATCAAGCCAGGCTCACCTCTAAGCCTTTTATCATATACGTTAGAGTCAAAGTCATTAATGGCATACTGTTCGTTGATTAGCTCTCCTAACGATACTATCTTGAAATGGTCTTTCATATCACCAGCTACCCATTTCATAGCCTGCTGTACTTCATCCCATCCAAATTGATTAGTACCCATAGGTCTAATAATTGCCTTACCTGCATTCTTCCAGAAGCCTTCCATCATCTGGAATAGACCAGATTTAGGAGAGAAACCTAAGGCGGCAGTAGTGGTAAAGTTTCTAACCATACCCATATAATGAGCTAATCCTTTAAGGTTCTCTGGGACTAATGTTTGACCAATGATTTTGTTCTTTACATAGTCCTTAGTGTACCCTATAGTATTTTTAATGTCCAAGTTCTGGAAGTTAGCTTCCATAAGCATATCAACCATAGTAGCTTTAACCACTGGCAATATTTCATCGTATGCTTTCTTCCTTTCTTTAACAAAGGCATATGAATAGATGATGTCATTCAAGTTAGTTTCAAAGAACACAGTATCATGTTCTTCTAAAGCATTACTTCTTGATGTTGCATTATCGCTATACTCGAACATATCAATCATTTCATACTTCTCCATATCCTCCTTTAACTGCTCATTATGCTTTGAGTCTAAAGCACCAGTGATTAGTCTATCAGCCCATTCCTTAGGATTTCTAAACTGGTCTACCTTTCTCTTAAACCAGGATATTAATCCCTTACCACCTTCCTGTACCTTAGTAGCTGAACTAGCTTCCATTAATGGCACATTATAGTATTCACTGTCAGGGTCTAGCCTCATTTCCTCTAAATCAGATTCAGACATATTTTGATACCTGTATCTGTTTAGTTTATCCAGCCAGAATGTTAGGAACTCCTTCTCAGCAGCATCTAATGTTCTATCAACAAATGGACTCTTAACCCTCATTCTACTATCAATCTTGCCATCTCTATCAGTAACAAACATATTCTTAAATAGTGATAGTTGGTCACCAATAAGATTTCTTCTTTCAGTAGAATATCCCTTAGCTTTCCAGAACTTCTCCATAGCAGTACGCATTTCAGCAGCAAAGTTATTAAGATTAGTTCTTAGATGTACAAGACCGTCAGTGGTTACTTTATACATATTTCTAAGGTTAGCTGATGCCATCACATCTGGGTTATCAGTTAGTAGAACTATTTTGTTACCATCCCTAACTTCTTGTACATAGTGCATACCTCTTAAATCCTTAATAGCTTTAAGTAGATAGCCATATACAATTCCAGGAGGTGAAGAGAAGTCTGTAGTCTTAGTTTCAGTTAGGTTAAGATATTCCTGCTCTAACATCTTCTTCATCTTTATCAGATTCTCTATAGAATGGTCAAGAATAATTGGATTAGTCTCAAACTCTGATAGCACATTATTCAATTTACTTTGCTCTTTACCTAAGGCACAGAACTGAATCATATTGTAGTATGCTAATTGATAATTCTCTAAGAACTGTATTTTACCAGTAGTAAAGTTATTATCCACACCAGCTCTACCGTTCTTAGTAAGCTCATTAAAGTTCTGCATTAACTGCCAAGCACTAGTGTGCATACCAGTTTCGTCCTTTTGGTTAAGAACTCTAATCTCACCTAATTTAAACTTACCTTCTCTGAATAAGTCTGGCAGTTCATTTAAAGCTAGCATAGCTTTCATTAGGTCAACATTACCCACAATGCCCTCCAATGCTGGAATACCTCTTTGCTCTAATTCTACGTTAGAAGCATATTCACCAAGAACGGAAGTACCCTTCTTGAATTTAAGTTGAGTCTTTAATGGGGTGTTATCAAGCACTAACACGTCAAAGTACTTAGCCCTCTTATTAAATAGCAACATTATACCCAAAGATGTTAATTCTGGAACATCCATTACCTTCCATTCAGAGTTACAGTACCTACTACATTCCTTAATAAACCAACCTGCACTGTGTCCCTTAATCTTACGATTAGATAGGGGCAAGAAGTTAGTATTACCAGTATTAATAGCAGTTCTAATGTTACCAATCAACCTTTCAGTCGCTCTTGTCTTAGAGCTTAACAAAGATTCGTGATAACTTTCAAGAGCCTTATACGCCTCTGCTTGAGTATCAAATGTTAGAGTCTTACCTGGATTCTTTAAGTCTGGAAGAGTCCACTTACCAGTAGATGCATTATATCTCACATCCCTTTTAAGAGCTTCTAATGTAGCCTCATTTAGTTCTCTGTTGAACTTATATCCTGGGAATAGCTTAGCAAACCCAGTGCTCATATGCTCAACAAAGTCCTTAGTAACTATATCTTCAACAGGCTCTACAGGCATAACCATTTCAACGTTATTGGTTACAAAGGCAGATGCACTATCATAGGATAGCCTTGGGTTCCTATCTCTATAATCAATGTTGATTTCTTTCACACCATTTACAGTAGTAATAGGTGCAGTAATGTTGGAGAAGTTACCAGTAGTTCCATCAAAGTCTTGCATTGATAGTGGGATAATACCCATCATAGCTCTACTTACTGGTAATCCATAGCTCTCTAATAACTGCCTATAAACAGCTAACTGATAATCGAATGTTAATTTCTTAGTACTATCAAAATCAACGTGAGCTTTGTCAGAAGTCTTGTAGTCATATATGTGCACTTGCCCATCAGAATCAACTACCAACAAGTCAATAATACCAAGTAGTTTGATAGGACTACCATTATCGTCAGTGGCTTGAGTGTCTCCAGCAACTACGTACTCTGGGTAGAATTTTACACTATTGGGGTCTCCGTTACCATGTAGCTTAATTAATTGGTCTCTCAGTATTTCCATGTTACTATACATATGAGAAGCCATTACTGGGTCAAGATAGTTCTTAACTTCATCATCCTGCACTATAGCTGATAAACTTTCACCCTTCCAAAATAACTCAGCTACTTTATGAAGTGAAGTACCAACTTTACCAAGTAAGTCCCACTTAGTAGTTAGTGCTTTGAAAGCTTCTTCCATTTCATTCTCTTTTACTGGAACACCTGGCTCTTTACCAACCAATTTAGCTTCCATTGCGCTAAATCCATCCTTGCCCCACCTTTCAAAGCACTTCTCTTTGAAGTTCTCTATTTTGAACTCAGGCACAAATCTGGTTACTCCATCTGCTTGTCTAAATAACTTTATTGCAGATGTAACACCTTTATATGGCTTTACCGATTCTGGGTCTATATCTTCATCATCCAGGAATGAATTAGGATTTCTCTTAATACTCTGGATTTTAGTAGCCCATGATAGTTTACCATCTAATATAGATACTACTTCGTCTTTCTTGCTATTAAGACTAAATACTATATCAGATATTCTACCAAGGTCTATACTATGTTTATTGTTAAGTAGGAAGTTGTTCAGTTCTAACTCAGAGCCAAATGACCTTCCTAATAGAGTATATCCGCACTTTGCCATTATTCACAATACTCTTTTAATAATCCTTGTTTTAATAAATCTTCTTTAATATTAGCTAGTCGTCTGTTAGTTCCTGATTCGTTACCATTAAAGGCATTAGCTATTGTGGTTTCATTAATAGATGTTCCAAATAAGTCCATGATTTCAGAGAATGATTTACCACTAATACTATTTAGACTAACTTTAGTTGTACTTTCATTAGGGAAGATAGCTGAGTCAATATTTCTCTTAATTTCATATTCTGCCCTATCCATTAGATTAGCATCAACTGGTAATTCCAAATTCTCTGTAAAGTGTCTGGCAAACAGGTCTACGAATATCTCCTCATTAGCATCCATTCTAGCTCTATTGGGGAACTCTTCTAACCTAGAATCATAGTCATCTAAACTCTCCACTGAGTTTACTAATGCAGAATATAGGTCATAGTCGGTAGACTTTAATGAGCCTAGCAACATATGAGATAACTCATGTATAGGTGCATCGTCACTAGCATTATCAGTATTGATGTAGATTTCTCCGTTTAATATAAAGGCATTAACTCTGGTAGCATCTGGAATAATATCTTTAAACCCTCCAAGCCTTAATTCGGAACTTGTAACCCTATTGAATTTAACTCCATATAAGTCAGTTAATCTATCTAACAGTGCTTCAAGTTTGTTAATCCTTACATTACCATTAGAAAGCTCTGGATAATAATTGCTAAGTTTGTTATCCTTATTAGTAGACCTTAGTAGATATTGGTTATTACCTACCTTTAATGTTTCCACTTTAATCGGATTAGTGAGTCTGTCTAGTGATTCAAGTATCTCCTCCTCACTATAGAACCCCTCAGCCTCAAGGATAGCTCTTTCTAATGCCTTAGGTTCTGTACCAATCTTATTTGGATTTAGTAGGATAGTACCTTCTTCACTAATGTCATACTTGCCTTTAAGAGTTGTATCAACTTTGAACTTAGGATAGTTAAAATTGCCATAATATGATATAATTGGTGGAAGTTCTGAATTGGTATTGTATATAGCATTCTGCCCTGCAGATAATAGATTACTATAGTCAGATATGAATCTAAGAACATCCCTATTAACCTCATACTTAGTATTTACAGGAGTAGCTTTAGAATAAGCTGTCTTTAGATTCTTAGTTCTAGGTAGGTTACTCAATGCAGTATAACTTCCAACTTTGTGTTTTGATATGTAATAGTTACCATCATGCTGATAGATATAATTCCCATTAATAACCTGAATAGGTTGAGGAAATATATTGCTATTGGGTTCAGTGTATGGTCCAACATAATCCTCTTCTACTTCTAAATCTCTATTTATAGTAGCACGTTTCTTAATGTCTATTAAAGACTCTCCATCGAATAGAGGAGTTATTGTTATCTCTAAATCTCTATAGATGCTATTTAGATAAGGGGCATCCACTCCCTCTAAGTCAGCATCTTTAGCAACATACCTATCGCCAGACTTTACCAACTTATACTTCTTTACTAATGCGGGAATTGTATCAGAAGACACTACTTGCTCGATGAATGGGTATTCCCCAGTAGTCTCCAGTGTCTTCCTTACCTTTGCATCAAGTTCTAACTGGGTTAATCCAGAAAGTTCTAGAAGTGTTTTATATGTTATATCATTATGATTAATACAAGCCATTACTCACAACCTTTTCTAGTAAATTCGTCCCATAAATCGTATATCTCATCATTTGACAATGGATGTCCTTGTGATATTCCACTTAATAGGACAGCCTTTGTAGCTTTAATTTCCTCTTCATTTGCCTCAATACCTTTCTCTTTTAGGTATTCTGTAATAGTAGTGTCCATTTCTTTAAAGTTGAACCTAAATTGCTGACCATTCCTATTAGTATAGGTTCCAGCATTACCGTCCCACTCTAACCACCACTGTCTACCCTTACCCTCATTTAGTTGAACATTGCTTAGTGTTCTAAGTAAGGTATTAAGTTCTGACCTCATTCCAGATAGGTCAACTAATTCGTTCACAATATCATCACTAACAATATAGTGTAGTGCCGTTGCAGGATTCTTTCTCATCTCAGTAAACTTAGATTGTAGATTAGCCATCCATACATCAGACTTTAACTTCATTTTATCAGTTGCCTTACCAATACTTCCTATGAAAGCTAGGATTTGGTTAATCTTTTCAGGAGTATTAATAGTCTTAGCATAGAAATACTCTCTTAGTGTGTTATATACCTTATTAAGGTTGTTGGAGTCTAAAATAACTAAATCTCCGTTAGTACTAACATTTACACTAGGTACTTTTACATCGTTCAGTGTTACGGGTGAAGCAACCCAAAGAATGTTCTGTTCAGACTCTGGAACAATTTTGTTTAGTTTGGATATTAATACCCTTAAACTATCTCTCATTGGTATGTACTGTCTGCCTAAACTGTTTAGGTGTTCAGTAATATCTTTAAATGTAGCATTACCTCTTAGATGTGATATATCATTGATGTTAAGTACTTCATACGTACCTTTTGGGTCAGATAATGCTTTAGAAATTTCAGAACCATGTACTTTAATTATGTTCTGTATAATGTCTTTAATTGGAGGATTCCCATTGATGTTGGGAGACTGGACTTTAAATTCCAGCCCCCCAATTATCAATGTAGAAGTACAGTTCTTAGCACTCATACTTTACTATTGCTCTGTTTTGATTTATTAGCTTTAACAGTTTATCTTCTAGAGGTTCTGTATCTTGCTTCTTGCTGAAGTTCATTGGCAACCAGGTGAAATAGTTCATAAGCTCCTTCTGATTTGGAAGGTCTACTAGCTTGTAGTTAGCAGGACCACTGACATCTCCTTCTGGTAGATTATCAGCCACTTCGTCTGGAAGTTGCTCTGAAGAGTTAAACTCACCCATATACGAATACAGCTCATAAGTCTGTAATATGGAATTGAAGACCTTAATATAAGGGAATTTCTTACCATAGTTACCTCCGCTGACAGTTATAGCACAAGCCATAACCACATCTTCAAGTGAATAATCAGAGTTATTTAGTAATTTGTTGTAGTCCATATCACCGATATACTTGAAATAATCTTGTACAACCGAGTTCTGCTTCTCACCAACAAAGTGCTCAAATAATCTTGTCAAGGATGTCTGTCCATACCTATTCTTATTTACAATCATGTTGTAATAGAAGAACAATTCCGAAACTGGAGTTCCATTAAATGTATACTTATCCAACTCATCAAAGTGAGTGAGATATTCTACATAATTGTTCATTTCAGTAATGGAATTAATACTCGACATATTCATCGGAAGTGTCCACGCATAGCTTACATCACGAGTAAGAGTTCTATCAGAAATAGACAACTGAAGAGCACTTATAAACTTGTTTCTAGCAAGTGATAGTTTTCTCTCTCCGCCTTTCTCTTGAAGACCTCTCTTAAGACTTGGAACTACTGTATTCTCAAACCACATTTTGAAAGTAGCCTGACCATGACCAGTACCTAAATCTACAACCTCATTACCTGTAGCTTGATGAGTGTGTCCATACTTATCAAAGTATCTATCCCCCTCAGCTATAGTAAATGAAACACCTCTATCTTTGAACCATTTAGTGTTTATAACACTATCTAAGAAATTACCAACATTCCTATATATAGAATCTCTATCCTTACTAGAAGAGACCTTGTAGATATCTCTAATTAGTAACTTGGACAGATTGTAAACATTAGTAAACTTAGCACTAATAGCATCAAATATACCAAAGTCTGTAGCTGCCATATCAATAGTAGCTCTAAAGTGAGGAACTCTAGTAATAACATCTAACACGTTGATGGTTCCCTTAATCAGATTATAGAAAGAAGTTGCCAGCCTTCTATAGTTATCATCATTTAGGAATCTCAGTGTATTAAAGTCATCAATCATTCCTTCTGTTTTAGCTGCTCTAACAATGCTTTCAACATACACTTTAGCACCTTCCTTACCTCCATGCAGCTTCTCTAAGTATGGTTTGTCTTCAAGGATTTTAAAGATACTAACATCCCTGTTATCCCCTATACCAGTTGCATACTCGTCTACTCTATCCTTTACAGCTTGTTCAATTCTATCAAGATAGCCAAACTTGTCAAACATATTAGTTTGTAATCCTTGATTGGCACTCAGAATGGAACCTAACTGTTTAACCTCCTGAGCTAGCTTATAAATTCTCTTAAAGGTATAGTATTCTGTTCTACTTAACTCATTCTTAAAGATTGAGTCAGCCATTACAGCTAGTTCTTCAAAATCATTCATAAACCTCATTAGGTTGAACTTAGGGAATCCGCTGTTCTTATAGATTTCAGTTGTCTTAAATTCCTCCCTTAACTTCTTGAGTAGCTCCAACCTATTATCCTGCTGGAATATTTCAGTCAGTGCAGCCTGGGTAGACTTACCTTTAGCTTTGGGATAGACAGCTGCAATAGCCTCATTAAGACCTTCAAATTTATTCAAGTAATTCTTGATTTGTAAACCATTCTCCAACTTATTAAACACGCTGTCAATAGTTGAACTCTGGTTATACTCATCAAAGATATTGGTCTTATTTAACTTAGCTATAGTCTGAACTGTGTTAGAAATCATAAGGTTAGCTATGTCCTTGAAATCAATACCTAGCATGATTGAATACAGATATACAGAAGCTAAATCAGAACCAGAGTTAATCTTAGCTAAAATCAACTCCTTAGCATTATCAGTTGCTGCTGATAATAGAGCTGAAATAACTAACGATGCGTCCTTCTGACTTCCGAGCTGACTCATTAGTTGCTCACGTATGTAAGCTACTTCCTCCTCAGTATACTTCTTACCTGCATCTTCCATACTAACTCCAGATTGTTGTTCAATCATAGAGTTCCAAAGTACCTTAGATGTATCAACTCCATCGAAGTTTACATTAGCAATAATGTTTCTTACTAATGGAAGATACTTCTTACCATCCCTTGACTTGATTAGCTTAAATGACCTTCTAAAGAATGCATTCTCTTGCCATTCAGGATTGCCACTTCTTGCAGCTTCATTATAGTAATAAGATAATGCAAAGAAGACCTTCTCACCTACAGCTGCAATACCAATAACGTCCTTACCAGTCATATTTTGATATTGCATATTCCACTTAACAAATGGATTACCCAAAGTGTATTCTTTAGCCTCTTTACCAGATTCAGATAACTCAGCTGCTGCTTGAGGCTCATTCATCTCAATCGGAGAATAAGCTGAAACCATATTGGCTGGGTCATTGATGATACGATAAATCTTAGATGAAACTGAGTTCTTCATCATAGAGATAATCCTATCGGGGGACTTAATCTTAGATAGATATAGAGAGTGTCTGTTAATTCTCTTCTCTACAGTATCCAGATTCATCCAATTAGCTTCAATAATACTCTTCGGATCTAACCATAATTTAGTATAACCACTGTCTCTGATACCCTTTAGTAAGTCTGCTAATGCAACAATGAATCGCTTAGTGTTAGTTCCAAGTTTATCACTAGCTGCCAAGTTAACATTCTTAACTAATTGAGTAATATCAAATGAGTCTTCTGGTTGAACATCAGGATAGAATACCTGATACTCTTTACCACTTGGCATAGGCAGTAATTCAGAAGCCTTTCTTACTTCATCAGAGTATAGATTGAAATAAGGAGACCATCCAATATATTTACCATTGTCCGAGAACTCAGAACCCATTAGATATACCTTATCAATATCAAAGTCAGAACCCTGCAACCAAATCTGCCAGTGTGATACATAAGCAATATTCTTCTCTGATTCAGAGAATGCAACTACCTTCATAGGCATAAATGACTGCATAGATTGAGCTGGAATACGAGCTGCAATGAACTCAAGAGATTTCAAGAATGAAGTTCTCTTCTCCCTTGCTAGACGACGGAACATCCTATCAAGTTGAGTATTCTTCTCCTGCAAAGCAAGTTTAAGTGTAATAGCTTCATTGTTCTCCATGCGGAGAGCCATTTCCTTATACTGCTCAGTGAGTTTGTGGTCAATACCCTTAACTACATCAAATGCAGAATTTAGAGTACCTTCTTTCAACGTTAAATTCAGAGTTACATCATCGTAATCATCATACTGCTCCTCTAAGAACTGCTTAACATTGTCAGTAAAGATAATTTCATTACCTCTACTATCAACATAAACTTCAGCATCGTTAAGAGGACCTTCAACTTCACCCTTGTTATTAACCCTTAGAGTGTTCTCTCCGTCTTCAACTATAGTGTTTACATTTACTTTCTGTAAACCTTCTACAATCTTAGCATTACCACCACTCTTAAGAATGATATAGGTATGATTACCATTAGCTCTTTTCAGAGCAATATCATACTTAGTAGTCTTGTCATTCCATGCATCAATGATTCTATTATAGAAGAAGTCCTTATTCTTCATTATTTCATTCAGAGAGTCACCTCTTCTTAAACCGAACCTAGTTGCATAGATTTTAGGTAATATTAACTCAGCTTCCTTAATCTCTAAGGATTCTGGGTCTATAGTCTTAACTTCATCATTAATGATAACAGTACCATCAGCAGATAGTCTCTTAAAGGTATTGATAACATCATCCCTATATAGGTTCTTAATGTCATCAACAAGGTTACTAATTCTCCAGAAGTCCTTATTAGCTAGCTTGTTTGCTAATTCATTTAGTTTAGCACTAACTAAGTCATTAGGAATCCTAAAGCCGTTAAGTATTTCAATAGCTGCATCAATGTCTCCGCTTCTAGCCAAATCAATTACTCCACCTTTATCAAAGGCTTTCTCTACAGCATACCTAGACTTGATAGAATCAGAATCAAATATACTATATTGTCTACCTCCAATCTTAAATAGAGTACGAGAAGGTTGTAAGTCACGTCCCTTATAAGGATTTCTCTTAACTAACCTGCCAGATGTGTCATTTCTCAACGCATTATACTTTTCAATGGTATCAACGGTAATATGCTGAACTCCAGGAACATTAAGATTGAACTGAGCTTCATGCTGCATATCACCATCCCACATTGAAGCACCTTCTGGAACTACACCATTAGAATCAACAGGATAGCCTTGAGTGCCTTCAACAACTACATAACTCTCACCGAACTCAATATCGGTAATAGGTATAATAGGTTGCAGGTTGAATTGATGGTTAAAATCTAACTTAGACAACTGGGCTTGACTATAGGTATAATCAATTCCATTAGCCTTATAGATTTGAATAGCACCATGTGATGGAATCAATACAGATGCAATACCTGGATACTTTCTCTTGATAGCATTCTTATTAATCATAGAAGTTACGCTAGAGATAACAGCACCTAATAGATTATTATCACTAAAGGGTAGTTTAACATCAGCTTCTGAAATCTTTAGATACTTACCAAGCTCCTTCTTCATGTTATAGATAATAGCTTCAGCCAAGCTAGCCTTATTGCTAGAACTATCATCAAATGATTTTAAGAATGACTTACCTACAATGTTATAAATTTCTCTTGAATCGCCCATCTTATAATACTCAGCTACAGCATCAATCTCTCGCTTCATTGTAGAATATACAATAGAACCTAAATCATGATATGCTTCCTTAGCAATATGATGAGTATAACCATTAGCTTCCAATGAAGATATTACCTGAGACATCTCAGTTAATTCTGAATCATCGGCATGGTGGTCAGCATCCATTTGAATACCTAAATGCCTTGTAGACATCTTGAAGCTTCTCAATGGAGCATCGTTGAACCAAGAACTTGTAGGATTGATATTAGTTGCACCGCACTTAGCACCACTAGTATTAACTAAATAGTGAATATCAGAGTGTTTTAGTGGTTGGTACACTTCTATCTGAGATAAGTTTGCAAAGTCAGTAAATGTTCCATCAGGATTACGGATTTCACTCTCAGAAGGAAGTTCCTCATAGTCCTCTCCGAATGTATAAAGCTCTTGCTTAAAGTCTGTTCCATAGGCTTCTTCATTCTCCCTACTTCTTACTATGCCGATATTGTTCATATACCAAGCTACTGCTTCAATAGAAGAGTTGCCTTCAAATAATCCCATTTCGGTTAAATCACAAGACCATTCTCCACCAAAGGCTTCCCATAGTTTGTAATTAGTATCAATAAGAAGAGAAGTTCCACCTTTGAGTTCTGGCTGACCTATCACAGTACCCATCTTATTAACCTGCACTTGTGTTACATCATACAGATTATCACCAGTCCTTTTAATATCTACAATTTTATAGAACTTACCAGTAACTATATCCCTATAGTAAGGGTTTTCAATACTCTCAGCTATATTGACGGGTTTGCCATTGAAAGCAACAGTTAAATTAACGGGTACGTCCCATTGTCTATCTGTCATCTTCTTTAGCATATTCTTCCATCTTACACCCTCATTGTCGGGTTTCTGAGAGTCTCTGATACGTTCATTGTAAATATCCATCAAAGCATATTTCAGCTCCAATTCAGATAAGTACATAGGATTCATACTATGACCAATTGGCTTCTTATCCTCACCAGCTTTAGCATCATTTAGAGAGTTATTCTCCAATATAGCAATGAATGGATTAGCCCAACCACTACCATCTTGAACATCTACCTTAGAAGTAACTCCAGAGTAGTTATGAACTGAAGCAGACATATCCCTAATGGTTGCGACATTATACTGAGGAGGAATACCGTTTAACTGATTCTGCACATAGTTGTGCATAGTAGCTGGATAGATAACCATACGCTTAAACTGCGCTAATGTACGAGCAGCCTCCTCTTGTTCAATCTTAGTTACCTCATCTGCATTAGGGTCTATTCTAGACTTTAATGGGTGACCATAAGGTCCTCCAACAGTAGAGGTTAAGAAATTACTAGAGATTAGATTATCAACTTCAAAGAACATATCGAACAGAGGATTAAGGATTAAGCCTTGAGAATCCTTCGGGTCAAATAATGAGTTCTTAGTAAGTCTTGTCTCCTTACCGTTCTTATCAACCAGTTTAGCAATAATAAGTTCAGCCGTATCAGGGTCTACCCACTTAGATTCATAATCTGGACCAGCCCACATACTATATGTCTCGGACTTATTTGAACCATGTATGAACTTATTCAATACAGGGTCAATTTCGCCTCTCTTGTCATATAAGAAGAACTTATTGTTATTGAGTAAGTCTCTCGCAAACTTCTTCTTCTCTCTAAGAACCTTAGCATTATAAATGCTCCTTGTCTTAGCATCATCCAAGAACATCTCGAAGTAATGCTTTAACAATTTGTTAATTCCTAGATTACCTTTACCAGAGAAGTGAATCTGGTCAATAACGTCAGTATTAGCATCCTTAGCAAGTAACATATACAAATCCTGAGGAGAGCTTGCTAAAGCCATTTGACTCTGCATGATTTGCTGATACTCAGCTTCATTCTCTGGATTAACTGGCATACCCTTGGACCTAAAGAACTCCACATCCTTCTTTAGCTTATACTTAGCATTGATAGCATTAAATACATTCTCCACATCGCTGAACGTAGTAATACTTGAAATGCCTAGCATTGGGAGTATGGGAGCCAATGTCTGCTGATAATCAGCCATTAAGTTATCCCTCATAACCCTATACATCTGAGCCATAGAAGCATAATGAACATTTCTAATGTCCTCAGCAGTAGACTCTGTAATCCTCTTACCACCTACATTACCTCCAGTAGTTTCATCAAATGTTGGAGTCAGTACTTGCATACCATCAATTCCAATCAAATAATGTCTTGACTTATCTGAATATACTGTAGGTTGGATATAGAACTTACCAGCCATATCACCATCCTTATTAAGGAACCCAGACCAGAAGTCATACAGAATCGAACTATGGGCAATCTCAGACGAGAAGAACTTAGCACTAGACTTAGTTACAGACCTATCCTTACTTTGGGCTTCCTTCTTTACAGTAGTTCCAAATATAAGATTAGGATTCTTAACGAAGATACTACCTAATGAAGCTACATTATAGCCATAACTAGATAGATGCTTAGCTTCAATCCAGTTAACTTTAGCAGTATTAATAAGGTTAGTTAAACCATTATTAGATATTGAGTTACCAGATAAGTCACGAGAGTTACTCTTGGCGGCTTCACCATTAACTAGCATACGTGCCCTAGCTAAATCCCTTACAATATTAGCTTGGTCAGGTATTACAGTCTTCAGTGAGCCTGTCCTCTTATCAAACAAGGCAGATTCCTTATTATACTCTGCTGGGAAACATTCAGGTACAGAGGCTCTATCCATTGTTCCATCTGCTAATTCCTTTTCTATTTGATTGCGCATTAAAGAACGTCCACCTAACGTGGCAAGTTGCATTATAGCACTTATGTCGGAGCTAGCCCCAACAATTTCTCTAAAGGCATCAAGTATTTCGGGCTGCAGTCCAAGTGATTGGTATAGAGTATCATCCAAGAACTCTGTTAAGGCTCTTATGAGGTCTGTATCTCCCTCAAGAACCATTCTATCCATTTCACTTAAAGACAATGGAGTTTGGTTTCTGTTAGAATCAACAGTAAACACAGATATTCCCCTACTACTATTGTTTGCATGAACAACGTGTAGTGAATGACCATTCTTAGTAGTGTACCCTGGGATTCTAATGCTAAGCTTAGCTCCATTTCTTCTAACCGAATACTTATCAAGTAAATCTCTTCTATACTCAGTTGATAGAGTATTATTAATGTTATTGATACCTTTCTCAATAATCAGCTTGTGACTATTAAGATTATTATCCTTAACATCAAATATCTCCATGTTGCCAGAGTCAGATGGTCTATACCCAATATGGTTAGTAGATACAGTCTTGTCAATCATTCCAGATACAAAGTCAACTAAATTCTGACTAAGAACACCATTCTGACCTTCTTTGTACTCCTTATTGATAATCTCAGTTAGAGAATACTCAGAATCACCATAGGGGTCAAAATTGTTCTTATAGAACCTTCTTTGTACAGAGAATATAATGTCCTTATCATGGGCAGTCAATCCTCTAGTATTAGTTTTAAGTGCAGTGTCAATCAATTTTGGAATAAACTTGTTAGGTGCAAACCTAATCTTATCCGCTATTTCAGAGAAGATTGGAATGTTCTTAAGTTTATTGAAGACATAAGTAAAGTCCTTTACCTCCAGATAGTTATTGAATTTATTCTCTCCAGTCGGATAATGTAACATGGGAGTCTGCTCTAGCAATATCTTAGTGATATTACCCATTTCAGATAGGGCATCTACATCATCAGAGCTTCTCCATGTCTTTACTAAGTTAGAATTGTCAAGCAACTTATACTTGTCATTTGTAACATCAGTAAAAGAATCTACATATCTTTGGTCAATAGTTATAGTCTTACCAAGTAAGGTCTTTAACAATGTATCAAAGTTATTTAGAATTACATATGAGTTATATGCTTTTAATGCCTTAGAACTTCTAAAGCTACTTGTTCTAGTAGCATATAGGTGATCAAGGTATGTAGCATTAAACTTATCACCGAAGAGAGTATCAGCTAACTTCTGTACAACTGAGAACTGTCCTGTATATTTGCCATCTTCATCATATAGCAGTAGAGAATTATCAAAATCGACTTTAACCTCCTCTGCATATATCTTTAAATCTGCTAATAGTCTATTAAATAGGGCAGCTAGATTCTTATTAAATTCCTGAGAACTTCTAACGATTCGTCCCTCCTTAAAATCTACGAGGAATGATGATATAACACTACGCCTTAACTCATCTTGCATTAGATTTCGAGGTTGCTGAGCACTACTATACAGATTACTGATGGTAGAAGAAGTAATCTTCTCTTGATAATCAATTAAAGATTCCTCTCTGATGTCCATATTTAAATTAGCAGCAGCCTTATTAGCTGGAGCTACACCTGACTTTCTAAGGTCAGTAATTCGTAAATCCTTTGTTTCTTCTAACTCAGTTAATAGAGCTAGTTGGACATCATCTTCAAACATTTCAGCCACATCACGAGCTTCTGGAATCCACTCATTGATAATGTCTGATATAACACTTATAGAACGCTCATCGTCTAAGACAAGAATAGGGGAAAGGTCTTCCCCCAATCTCTTGAACTTAGCCTCTAAGGTTATCAATTCAGTATCATTAAAGACACTGTTTAACGAATCAATAATAATCTCTTTTTTGTCATTAGTAACAATACAACGCATAATTCTTTGTTTAATTACAAGTTCCTAATATGTTATTTATGGCATCCTTGTTATTGATATAATCAGATAACAATGAATCCCACTCACTCTTTAAGTTGGATGGAGCTAGTGAGAATGCCTTAGCGACGAATGTCTTGGCTCTAGTATACTCCTTAGTACCTAAATCTCCAGAAAGTATTATGTCTACACTTTCCTTTACTTTAGTAACTATGGGTTCCTTCATGCCACTAACCAACTCGTTAAGTATCTTCTCTTTCCTTGCTTCCAACTTTTGTGTCTCAGCTTCAAGCTTTGCTAAGTTCTCAGCCTTTTGACCTTCGTCAGCAACTGGATTTTGGATTTCAGTGTAAGTAACCTTACCTGTGCTATCCATCGTCCATTGATATGGTTGCAAATTTACCTCAAATTTTCCAGAATACAAAGCACTACCTTCACTTCCATCAACACTGATGTTAGTTACTGGCTGGTTAAGCATTGTTCTTAGTGTTCCTCCCAGTGTATTGAACTTTAAGTCCATGACACCATCTGAAGTAATATTACCTTGTACACTGATAATGAAGCCTTCAGTACTAGAATCTACTAAATTCTGTTTCCTATCAGCTGCCATTCTCTTAATTGTACTATAGATTGAATTTGCAATATCCTTATCAAGAGCTGGTTTATTTGATGGTAGTGATTTAGCAACTATGTCAGAAGCCGTTTCAAATATACCTTTGAACTGTTCATCATACTTGAATTTAGCTTTAGCTGCTAAAACGGCTTTAGCGTTATCCATAGTATAATCATGTTCTACTGGTCTTTGAGTAGGTCTACTAGACATATATTGTTCAATACCATTTGCAAGTCTTTGCAAAGCTTCACCAGTGATAACAAAATCTGGAGTCTGTGCTTCCACATCCACCGTAAAGTTGTTAACCATATTGATAGCAGGGTATGCCATTGCTGTAGCTATACCACCACCTTCAGCACTACTCTTATAAACAGGAGTATAGTAAATACCCTCTTTAAATGAGCTTTGCTCGTAGTTTTGAAGAACTTTAGTTACAGTCTTTAGTAGATTCTGAGATTGTGCATCAGTTCTTAATCCATAGTTCTTAGAATCTACCCTAAATTCTGCAAAGTAATTATGGAATAACTTAGCCAATGTAAATGAATATGAGTCAGCAAACTCAGCTAAGATTTCTCCATCCTTATAACTCTGTAAGTTCTCAAGGTAATTATCAAACCTATTTAGTACAGCATTGTTAAGCTTATCTATTGCAGTCTGAGTAACTTCACCAGTAAGTCCCCATTCTACATTAGTTGTGGCTAACTTTTCAGCGTCATTCTTACCATAGATTCTATTAACAGCAGAAGCCATCATTGAATCTAAGCTACTAATTAACTCTGTTGCTTTACTACTAGGTATGTCCACCTTTCCATTCTCATATCTAAACTTATCTCCTTCGACTATAGACACACCATGTACTGTTTGACCAGTTACAAGAGCACTTTTTAGGTCTAAGTCAAATTGTAATAGATTCATAAAGATACGAGCAGCAGTATATTTATTTCCTGGAGGACTGAACATCTTTGCATTACCAGTCTTATTAGCTAACTCTCTTCTGAAAGCACTAACTCCATTAATATACTCCTCAAAGTTAACACCGATTGGGTCAAGTTTAACAACTTTAACCACATCGTCTAACTTGTCAGCATCTGTATTTCCCCTTGTTTCCATCCATGCTTCCGCAAGAATGTTAGGGTCATTTGATGCTTTTATTCCCTTATAAGCAAAGTCTTTCTTAGTAGTTACGAATGCGACCGCCTTACCAGCTAAGGACTTATCATAGAACTCGTTATTAACACCTACATTAGTCATAATGTAAACGTCAGATACAATTCTTGATTTAGCATTCTTAAACTCACTAAATGGAACTATTTTTAATGTAGCACCATCTACGTAGGCTCTACCACTAGAATCTACTTTACTAATCTTAGTGTTAGAAATAATATTAGGACCTAGTGCAAAGTCGGTTCCTAATGGGATATATACTGTACGTCCGCCATTCTTTTTAGTTATTTCATTACCTTTAGCAAGTAACTCACTCAACCTCTTCCATTTAGATTGGATGTTCTTATCCTCTCCGACATAGTTCTGAACCCAGTTATCTAAAGTAAACTCTCCAGGAAGAACTCCTACAGTAAACTCTGCAATCGGATTACCACTTCTGTCTTTAAGGGTATATACTACTAACTTCCTATTAGGAGTAGTTTTATCACCCATTTCAATGGTCTGGTCTGTCTGTTGATAGAATGAATTGACATACTTAACTTGTAACTCTCCAGTAACAGCTGAAGCTAGCTTACTAGCAGGAGGGAACTCCCTTATTAGTTTCTTAACACCTGATAGTGCAGCACCGTTAGTTCTAGCAAACATTATAGCACTTCTAATATCAGCTAACAATGTAGTAGCAGTATTATAAGTATTAAATGGAATCTTAACTGAGCCATTTCTAAATGTTTCTAAGTTAAGTAGGGCTTGTAAATCGCCCTTAGTTTCATCCACAAGTTCACCAGAAGCATTCTTGTACTTCCTACCTGAATTAACAATATTGACATTGTTATCAGCATCAACTGCTATAGAACCATGAGCCATTTCCACACCTATACCAGACCTGTATCCAGCAAAGGTATATACTTTAAATCCTGGGTCATCTTTAGCATACCACTGAGCCTTCTTCTTAGCCTCTAAATCACTCTCAGTACCTTCTTCACTTGCTTGTGCCTCCTCAATTAAGACTTGCTGTAAATCGGGTCTTTTACCACCTTCGGGTAATATAGCTGGCTTAGTAGGTTCAGTAGTTAGATGGACTGAAACACCTAACATAGCATCTACCTGCTCTATAGGCTGTCTAAGATATTCTGTCTTGTCTTGAGATGCAATAACATATTCAGTCTCTTCTACTGACATGATACGCCATTTACTACCATCATTCATTTGAATCCAAGCACCTTCTTTTAGTTTAGGTACTATAGCTGGCTTATCAGTAACAGGCTGACCACCTGGAACTACAGGAGCTATGGCTGGATTAGATGGAGTATAACCTTTAAGAATTTCTTCTAAAGCTCTTAGTCTCTTTTCCTTATAATCTGCAAGAGATTCATCAGTATAAGACGTAGGAGCATTATAATCACTCTCAATAAAGGCATTCTGACCTGCTACTTCAGTTAGATAGTTGTTAATGATAACAGTACCTTCTTCTGAACGAGTAGCAATAGTGTAAAGGCTCTTAATGAAGTTAGATACTTCTATACTAGATTCAGCTGTTTCACTACCAGCAGACCTCTTCTTACTCCAATCAATATCTACAATGAAGTATTTAGCTTCACTACCTTGTGCTGATTCCTCGGTAAAGAACTCTATCTTATCCTTCTTTTCAGAAGGTAACGAATTAAGCATCTTATAAGTATCAGACTCAGTATTATCATAGATATATCCTATTGTTTCTCCCTCTTTAAGAGTAGATAGCATTAAGTCTAAATCACTAGAATCTAAACTTGCTTGTACCTTCTCTCCATGTATTCCAGATTCATCTTGTGTATATTTTACCTCAAGATTGTTACTCAAGAATGACCACTTCTCACTAACTGCCATGTCAGTGTTAGTAGCTCTAAGAGGTTCCATTAAAGACCTAATATTATTAAGATTGTCTCTCTTATTAGTATTAGATGCTCTCATTGAAACTGTTAGCTTAGGAGAAGAGATGCTAAATGTAGATACAAACGAGTTGTAAACTGGCACTTCATTATTACCGTCTTTTACTTTCCATAGTTGATTCTTACCACTTTGCTCAGTATCTCCCAACATTATTACAGCTACATTATTCTTAGCAGCGAAGTCGGAGATTACCTGCAATTCACCATTAGTAAAGTGGGTAGCTTCATCAATGAATAATACTGATGGTAAATCATCCTTACTGTACTCTCTCTCATCAAGTCCAACAATCTCTACAGATTTCTTATTAGATGAAGACACTACAATCCTTATGTTATTAACATCATTTACATATTCGGGAGATATTCCAAGTTTAGTAAATAATGTTTCTTTGGTGAATGATGTGTTATGTTCAGCACCAATTTCTCCAGCTAAGTTATCACTTTGCTTTTGACGAGGACCAGCAGTCCATGTTTTAACATTAGGATTAGATGCTTTAAGCATTTGATACACTATCTTAACAACAGCTTTAGTCTTACCAGCACCAGGAACACCTTCAATAAATACTGTATTTAATAGAGCAGTACTACCAAAGTTATTGGGAATGTCAGCAGCTTTAACTACATTGTTAATGAACCCTCTGTTAGAAGCTAATGTGTAAGCTATTCTTGCAGCAAATTCTTGAGTAGCTATAGGAGCTAACTTAGATGTATCACTCTTAATAACGGTATAGTATTGAGATAAGAAGTCTGAACTCTTAATTCCTAAGATACCACTTGCATAGGCTAGCTTCTCTGAATCACTAAGACTCTTAGTAACTGACCTAATACCTTCACTACCTTTTGCAATACCTTCGTAAGATAATCCACCGTCAAATAAGATAGACTTAATAGCCTCTACTTGGTCTTTACCATGGGATATTTCTTGGAACCTATCATAAAGAGCATCCTCAATAAGTACTCTTTCCTTCTCCATTGATATGTAATCCTCATCAGACACATCCAACGTTCTGTCTTGGTCTTCAGTAAACTGCCTTAGAGTAGTAGCATTATTAATAGCCTCCCTTACTTTATCATTTAGTAATACTTCACCATCAATTCCCTTTAGTTGAGGTTGACCATCAACCATCTTGGTGTATAGGAAACTATTCTCATCACCAACAACATCATAGAATAGATAGTTCATATTAACTGATGTTCTTCTTTGCTCCTTTAACTGAGACTCCTTATTAAGGTTAGATAGTCTTTCGATAAAGTCTAACTTACTTTCAATTCTATCTAAGTCCCTATTCATTATAGTAGCAATCTCAGAATCAATTATTCCAAGTTCGGGAGCATCCTCAATACCATTCTTTTGGTAGAACTCCTTTAGAGTAACATTAAATCCAAATGGATTAGATGCATCCAAGTTATCGTATTGAGAAGCATATATAACAGACCTAGCTGCTGATAGAATCTTCCTTGCATCCTTTATTTGTTCTTGCTTTAGCTTGTTATCTAATGCAAAGTCAGAGATATGCACTTCATTGAACTGTTGCTCAATTTCCTGTAATAGGTCAAACACATTAGTCTTTTTACCAATTACATTAACACCTATCTTAGATAGGACATCATATAATGGATTAGTCTTTGCAGTATCAAGCTTCTTTAGTAAAGCATTAGCATCATTAAGAATTGGAAGGTTCTGAGCAAGTGTTGAGTTACTTTGTCTCTTAATATCATCAATGATGGTGTTCAACATATTCTGCTGTGCATCATTAAGACCTTCGATAGACTTCAACTTCTCAACTAACTCTTGGGTTTTCTCCTTTATATTAGCTACAGTCAAGTCTTGGTCAACCCAGTTACGGATTGCATCTCCAGCCTCATCACTCACATCATAATAGGCATCTTCCATATCGCAGTGATATATATCCCTATTTACAGTTACAATTTGGTCAACTAGCTTCCTCATAGAATCAGCAACCTCCTTGTCAATATAACCATTTGCCATGAATACATCAGCAGCTTGGTTCAGCTGTCTTACAAGTATAGCACCATTAGAGATTGCACTTCCATCAACTGTGGGCATAGAATAGGATAAGAACCTTGATATTTCATCAAATGGATGTTCTTTAGCTTCCTTTATTCTAGGCTTCTTTAGGTTCTCAGCCATTTCAAGTATATCCTCGTCAGTAGCATTCTTATTACCGAACATGCCACCAAGTATATCAGATATAGTTGTAGGTTTAGCAACACCATCAGCACCAGTTAAAGACATAGAGGCATTGTAGAAATTCCTCTTTAGTTGTGCATATTGCTTATAGCCCAACTCTCCAGTTTCCTGGAAGATAGGAGATAGCTTCTCATTCATATTACGGAATACACCGTAAGCCATATCTAATTTAGAATTGGCATCATATTGTAAGTAGTTGTTGTAATCCTCCTTAGCTTTAGCTATATCATCTTCAGATAGTAATTCAAAGTCCTTATTATATTTAGACTCTGCATACATTCTAAAGTTCATATCAATGAATGGCTTACTGATTACAGGGTTAGCTGAGAACATCATCATTCCCAAGTACTTACCTCTCATACCAGTATGCAAGAACTCATATTGTTCTTTCTTAGCATCGTCTATTTGCTGTTGAACAGCAGCCATAGCATCAGCATACTCCTTACTCTTCTTACCATTCTCATCAGAATAGGTAGCATTGATTTCATCAATCTTACTATGTAAGGTTAAGAACCTATCAGCAAGATTATTGAAGTCTTGTAGGATTTTACCAGTAGAAGGTGCATTCTTAAATAACTCTTGATACCTTAACTCTGATAGCATTTGCTTATCTAACAGAGAAGCATCAGATAGCTTCATTCCCTCTACAGATAGAACTTGTTCTATGTTGCTAACATAATCTTTCATCAGACTATATATAGCATCATTTTGGTTATCTTTGTCAGTTCCTTGTTGATATACATACTTATCATCTACCTTGTCAACCTTAGTTGCAGATAGGTTCTTATCACCAAGAACTCCCTTCTTCTTCATATCTTCCAAAGCCTTGTAAATCTCTTCACCTCGACCTTGTCTGATTAAGTAGATAAGTTCCTGATTAGCTTGCATATTACTAGAATCGTAGGACTTTCTAATCTTAATGTCATTTATACCTTGGAACATACCACCACCGATAGCACCTCCAAAGAATGACATACTATAACGAGAAGCCATATCATTAAATGCAGATAGTCTTCTTTCGTTACCAGTGAAATATGAGATAGCATTAAATGTTGCTTTAGTAACATCATATAATACTTCTTCCGATACTTCTTCCACACCTTCTGCAAGAGCATTAGACATGATAGAAGTAGAACCATCAGCAATAGCTTTATAGTTGTTCTGCGCAAATGATTTAGCACTATTAAACAACTTAGCAAATATATTCTTACTTGCTTCTTTAGACTCGGCTTTAATAGCATTAGTAGATATACTCTGCTTGGCTTGTTGGCTTACATCTTGGATAAGTTTTCTAATTTGAGCTTTATCCATTCTCAATTCTGGAAGTACGTGTTCTCCAATATCGGTAGACATTAAAGCATACATTCCAGCCATATATCCCCAGAATACAGCAGCGGCTTGTTCATCACTTGCCCCTTCTTCCTTAGCATCACTAAAGGCGTTATATGAAGCTGTACCAGTCATGTAAAGACGAGATAAGTGTTTACCCCAGTTCTCGTAACTCTTCATATAATTCTGTCCCCATATAGTAGCTTTAGCTAAAGCTTCCTTCTGTATAATATCAAGACTACCAGTAGCCTCTAAGGACTTTAATACCTTAGGAATGTCCTTAACAGCAGTCTGAGTATATTCCTCGGCTAACTTAGCAATTTGCTTATCTAATTCTGATGGAGTACCATTCTTAGATGATATGCCATAGGACTTGAATAGTCTCGGAGCATTAGTAAATATCCACCTTTGTTCATATAGTTGTTTAGCTACATCACCAACCATGTTAAGAATATTCTCTGCTGCCCAAGGATGTTGCTTAGCATATTCAGATGTTCCACTATCCATAGAGTATGCAAATCCTTCTAACTTATTAGCCCAGTCAGTAGATGCCCCAGCTAATCCGAATGTAGTCTTATATATAATAGGTAATACCTTAGCTAGTTCATTAGCAATACCTAGCCCAATGTATACTGGACCTACATAAGGTACGAACATAGGAGCAATCTTGAATGTATTCTTCATTATACTTCCAAATACACTCTTATCTAAGCTATCAGAATCAAAGAAGTCATACTTATTAGCTTTAGAGCCATCAGTAGTTAGAACATCAAATGGAGATAATAATTGTCTACCATAAGGTTCTCTACTACCTAACTTCTCATAATAATAAGTACCTTCCTCATTTAACTTCAACTCACCCTTTCTATGTCTTACCTTTCTATTAGTTTCTGGGTCAATGTGGTAATCATCTGAATCCCATTGTGCTAGTGCTACTGGTTGGAACCAATTCCTACCAAGCCATGCATCATTAGGAGACTCATCCCACTCACCCGTCTCTGGGTCAAATACTTTCTGAGTTTGGGCTATCTCAGCAGCAGTAAGGGTTCTATCACTAACGAACCCTACTTTCTCTACTCCCATCTTCCTTCTGTCAGGATTGAATGTCCTATTGATTTGGAACTCTGGTTGAGTTCTCTTGCTAGACTCCTTAGGCGCCCAAATATTATTAAAGCCAAAGGTAGCCTCATCCATTACAGTTTCATTAAACGTATTATTAGCTAATAGTTGGTATGACTGTAAAGCTCCATCATAGAATTGGTTAAACTTTGTATTGTCGAAGTTGCCATCACTATCCTGGAACTGTGGATTTGATTGTATAATCTTGTTATTAGCATAGACTTCCCTATCTTCAATGGAAGTGTTATTACCATCAATCCCTACTGCTTTAAAATCAGATAAAGAGAAACTGGGATTCTGTAACACATTCAGCATCCAATCGTTTGGCTTCTTATTGTCCATTTAATAATTGACTTTTAGTTATATTGTTGTTATATGCCTGTCTAGCGTTACGGAGTTGCTGTTCTTTTGCTATTTCCATCATAGCCCCCTCATCCTTAATCCATGAGAAGTTACCAGATGCTGCACCTGCTAGACTCGGAGAGTCATAAATAGGTACATAAGCAATAGTTCTGTATAGGTCTCCCATATCCATAGGGTTTGACTTAGTACCTAGTGTTGCACTTATCTGTGCTGTCAACCTATTATCAGTAATAGGCATAAAGAAGTCGGAGTTATCATCAGGGTGTTCAAAGGTTTCATCATCGCCAATAACTGATATACCAGCAAACCTCATAAAGTTATCCCTATTTAAACTTCCATCTTCATTAAAATATCTATTCAATCCTCGTTCTTGGAATATTTGATTTACTTGAGCCTTAGTAACATCCTTACCTTCCTTATTGATTGCATCTACAGCTGCCTTATAAGCACCTATAACATCAAAGTCTGGAACTGCTTGTCCATTCTCATCCAACTTATAAGGTAACTCCATTGTAGACACTCCAGTACCATCGTAGTATAGTTGATTTAGCTTAGTAGCATCAAGTCTTTGGTTACCAACGTGTACAGCATCTTTATTAACTACACTACCTAACTGACCACTTAAAGCCCCCATTAAGGAAGTCGGACCAATAGGCTTGCCATCACTACCTGGAATGAATGGCAATCTTTGTGCTTGTACATCAATAGCATAATTACTTCCAAAGCTAATTCTGGCATTCTCTTTAGGAAGACCATCACCAGTTACAATCATCATAGGAATATCAAATGCCCTAGTCTTCTTATTACCATTTGCATCAGTATTAGCACCATTGGTAGCTTGTTTGTCATAACTAACTCCCATTTCTTCTGTAGAACTAATACCAGATTGTATCATACTAGTGATAATTTGTAGTGGACCAGTCTTCAAATCTAATCCAGACTTTCTTGCATAATCCTGTAATAACACCTTCTGATTAGATGGTAATGTTGATAATATATAGTTTAAAGCATATTTAGCTTGAGCATCTTGGGTTATAGACTTAGAGTTAATCTTATAAACACCATCAGCTCCTTCTTCCAATAGTTTGTCAATTCCAGCCTTAGCTTTCCTTTCGTCCTTAGACCTAAAGTATTCATTGGCTCTTGTATTGGAACCTAAATTCTTAATCGCTTCCCATATAGTCTTATTTATTTGCTCAATGCTTGTACTGTTAGCAATAGCTGTAATAGCATTACTGTTAAATGCCAAACCTTGACTATAGGCTCTATTCTCAGCCATTTGTCCAACTGTTAGAGTCTGTTCCCCTTCCTCTAACTGGCTTATAAATTTCTTAGTAACTTGTCCGTCTGGGCTAATGGCAAATACTCTGCCATCTGTATCAATAGCTGTTTCTTTAAGAGCATTATTCTTAGTAGCTTCTTGTATAGCTCTATTGTACTCTTCCTTATTCATAGCTATCTTAGGTAATATCTTTAATAATGCTTTATACTGAGCAGCTCCGTTTGTCTTTTCAAATGGATTAGACATTATGGATTCAGAGAACAACCCAGATTGGTCTAAGAATTGCTCCACATCACTTGGTAAGCCCTTCTCATAAAGCATCTTCACCATGTTCTTATCTAGTAAACCAAACCCTCCTTCTGATTCTTCTCCAGCTGCTTGTTTAGTATCTGATGTACTATAAGGGGCAGTGGGTTGAGGTCTTGGAACATTAGTATAGCTAACAAAGGGTGGAATACCTCCACCCTGTTGTAGCTTATCTATATTTGAAGTTATTCTCATGACATTGCTTTCTTTATTAACTCAGAAGTTAGAGAAGACATAGACATTATTAACTTGTTATGTTCTCTCTTAGATTCCATAATATCTTTGTGGAACTGCTTATTGTCCTCTAGCAATCTCTTATTAAAATCTCTTGCTCTTTGTAACTTCTCTCTGTCAGCTGCACTTAGCTTACCTCCAGACTTAACATATGGAGTCTTGGTAGAAGAGTTCCTCTTAACTTGGAACATATATGGAGAACCCATAATTCCTCTTCTCCTATCCAATAGGAATTGAGATACATTATCGTTAAGGGACTTTCTTCTATTTATTAACGACTTATACTCGTTAGATGTCTCCCAGCCAGTGTAATCATTCTTATTTGCAGCACCATAAGCTTTATAGGCTGTATTGTAATCATTAGTTAGTCTATCAAACTCTGGAGAATAAGTCCTTTCAGCCTCTCTCTGAGCTTCTTCCATGTCTAACTGTTGATTCATAGCTCTCTTCTGAGCGAATTGGTTCTCAACTCCAGCTAAGTAAGGAGCAATAACATTCTGATAATTAGATGTAACTCTAGCTGCATCAATTTGCTTCTTAGCTGCATCAATCTGATTCATTGAAGCCCTATTCCTATTAGCCACATCAACTCTTCTTGCCTTAGCTGCATCGGATTCTTGCTGTCCTAACATTCTGGTCTTATAGAACATTTCTGCATCCTGTAGACCACCTTGGAATCTAGCTTGACCCGCTCTATCACTAGCTTCTAACTCTCCTGCTAATTGCAATGAAGCATCAGAAGTTCTAGGTCTTGCAGCTACAGATTCTAAATTGCCTGCTTGTTGTTCAGCATTAGTAACTGCTTGGAAGTTACCTTGTAGTGGAACAGTATTCTCAAATGTGTCTAATAAAGTTGGTTTTAGACCTTCCTTATATAATTTAGCTGCCTTGTTATTAGCTGCTAATCCACCTACCATTCTACCTAACGCGATAACATCTTCTGGCATTACACCAAGATTGAAGCCTTTACCTTTCTTAGATGCAGCTGGATTAATAGCTGAAGGGTTAGTAGCCGTAGGAGCTTTAGGTGCATCAGCAGTTACAACAACCTCTGGTAATTCAGTAGGTTTTTGTTGTAATCTTCTTAACCTATAAGCACCATTGCCCTTATCATAGAGTTCCATTCCTCTCGTTGCTAACTGCTTGTTAAAGCGAGCTACATCCTCTGCGGATAGTCCTCTTGCAAGTGTTCTATTACCAGTTCTATCACCAGCATATATATCAAATCCAGAATTACCTTCTGTAGTACCATAACCTACAATACCCTTTCTGATTAAATCATCAAAGCCTTGATTAGTACCTCTAAAAGTAATCTGTCTATGTTTAGCTAATGGGTCTTGTACTGAATAATTGTACTTACCTCCGAAGTAATCTCCAGTCTTAGATGTTAATTGGTCATATATATCTTCACCACCATTGAATGATATTATATAAGACTCAGTAGCATCATCTGGACCTTCGTGTTGTGATGCCCATCTATCATAATCAGCAATCCAATCATAGTTAGCTAAAGCCTGTGCTCTGTCCCAACCAGACATATCTTTAGCTTTGATTCTACCTACAGTCTTACCATCTTGTAGAAATTGAACTACTCCTCCCTCAGCCTTCTTAGTGACTTTATCATCCTTTGAAGTTTTCTTCTTCTTAGACTTAACTTTATGAGGTTGGCTATCTCTTTTAATATGTGCAGTATTAGGTTTTTTATTAATAAGCTCCCATAGATACCTTGCGTTAGGGTCTTTCATAGCTCCCTCTGGTACTATATACACCTCTGTAGGAGTTGGGGGTGCATATGGACTTCTCTTAGGGAATACTTCCTCATATCCAAAGTCTTTTCTACCTCTAACAGCTTCATCCCATACTTGGTTGTACTCTCGTTCAGCTGCTGGGTGGAATACATCTCTGTATTCTCTCTCAGTTTTAGCTCTCTGCCTACCATACTGTCTTCTGCCTGGAATTTGCCCCTCAATGAACTGGTCCAATCTTTGACTGGGCTGTACAGTCTGAGAGGCTACTACCTTTTCAGCATTTCTTGATGCAGGAATAACAGCAGGTAAGTTCTTAGATTTAGGAACAAATGGCTCTAATATAGAGTTGATAGTATTAACTGCTCTAACTGCATTAGCATCAGGAGATTGTACTGGGGTACCTCCTACTGGAACAGCTCTATCAGTATAGCTTCCTGGCTTTCTAAGATTAGAAGAGTTAGTTACATCTTGAGGTACTCTAGGTTGTCCCCCACCCATAGTAAATACTCTGTGAGTTTGACCTGGGGCTGGAAGAGCTAGTAAAGGTTTTGTATCAGAGGTCTTACTTCCTTTAGCTTTTGCTTTAGGCTTTTTAACCCCATACTTCCAGTCGTTATATTTTACTGACAACTCATCAATTCCTGGAATTTGAGGAGTACTACGTTGCATGGTAGCTGCAATATATTTATCTGAGTTACTGTACACTCTAGGCACTTCTATTATGCCTTGAGAGGTTCTCTTCTTTACAGTCTTATTAAAGTCATATTCATCTCTAATATTAGAGTTGGGAAGATAACGGGATGGATTGAACCACCTCTTATTTAAATCTCCAGCGAGTTGTAGGTTATCATCCTTCTTTAATAACTGCAGCGCAGCTTGTTGGTCTTCAATCCTCCTATAAGAACGGATTTCGGATAGTTCAGCGGGAGTTACAGATACCTCCTTACCCCCTAATGTAGTAAGAACCTTGTTGCCAGTTGCTAAGTCTTTCTTTAGGTTCTTAGCTTGGTAGCCTCTCTTGATTCCTTTACCTCCTTGAAGTACAAGTTTAAATCCTTCTGCTATATTTCTCCAGTCATCCACTGTAAGTTCAGCATCAGAAGACATAGCTTTCTTCATAGACTCTATAGCTGGACCAGTATAGTTGTAAGCCGCTAATAAGGATAATGTTTTAGGTATATATTTAACAGCTGTCTTGAGCATCTTACTGCCCTTTGCTGCTGTACCTAGTCCAGGAATTAGACCTACTGCATCTAAACCTAGATTCATAGCTAATCCACCTAAGTCACCCAACTTAAATCCATTTTCTGACAGGTCAGCACCATAATTAGCTAAAGAACTACCTATACCTAATCCAGCTGATACAGCTGTACCATATACAGGAACATAGGCAGCACCAATAGAACCAATGTCTGCAACTATAGATGCTAGTCTAGTATAGTCAGCACCAGTCCAATCACCACTAGTAATACTTCCAGGCTTTCTATCAGCTATTTGTTGTTCTTCAACAGTTCTTCCCTTAGATTCAGCTTTCTGCTTGACGGTTTCCTCTTCCTTAGTCTTCTTCTCTTGCGCCCTTTGTTGTTGATAGTTACTGTAGTTAGCCCCAGCACTATACGTTCCTCCAAATTGCATATAAAGCACACCACCATTCTCTCTCTTAGGTGTACGAGTACTATCATAATGAACGTCTGCAAGACGTCTTAGGGCATCATTTACCAACATAGACGACTCTTTATATTGTCTAGTTGTTGGATTATACACCATTGTAGTGTAATTGTTGTAATCAAATGTGGAAGGAATTGCCACAAACCCATCACCTGCATCTGGAAGATTCACCTTTAGATGATTAATCAGATAATCCATGTGATTAGCAATGTGCTGAGTGTTACCAGCCCTAAACCAATCTCTAGATAGGTTATCGTTTAGGTATTGGTCAATATTGTTATTATAGAAATCCCTTATAGTCTTATCAAAGTCTTCTGGCTTATATGACACAGAGCTAGGAGTATATCCTGATTGAATAGTCTCTTTGAATGGATTTTTGACTGCATAATCATTGAAGAAAGCGTCCCTCTCCATCTTACTATCTCTCTTGGCTTGTTGTTCAATGATAGCATGGTTAGTAGCCTCTTCATCCTGTTGTTTACCTTTTACAAATGCAGCGATTGCTTCTGGAGTGGTTGCCCCAGCTGCTCTAGCCTCAGCTTCCCATGTCTTCATTTTGTCCTGCTCTGGTGTTGGAGCCGCTTCCATAGAAGTCTCCTTCAAGAACTTATCTAAACCACTACCACCTAATGTAGCAAAGGTATTATAGTCATCATTATCTAATGTATTATTAGAAATGGCTGTACTAAATGCTCTTCCGCGATTAGCTAAATCTTCTGCACTGTTAATTCCAGTGTCAGTCCAATCATAATCTTGGTATAGTTGATTATAGTCTGCATTATTGAAGATTTCTCCAAGTAGTGCATTACGGTCTTGCTCACCTCTGTTCTTGAACCAGTTACCGAAATCTATATCGTTACCACCATACCATCTTTTAGAAATCTCTTTAGTTAAGAAGTTGTTGGTATTGAACTTCTCTTTAGGTTTAGCTGCTGGCTCAGTGTATTGTTGCATCTGATTGATGTAGTCTAGTGCATAGTCACCAACTAAATTAAAGGCATTATTTGTAGTGTCCTTCTTACGTCCTATCCAGTTCTTATCAAACTTTCCTGAACTAGCCATACTACCTGTTGCATCAGAGAATGTACCATCACCATTCATACTAATAGTTCCACTCTCAATACCTTTAATAAACTGGTTAGCAGAGTTCCTAAATGAAACTGCTTTGTCTCCGCTAAGATTATTATTCTTTATATAGGTATCTATGTTCCTATATAGTCCAGCAACTAAATCAGCCTTATTGTACTTACCAACGCCACTTCTCTCGAATAGTTCTGGCTTAGATTGTTCTATCTTACCAGAGTTCTCAAATTTTCTTATTACTTGTGACATATACTATGTATAACAAAAAAGGAGCATATAATTAATATACGCCCCTTCTTACCTTGTTGACTAATTATCTTACTCTTACTAGTCTAGCACCTTTCCTTGCAAAAGTTGGTTCCTCTTGAGGAGCTTGTTCCTGAGCAGCACCACCTTGAGCGATTTGCATTAGGGCTTGACACACAGCCATCGCAGCTTCACAATTCTGTGTCCGAACTGCCTGAGCAGCTACTTGTAGAATCTGTTGCATTGGGTCTTGTCCACCCTCAGCAGGTGCACCACCTTCTGCTGGTGCTCCCTCGGCTGGTGCTCCTCCTGCTTGTTCAGCTCCTGGCTGAGGTGCAGCACCACCTTGTTGGAATTTTTTAAATTTCTCTTCGATTTTCATAAATTAATACGTTTAAACAGTTTAACCACTTAATTTCTGCAAATATAAGCATTATAAGCAGTATTACCAAATTAAACCAAGTATTTTATGAAATTCGAGTAGAGTAAGACATATTAGTTAATTATTACACAGTACAATTACTTTAACTTAGACTTATCAATTGTAATCAAAGTTTCATTCTCCATAGCCTTTCTTATGTACCTCATTAATGTAAATAGGCTTATAAGAAGCTACAAATGTAGTTGTACCTACATCATCCTTATCATTCATATCAATAGGAAACTCTACTACTATATTGTCAGTTGTGATTCTATAGTAAAGAGTTCCAGCTATTGCATGAGTAAACTTTGCTTCAGCTGGAAGAGTCACTATTTCCTTTAGTGTCATACAAGATAAGTCTTAATTGTATCAGCCAACAGTTTACCATCTACATTAGCAAGCTTTGCCTTGACCAACTTAATAGCCTCTCCCATGCACTTCTTCGGGATTTGGGGACCTGTCTCTCCGTCACCCCAACCCTTCTCTGAGATAACCTCATAGATTGCTTTAGTAATTTCCTCAGGTGAGGCTTCACTCGGAAGGAAAGACTCAAGCACAAGAATCTCTTTGGATTCGTTATCGGCTAAGTCTTTCCTTCCAGCTGCAATGTATTGGTCTCTACTGTCCAATCTCTGTTTTACCATCTTACGAAGAATAGTAAACTCGGCTGCATCATCTAAAGGTTTAGCACCCTTAGCAGTTTGGTATACCAAGAACTCATTCTTGATAGCTCTCAATACTTCTGTTCTCTTTACATTCTTATCAAGCATTGATTGCTTAATAAGTGCACCCATTTGCTCTCTGAGCATTTTCGTTCTCCTTTCTTATTAAATGTTTTAAATACTCATACTCTTCAATACTAATCATACTCTTTTAGTCTGAGAGATGCTAGCTTCCTTAATAGAAGTGCTCTATCCAATGAAGGGTCATTATAGATGTGTCTCAGCGGTTGTATCGGTATCATTTAGAATATGTATTGCTTGTTCAACATCTTCATCACTTAGACCCCATTTCAACCAATCAGATTGAATTGAAATAAGGTAATTGAGAGTCCAACATATCAGTATCATCGTCAAAGATTACATACCGATAAGGTTCAGTTTGCTTATCTAACCACTCTTGGATTTCGGAACCTCTATGCCTACTTCTCATATAAGGAGTTACATCGTGTATAGGTTCTTTAATTCCAACAAGGTTAAATACTTCCTGCAAATTACTATCACTTCTCCAAGTAGAAGATACAACAATCTTGGCTCCAGTAGCATCAGTAAGTCTGTTCAGCCTTTCCACTGCTCTTGGGTCAATATTACAAGCATTCCAAGCTATACGCTGAGGATGCTCTTTAATCCAATCATTATATCTCTTATCTTGGGTTCTTTCAGAGTAGAAGAGATTACTATTCATAACCCCATCTATGTCTAGGAATATAAACTTATTCATGCTTTAGATATTCTTTGGTAAATTCTTTAGCTTTCAGTACTATATCCTTATAAGATAGAACTTCGAGCATCTTAGGATGTTGTAGGAATAGACTAGTAAAATGTAACCTCAAGACTTCAAATCTTTCCTTATCAGTCAGATTCTTATTATTGAAGTATTCTTCTACTTTGTCCATCTTCTTAGAATGTTTTGAGCAGTTCCAGACGACTCCTTACCCTTACGAATAAAGGCAATATCACAATCTGAGTGCTCAGTCATAGCCGTATCCCTCTCTACATCAGATGTAAAACCTCCTTGTGTAGGGACACAGCTTCTAGTCATATATCTAGGAGCTTTAAACATATGATATACAGTGACATTCTTAAAGAAAACTCCACAGGATGATAGATAGTCTTGTGCCATTCTATCTGCACCTTCACAGTCTCCTACAACAAATTTAGCTTCACTGTCTGTACAAATGACTTTACTAATGGCAGGAGCATACCATCTGGCAAACTCCTCCCATGTTAAGTCTCTATGTCCACTTATAAAGTATGTCATACTGGGTCTAAGTCTATGTCTTGCATATCCAAATCTCCATCTTCTAAGTGCATCCACTCAGTAAACTCTTTGATAATCTCATCGTGACCAAATGCCCACTGATATTTATCAATAGAGTCTACTGGAATCCATCCAATAGCTTCTACCTCGTCCTCTTCACCACCTCTGTCATTACCAGTGCCTACACTGATATTACCTGGCTGTGCATCAACTAGAGCATAGTATCTGAATGATACATTCTGCCTATTCTGAGTTGGAGAGTCATTGAACTTCCAGAAGTGTAAGTACTCTGGATTCACCTTGACACCAGTCTCTTCATAAACCTCTCTAACCACAGCTTGTGCTGTAGTTTCATCAAAGTCTAAGTAACCACATGGCATATTCCACATTCCCTGGAAATCGGGAGTGCCTTCACCTCTCTTATTGGCTAGCACACACCACTTACCATTTAGGAATGTAAATATACATCCTGTTACAGCAATAGAACGGCTAATCCACCATTCCTTACCATTCTCGTCTAATAAAGGAAAGTTCTTCATATTAATAAAAGTAACTCTTTGGTTGTTCAACATTAAGGAAATCTAATGGGTCAGCTATCCACTCTCCCTTCAAATATACACAATCACTCCCTAATACTGTGTCTTGGTGACTCAGAACAAACCCAGGAGTATCATTTGGAGCTACAATAGTCCCAAACTGATTGTTTATAATCTGATAGAAGGTGTCAGCAGTGCCTGCAATCCCCTTAAAGGTTAAATTGTCATCTATTTCAGTTGCATATATGCCTAATCCGTTAGCTGATTTGTAAGCTAGGAACATTGGAACTCTATGATTAATACACCATATGAGTTCTGAGAGCATTCCCTTAGAAATACTTTCTAACCTCTGTTGCCATGCAAATCCATCCAACACGAATACGACATAGTCGGATTGTTCTAGTTTAGAGAATTGATATTCAGTTCCTTTCTCACTATAAACTACCTTATCTCCCTTAGATTTAGCCTTTATACTCTTAACTACTTGCTGTACTCCAGAAGCAAAAGACCAAGGACCTGAAACATAGATTTGACTCATTTGTATAACCCAAGCTTTCTAATTATTGAATTTACTTCATCTGTTACAAATGGCAATATAATTCTACCATTGTCAACCCACTTTCTGATAGCTGTAGAGCATATTGTAATATCAGGAGCATAGATAACCTTCACTTCATCATGTGGAATATCCTCACTATTAAAGTGTGCTACATCTACTACTAAGAACTTATTGTCCTTTAGTATCTCCTCACCATGCTGCCATCTTGGAATCTCCTTATAAGTCTCAGCAGATGTTACGATGATAAACTCACCATAAATCTCTTTTAATGCTTCAATGGTCTTATAAGTAGGCAATGGTTCTCCATTAGCGATACGATACTCAATGCCATCCACAACTACTCCAGGAATGTTATCAAAGGTTTCCTTAGCCATAGTGAGTCTATACTCCCACTTAGTTTCAGTGTTCTTCCATACACTCTTATATGCTGGAACTACTATAACCTTGTCAACAATACCAGAATTAAGTGCAGCTGTGACAATATTAACATGACCAATATGGGGTGGGTCAAAAGACCCAAAGAATACTCCTACCATTGTGAACGTTCCTCCTTAACTATTTTACGGATAGTACTTTCCAACTCCTTCTTGCACTTCTTACAAGCACCAGAGTGTGCAAAGCCATTACCCATTTTTATATACTCATGCTCATCAATGGTGTACCTGTACACATCCCCATTCATCTTAGATGTCCCTATAACATCTGGACCACTAATGTTAGATGAATTAGTACAACCCATTAAGAAGAACATTACCAATAAGAATAAATAATATAATTTCATACAAGAAACAAATAATAGATAACGGCTAGTACTCCGCCCATAACAAGCAGAGCCACTAGCTCATTACGTGATTTAACATTTACTAATTCTAGGATTAGCTCTAGGAAGTCAATCATATAGTTCTCTAGGTACTATGATAGGACTAAGTAATCTTTTGAACCTAGAATTAAAAAACTTTCTTATTCTCAATTAAATGAGAAATGTTCCACAGAGCCTTATCAGACCCAGGAACGTAGAGTGGTGCTCCCAGCAGACAGAAGTCATACTGGAAGTCCACAACTACTAAAGTAGTTTTCTTTTCCATGCTACAAGTATTGCAATTAGAATTGATACAATAAAGAATCCAGCTATTAATGCAAGCGGAATCCATAATGGAGCAAATACCCAGAACCATGTTATGTTAGCACCAAATAGTTTACAAACTAACAGTACTATAAACAACAATCCAGGGAATCCAACTCCTCCTTGTACTACAACTTTATTATTCGACATCGAGGTATAAAGGTTTAAAAGTTTCAGTGTAAGTTTCATCTACTAAAGATACATTAGCCATCTTCATATCGTCAAAGGTTTGCAGTTCATGCTCACCACTATGAATATGTCCACAGAATGTGTATCTAGGATGTTTACGAAGCATTTCATCAGCTAACCAAGGATTACCAGCATCTTCTCTGTCAAATCTCTGGTGAATAACACCTAAACCACACAGCTTAGGTGCATCGTGAGATATAACAATATCGCAATGCTGAGGCATAGATTCATATGCTTTAATCAAAGTCTCTGGCTCATACATATATGCCCAGTTACCGAAGATTTTACAATAGGGAGTTCCCCATATATCATATACCTTACCATCCTTACTAATAACGGATGTTGCTTCATTATCTAATAGTTCCAGTTTACCATTGGTAGGATTTGTCAAGATTGAGTTAATCTTTAGAGGTTGCCTATACATATTAGCTAAGGCAAAGTCATGATTACCTCCCACCATGATTACTGATTCGCATGGGAGATTATTAACCCAATCGGCGAATGTGGTCTTTAGCCACTTTTCACTCTGAGGGATGTTCCTCTGCATACGCAGTGGCATAATATCTCCGCATATCAACACTACCTCACAAGGCTCTTCTATTTTAGGAAGAATGCCATGTAAGTCAGACGTTACACATATTTTCAAGCTTTCTTAGTCTTTAAATGATTGGTCAATTTTATGAGCAAGTCCGTATACATTCTTAGTCCAGCCGTTCATGTGTCCTTTGTTGTTACCTATTAAGCAACCCTTCTCATTGTCTACTGCATAGACCTTATGAGTTACACATGAACCTCTAACCTTACAGAACACTACATCACCTACCTTACAATCTTCCCACTTAATAGGGGTAACCAAATGCTTCTCATTACTTTTATATAACGGAAAGCATTGAGTTACCTGGCTCACTGGTGATAAATGACTCACCAGCTTCTAGCCTTTTAAATCTTCCTCAGAGTGTTTGGATTCATAACCTAATTCTATATCCTCCTTATAATCTTGGGCAGCTTCTCTTAGAGAGTCCTTAATAGTACAGATAAGGAATGTCTGACCATGCATCAGTGTACAAAAGCCCTTAATAAGTTCTTCCGCTGTTGCATCATTATAAGGTAACTCCATAGATAATACCCTACCGTCGATTTCTAAAGATATTTTAGTCATTTAGTTTATACACTTCGTCAGGAATTGTGTGTTCCTTGACAGATTTCTCTACTCCTTCATCTATTTGGTGCTGAATCTTTGTCTTTACTTCTTCCCAAGAGATTGGAGTATAATTGTTGTTATCTACACCTACATCATACTGATATGGGAATAGATGAACTAACCTATCACAATCCAATCCAGAACTAGTAGGACCAGAATGAACGTGGCCGAATAACTGCCATACAGCATCAGCATCGTCACGATATGAACCTCCATAACACAGGAATGGATAATGATTCAAGTAGATACTTCTCTTCTCTATTTGAATCTGCATCTGTGGTAATACAGCTGTAAACTTATCCATATAACCTTGTCTTAGATTCTTTCTATCATGATTACCTATAATCAAGTAGATTTGTCCATTCAGACGAGGGATAACACTGTTCCATAGTCCACTACCACCGAAGGCAAAATCTCCCAAGTGGAAGACTGTACCGTCCTCTGGGACTACTTTATTCCAGTTCTCAATCAACTTTTCATTCATCTCCCCAACATCCTTAAATGGTCTATTGCATAACTTTATAATGTTAGCATGACCAAAGTGAGTGTCAGAGGTGAAGAAGGTGTTCTTAGCACTAAATTCAAACTTCTGTTCTTTCATCTTTTCAATTATTATTTAGTATCGTAATCTAAACCTTTAGTCAGATAGTCAATGGCATCTAATTCGCCACGAGTTAGTGGGATTACCCTATCATTTATAGTAACATCCCAACCTTCACCATTAGCCCATTCTGTAACCTCAATGAAGTCATCTTCCTTAGCTAAATGGTCATACTTACGTAGCTTATCATTCACCGACTTTCTATTAACATGTTCCATATTCTGTCTCCTTGTAAAATTCTATTTGATAGTTATATTGCTGCTTCAATGCTTGATTAATATCAGTGAACACACTACTAGGCATCTTCTTACCAGTCCTAGCATAATATGCTGGATGATATACCTCAATAGTCTTCAGACTGTTTACTATATCATTCTTGAATAACTCAGCTTGACTACCAAACAGAACATAAATCATACCTCCGTCTTTATAGCTCATGTTGTGAATCAACTTAGACATAAAGGGTTTCCATATGTCAAAGTGTGCTCCAACTTTACCTACTTCACAAGTAAGAGCAGTATTAATCATTAAGATTCCTTGCTTAGCCCAAGACTCTAACGTATTGTCAAACTCTATAAGGTTATGGGGAATTTCATAATTAATAGCAGCCTCTTTAACTACTTTAAGTGAAGGAGATAGATACTCCTCAGAAGTATCTTCTGAATTACCAAATAGTATCCCAGTAGCTACCCCTCTTTGAGGATAAGGGTCTTGCCCAAGAAAGACTACCTTGCAGTCCTTAAATGAGCAAGCCCTAAATGCCTTAAAGATGTTCTTAGGAGAAAGGACATAGATTAGCTGAATTAATCTTATTAACCCAAGTTGCTACTCTACGTAATTCCTCTTTGTCAATAACATCAATCCAGTCACCAAAGTACTCCTCAGCCTTCATATCAAATTTCAAGAGTATAGGAGGTTATCCAATCTCCACATTGTTCACAATGTCCTAAATCTTCATACTCTCCAGTCTCAGCTACAGTTGTCAAGATGTCTTGAAGAGTTGATATATCATCAATCTTCTCCAATGCTCTTACTATAGCATCTTTAATAACTTTCGGAGATAAATCCGCAGATTCTTTACCATCAATAGTTAAACTATCGCAGGTACATCCAGATGTGTAATTAATTTTCATAATTTATACTCTGTAATAATGGTGTCCAATAGGATTAGCAAAGTACTCTGTACCACTCTTCTGGAGTAACTTCTACCTCTCGCCATTCTCTGATGTAGATTTGAGGAGGTAGACAGTTATCCATTGGGTCTGGATACTCTATTAGTACTTGTATTGTTAGCATAATATCTCCTTAGATATTCGTGCGGTAATATATCCTCGTTTGACAAACTCTTCATACAGAGGTACCGCCAACTCCCTAGCTTGAGGATGAGCGTCCTTTGCACATCTCAGTTTAAAGAATCCTTCCCATTGCTCAATAGTACCAGTCATAATTAACTCGGTCTTTAAACTATTAGGAAGAACTGCTCTAGCTTGTTGAGCTATCCAACCCTCCTTTAGCAACTCCATATATGCTTCTTCTGCCTGTAATAAGCTTTGCAAATATACACTTAAAGGAGCATTGTTATAGTCTCCAGTAATTCTCTCTACCTCATAAGTTAGGTTTTCACCCCAACGTAGAGTTCTAGGAATTTCAAAGTCACCACTATCAATCCAGGATGGAATAATGAAGGTGCAATCTCCACCAAACTTATCCTTCGAATAATTACAATACCTAGTACTCTCTTGAGCAAAGCTAAAGACTCTATGCCTTACGAACTCATGAGATACACCTCTATCGCATACAAACTTAACAGTAACACGCTTAACGTGGTGTTCTGAAGGCTCACACTGATACTTAAGGTCATCCAACCAGTCATTCTGAAGTAGTACTCTATAGTTAGTAGTTATATAAGCATATGTGTGTCCGTTGAACTTCTCTTTATATTCTGGAATTTCATATCCATGAAGAGGTTCATTATTGATAGTTACTACAGAATACTCATTGAAGTGATACTTATTTGGGAGGTTCATAGAACCATGCTCAATAATATCGTACTTCAAATATACAGTACCATGCTCAACCATCGCAGTATGACCACGTTTGACTAACATACCTACAAATTTCTCTGCACTATCCTCTGTTATTTTATCTTCCGACTTATAACAAGTTCTACCACATCTTTCTATGTGTTGTAACAGCCCATCTAATCCAGGCTTTTGTTCTAGTATTTCAAATGACGGTTTAATCAGCTTCATTCAGTAACTTCCTCATAAGTTTTCTCAAATATATCTGGCTTACAAGGATAGAACTCTCCGTTCACACCTTTGATGATATAATCTCCGACTGAGGCTTTCATAGTACCTTCAAGAGTTTCAATCTTTATATAAGGATTATCTTTATCCTCATAGTTGACTCTTGTAGTTTCCTGCCCCATAAACTCATGAATAGCTAATATACAATCTGCATTGTCTTCAAACTGTATAGCTTCAATGATAACTGGTTTCTTCCTATACTTCATTTCTTTACTAATGAATCTCTCCAATCATCCCAGGCTTTAGCTTCAGCATGTAACTTCTGAATAGCTTTCCAAGGCGTCTTAGAGAGTGTAGAGTTATAATAAGTACTATCTTGTGTTACTTCTTTACCAAGCCATTGAGGTTTATCAAACTGTGTGTCCTCTGATGGTAACTCTATCTCGGCAATAATTAGCCCGTCGTCCTCTTCATGGAACTCATCTACTTCCCATTTCAACATACCAGATGTTGCTGGAATAATATAACGAGTCTTATGAATAACTCTACCGCAGGTTCTTGTAAGTAACTCCTCTGCATCCTTCTTAGGAATAGGAATTTCATACTCCAATCTTGATAGTCTTTCATTGGACTTGACTATAATCCATGCCTTCTCATCCCTTATAGATACTCTAGCTTCTCCCTTATCGGTAATCCCTATGTATCCTTGACGTATGTCCATAACCCTAACAGCCTGCTCTTTGAACAAGCTGTTAGTAGTTAGGAACTTCCTTTCAATTTCAGTCTGCATCAATAGATGATTGATATGCCTCTTCGATTATCTCCCTCATTATCTCGATGTCCTGCTGTTTACAGTAATCTTCAACAAAGTCTCTGAAGAATCCTTCATCAAGTCTTTGCCAGAATTCATCTTGGAGGTCTTCATCCTCAATGAGAGGTAATACCTGTGATACAGGTGGTTCAACATCAATTACTGAGCTTAAGTCTAAATATTTACCCATATTAATGAATCCAATGGTCGCCAATCTCTACATCAGCACCTAAATGTGCTCTTGTACAGAATGGTTTACCTGCACTTACCATGCACTTAACTAATATATCTGCAACTTCTTGTGAAATCTCTTCTGGAGCTTCAAGATTAATTTCATCATGTACTGGAATACAATATTTAACCTTGAATAACAAGCCATTCTTTAATAGCCAGTTGAATAGCTTTATAGATGCTAACTTAAAACACAATGCACCAGCAGCCTGAATTGGATAATTAATAGATTGCTTCTCAGACTCTGCTTTACGCCTGGCTAAACGTCTAACACCTTGTACAGTGTCACAATCAGGGTCTTCCTGCTTCATTTCTCTATAATAAGCCCAGAACTCAGGGTCTTCTTGCTTATCCATTTGTCTTTTAAGTTCATCATAATCATAGATATATGCTTTATGACCAGTTATCTTACTTAATAAGATATAACCTTTACGCATAACATCTACTCTTCTGAAATCCTGATACCTCTTTAAGCCAGCAAAACCTGACATATAGTTCTCATAGATTTCTTTAGCTCTCTTGGCATCAAGACCATAATTCCTTATTAAGGTACTGTCTTGACCACCATAATTGAAACAGAACTCATAACCTTTGGCTTCTTGCCTTAGGTCTTTAAAGTTCTTCTTAATATCCTTTAGGGGCATATCCCTTGGGATTTGCTGGAATACCATCTTGGCGGTTAGACTATGCAAGTCACCACTACCATTAGTAAGTTCTTCTAACATAGCCTCATCGTTAGCCATAGATGCCATTAGATATGACTCTTGACCACTATAATCGGCTGAAATCCATTTGTTACCTGTATCGGAAACAAAGCACGCTCTAGTCTGAGCATCATGTGGTAGATTCTGTAGATTAGGTTCTGTTGAACTTAACCTACCAGTATCCGTTCCTAACTGATTGAAATTGGCATGTATTCTACCAGTAACGGGGTTTATCAAGTTCAAGAACTTCTGACCAAAGGTATTAACGATGATAGCAGCTTTCTTGTACTTTATATAGATTGGAATTAGAGGACTCTTAGATGCCTGCGGTTCTACCACTTTAATATCCACAGACTTCTTATAATGCTTGGTCTTCTTATCCAATACTCTTAGATTCAATCCCAATTCTTCAAACAATGGGATTACTTGTTGGGAACTAGTCCAGTTTATATGACATCTTGGCTTAGTATCAAACCCACTGAACAAATCGCCCTGCATATTTACAGAACAATAGTTACCAGTTTGCTTAATGACATAAGCTTCACTGTCATGACTCGCTCCAGTAGAATCAAACTCTGGTGCTCTAACAGCATTAAGAGGTAATTTAGCTCTCTCTTCTTTGAGTGCATCCTCTGTCTTATACCATTTATCAATATGGATAACTTGATTGATAGTATAGCTCTTATCACTATATTCATGACAATAACGCTCTACCCAATCATTTAGCTCTGCTTCATATCTTTCAAGGTTATTAAGGTCAGTAGTCATTTTAATTCTCCACTTACCTACGTCTAACTTAGCCCCACAATATTCTATATATGCTAGACACTTAACAAACTCATTTTCAAAGTCAATAGCCTTTAATAAGCCTTTAGCTTCGAGTTGTTCAAGTTGCTTATCTCTAATCTTACCCAGATAAGAGACATCACCAGCAGCATACACAATAACATCTTCTGTTAATCCAGTCTGTATAATCTTACCTCGTACAGACTTATCCATATCTACTCCTAGATAATTGATACTAGCAGCCTTCAAGCTCATCTCGTGCATACCTGCTGGATAGCCTAGCCAAAGTAATTTCTCGGCTAGATAACCATCATAAACCCTCATGGGAATGATTCTCTGGTGATATAGGAATTTCAAGTCAAACTTAATATTCCAACCTAAGAACATCCTTTGTGGATTCTCCATATACTCCTTAAATAGGTGTATATCAACAGATGTACAATCAATAACTACTTGGAAGTCTGCACAACCAAGTTGAACAGTTAATAGTTCCTTAGTATACGGGTCTAAACCCATAGTTTCAGTATCCAGCTCTACTACACTGAGAGGTGCTAATAGTTCTAAAGCCTCTTCAGCACTAATGACCTTATATCTGTCAGAAGCCCAAAGAGACTGTTGCTTGGTTACTAAATATATCATTAATATATAGCTATGTCTACATCATTAATATCAATATCTCCAAGCTGTGATAAAGCTGCTGTAAGACGTTGCTTAATAGTCTCCTTAGCTTCATCAATGTCTAAATAGCCATAGTATTCATACCATGCTATACCTTTAACACCCAAGTCAAATTTGAACGTCTCTTCTTGAACGTTGTACGGAGCAAAAGGGTCATTCTCTGCTCCTAATGGTAAATTACTCATTGTGTTTTGCTTTTATAAATCCTAACGAGTAATCTAATACAGCACTTATTTCTAAAGCCTTAAACAGTTGCATAATACAACAAAGTAGGATTATCCTTCTGAATATCAATCGGGTCCATGTTCTTAATAGCCAGCTTTTGGCTGAACTGTTGAACATCGAATCCAATAGTTATTAGATGATAACCATGTAGTGTAGGAATTTGATACCTTACCTTATTCTCCTCAGCACCCCTACATTCATTAACCAGTTCAATAACTGTCTTTAAATATTCTGGGTCTTTGGAGTCTACATCAACCACCCACAATGGTTTATAGCCTCTAGCTCTATTTCCACCACACGCACTATCCCATACTCTGTAACCCTGGTAAGAGTTACCTTCTGAAACTAATTTGGCATATTGTTGGATTGAAGCCAATGCTACCTCTTGAGCATTCCTTCTATTAAGATGGATGTATGCTCTAGCATTATTCTTGAGGCATAGTTCTTTAATCTTCTCTTTCTTGGTTAGGAACTGGTCTTTACTAAAGATATAGTAAGTCTTGATAGTTCTATAACCATTGTTTCCAATTTGAGTTACATTGCCATCTTTCTTACGTTGGATAATCTGTAGAAAGTAGAACTCATCTTGGTTGTTAAATTCCAAGATATTCTCAATCATATCAAAGTTATCCACTATAGTAAGATTACTTAGGCATTGTTCGCAGAAGTCATAACCACTATGCTCCTTACGATACTTATCAAATGGAATATTCTGTTCCATAATGACACTACATCCATCACAGACTACAGCGCCATTTCCTCCATTAAACTTATACATTGTTAATCTGTATTTGAGTACAACAATTTATCATCTTTAGCTGAATAGATTTCTTGTGTGGCACGACCTTCATTGTTTGCAGGAGTTAGAAAGTAGTCAGCATCATAGAACTCTTCCATGTCAGTACTATCTACCTCCCCATCTCTAACCAGCTCAACAGCTTCCTCTAATGTTTCAGCTTCTACTTCGTAAGAGTATCTACGCCAAGTACATACCTTTACGTCTTCGTACAAATTGAATTTCATATTAGAATCCTGTTTGTGTAGTGAAGAAGTTAACATTACCTACTCCGATGATGTGAGCATCATCTTCATTATCAACGTAGTAGTTTACTTCACCATCAAAGTCTTTGATTAGTGTAGTAGTCCACTCTCTGTTAATATGATAATCGAAGTCGGGATTATATTTCAATACTTCGTCCAATAGGAACACAGCCACCATACCAGCATCAGCACAGAAGTGTCCAATTTTCTTGATGTTTAAAGATGCATCAGCTATCTTATCATCGTAGATTTTAGCTTGAACTGAGTCTTCTCCATACTGCTTCATAAGTTCCCATCTTGCTCTTCCTAGAGTATTAAGCTCTTCTAACTGTGCTTCTACATCCTTACGAGGTGTAGACCAAGTAGAACAACTCCAATCACCATAAAGAGTAGATTCAGAGATATAGGTTGTAAGACCTAGTACACTCATGCTCTCACCCCAACCACACTTACTCCAATCATCAGAGTCTTCTTTAATTATATAACATGGGTCTGTTATAATAATATCACCCTTGAATTTCATTTGATTTGTCCATTAGTTTCTCATATTCCAAATCTCTTTGATATACTACACTAAGTGGACTCATACCAGCTTCAAGAGTTTCAATAAGTTTGAAACCATTCTCAGGAGTTATTAATGATTCCTTCTCAGATACACAGCCAGTATATTTCTGACCATAATCTCCCTCTACCTTCTTAGTAGCAGGGTTAATATCACCCCAATCAGCAGGGTGTCCATTGCCTATTGGTTCAACATAATACTTCTTGCCAGTAACTAGAGATTTAACAATAAACCTACCAGTTTCATCAGTATTAGTTAAGAACCTCTTATCCAAATCAGTCACGTGGAATTACGTCTAAGTCTGTTAAGTAAAAAATTGGTATCATTTATATCTTTCTGCACAAAGTACCCATTAACGTCAACATTTTTAAAGAGTGTGTATTACCACTTCTCTATCAGGGTCGAATTGTTTCAGTATTTCAATTAGCTGTCCTACTAATATTGCCATTAGAACTTTCCTTCATTAGGTTGCAAGCATACTAAGCCTTGTTCTCTCCACATCTTGACACACTTATAGTTATCCTCAAGAACGAATTGAACATTATACTTACCTTTGATATTATCCTCATAGATTTTCTTCTTACAATCAGCTCCAGGACTATAATCCTTAACTGGTCTAAAGAATAACTCATCGACAACAACATCATGCTTAGCTAACCACTTCTTAGTGGCAGCTATGATTTCTGGAGTACCTTCCCTACCAGTAACAATGAATACCTTACACTTCTCATACATACGTCTAACAAGCATACAAGTACCTTCGATAGCTATATCATCCAGCATACCCTCAGCTGCGCCTTCTCCGAAGTAAGGTCTACCAGTGGTATTTAGACATAATGTAGCGTCCATGTCTACTAATATAACAGGACGTCCGCCATCTACATGCTTAGGTGCTCTCTTTAACATACCTTTAATATCTTCTTGGATAATAAAATCACGATACCTTCTCCAGGTTGCTTTAATAACCTTCTCTCCTATTGGATTAGGTCTCATAGCATCACGACGAATACACTCTTCAACTGGGATGAAGAAGTCTTTGTATTCAACTTCATACTTCCAATCATAGATATAATTCTCGTTAAAGTCCTTAACCATCTTCTCTAACTCAGTACAAGTCTTAGGATTAAGGTTCATGTTATCAACTACAATATTATAACCTTTCTCCATACTATAAGCTAGTACAGTGTTATAAGTTGCAGTAACAACCTTCTCTCTGTTAGGAACCCAATAGTCACCTAACATATTACGAACATCATCGTTATTGAATCTAACTCTATGCTCTGGGTCTTCATGACACCATTGCTTAGCCCAAGTAGATTTACCTGAGCCTTGAATACCTCTACAGATTATTAACTGTCTTGTTTCCATCCATCATGGTTTATGTGTAGCAGAAGCTACTAGCCACTTCAATCATAATCTTTAACTTGTCCTCATCGGACAGTACCCTACTTGCATCTGAGATAACTCTGTCTAGTGAACACTTAAAATCGCATATTGCCTCATCTTTAACTTGGTTATAAGCAGCTTCAGAGCTAGATAATATATAACCTATTAGGTCACTCATTTGCCCTTCTACAAACTCATATCCACTGCCATTGAGGATATCTCTCAAACATTCTTCAGTTAAGTCTTCCTCCCTTATAGGCAGCTCATCGTCATTTAGAGAACACACATAATCTTCAGCTAATGCATCAAGTTCGTAGTCAGTTGGAACTTTATACTCCGTCATTTCTCATTAGTTGGCTTAAGCCAGATATTGGTTTCGTTAAAGATATATTCATCTAAGCCTACAAGGAAAAGCCACATCAGCGTAGTATGAGTATCATACTTAAAGCATTTAAGTAACTCTTCCCTAATTCTCTCCTCAGAGACTACTTTCATCTTAGTATAGTAATCATAATTCTCTATAGCTGAATGAACCTCATCGCTAAAGTCAAACCCTTTAGTAACAGCAAACCTAACACCCCTGATTATCCTTAAAGGGTCATCATCGAAGGTTACAACTGGGTCAAGAGGGGTTCTTAGAATCCTATCCTTTAAGTCTTCCATACCACCAAAGTAGTCTATAATCTCTCCAGTATCAGGGTCTTTAGCCATCGCATTAACAGTAAAATCTCTACGTGATAAATCATCATAGAGGTTTCCTGGCTCTACAATAGGAGTCCTAGTACCTGGGACATATCCTACTTCTTTCCTAGCCATTACAAAGTCTGCCACACCTTGATACTTATACCCTTCTGGGAATTTAGCACGTATAGTGTAGCACTCTGGAGTTACTAAGAAGATTTCAAACTTCTGCTCTTCTAAGTAGCTCTTTAATGCTTTGAACATTAGTTGAGCTGGACTAAGCTGAGCTTCACATGGGTGAATTTTACTATAGACTGCCTCTGTAGGCACAGCTACGTAATCAACGTCTTTGTTAGTAAGACCTAATAGTTCATCACGTATCTTACCACCAACTTCGTAGAATTTAAAATCTTCCATTATGCGTTATAGATTTCTCCTCCGTACTCTTCCCACTCTTCATTAGTTCCTTCGAACTCTTCAATAGTGAAGTTATAGTACTGAGATTCATCAACTGTCTCCCACAGCTTGTCCCAGTCCGAATCTTCCATTTCGTCTGGGTCATAGCCCTCTTCTTCAGCTATATCGGCTTCGCACCCATAGGATTGGAAGTTCTCATAAGCTAAGTCTTGAGCTGTATCATATAAATCCAACTCACTCTCAGCCATTGCCCTGAATGTGTTGTCCATTCCACACCAGTAGGTGCTAACGTGTATTAGAAACCGTTTCATTATTTAACAAGTTTAGTAATTGAGATGTCCTCTACCATCATATAATCATTAATCTCGTCTTCTATGTAATTAGCTTCATCTAAGGCTTCTATCATTAGAGCCTCTGGAATGTCGTCTAATGTATTGAAAGTGGGTTCATCAGAACGCTCTTGATAGTCATTGACTAACTCAAGCAATTCCAAATCATCCACTTCCATTACATATTCAAGCTTAAATTTCACTTTATGATTCAGTTTCAATGTCCACTTCAACCCTTATCCAGTGATTTAGATTCTCCTTCCAAGAATTTAATACACTTCAGCTTATAGGCTTCGGATAGAGAGTTTTCAATCTTAATAACAATGCCTTCATGAGATACTTTATTGTTACAGGTTGGAGATTCACACTCCATGAAGAAATTCTTATCACTAGCTAACTTCTGTAGGAAGTTCTCATTCCAGTGCTCAGCAATATCTAAGTCTGGATATAAGTCTTTAGCATAGCCATAGTAATATTCCTCTACAGGCTTTAAGCCTTCTTTGGCACACCATTGTTGCACCTGTCTTGCACTAAACTCATATACACGTCCGTCAGGGTTAGTATAGGTCAAACGATAGATTTGTATTCCAAAGTTCTCTCCATACTTATACCTATCTGCACTTCTCGGAGGTTCAAATCCATAATCAAATGCTTTACCACCTAACTTCTGAATTGCACCACCATTTGGTAGATAACCTACTATCTCGTAGTAAGCTGTCATTCCTTTCTGTAGATGAGGTCTAACAACATCATCTGCATACTTCCATACGTCCACTCCGTAGAAACCACCACTAGTAGTTTCATTGTAATATGGGTTCTTAACTACGGACCTTGAAGACCACAGATAATCATATCGAGTATCATCTATCTCTTTACGAGTTAGAAACTCAAATACTTTCTCATACCACTTCTTAGGTCTTTCGCACAATACATAAGCAGATATACCAGAGGTTCCATGAACCTTAGCAGTAATGCTTATAATGTCATTGGGATGAATGACTGACGGACACTTCTTAATAAGAGTAGTGTCATAATGAAACCTAAATTGAGTATCAATTACTTTCTTTACTCTATTAAGTTTCTTCCTAACTTTGCCACCTTCTCTTGGTTGACCAGGAGTATAAGTAGTCTTAGGAACATACTTCCTGCATAGGATTTCTCCATCCACAGAGTCAAACTCAGTGCCAGGAGCAACCTTATGTACCACCTCATTCTTCTTACCAATTAAAGTAAGCCAGTTATATAGGTAGGTAATCGGAGCAATGAACCCTTCTGAAGGATAACCTTGTAGTTTGATTATCTTCACCCTACAGTTATCTTCAAAGAATCCAGCCTGTTCTTTGTCGAAGTTCTTAATCTTATCTCTAAAGAGATTATTGGCAGATAGGAACCTATCATCAATAGCACATTCTATAGGGAAGTAAACATATGTACCAGGATTGGTATCAATACTTACAGCAATAGAATAGCCGTCGATTGTACAACATTTTAATCTCTCACACTTTGGATTAGGATGTTTAATAAACTCCTTAATCTCTACAATCTTTGCAGCATAATTTCTGTTAAATTTTGGTGATTGAGTTAATTGCATTTAAAGCAAATTTAGAAAACCCATACTTAATAATCTTTGTATTAGGTAATCTGTAAGATGAAGTGACTATTCCTCGAATAGACTCCAATCTTCACGGAGGATAGCATCCCAGTAGAGTTTCACTTCTTCCCTTCTACCTTTGGGGTATTGAGCTTTAGGAATACAATACACTTTACCATTCTCCATAAAGAGGACGTTGCCTCTTGGATTAGTCACTTTGAGACCACTCTTTAGAAAGGACAATGCCTCTCCAAAATCAAACTGTTTTACTTCCATTGTTACCTTTAATATTTATAAAGTGAAACTTAGATTCTACTAAGCAAACAGTCTCAGCTATGATGTTCTTCAAGATATTCATACAGTTCATCGACACTACGAATTATTTCAACATCGTTGCCATGCTCATCAGTTTCAAACGCTTTAAGCTCTGGGTTACGTGATTTCTCATACACCCACCATTGAACCCATTCGAGTCCTTCTTGACCATAAGCATCTTCCATGACAGCATCGAATAACTCGCACATACCATTAACTAATGTACTTTCACATACATCAATACCAAGCTCTTCTAACTTCTCTGTATCCTTACCTACATTTGATATAAGGTCTAACAATTTAAGGAACGTTACTTTCTTCAATGTAAGAACTTTCTTAAATGTTCAGTGATAGCTTGATTATCCTCCCTAAATGCGTATGAATCTAAGAAGGTTTCCCTTATTACGTATTCACCATCATCAGGAGAGAAATATTCATCCATCGCTTTAATAACGTCATCTACGTTACGAATCAATGTATCATCCTTATAGACAATATCAGATTCGTCTCTATAAGCAAAGAAGAGGGACATTAAAATCCCTCTTCTTCTAAAAACTACAATATAATTCATTCTCGTGTAAGTTCAAATTCACGCATAAAGTTGGCGAATGTTTGTGCTAACGACTCATCTTGCCTATTGTTATAGTAATAGTTAAACGCATGGAATACCTCATGCCAGAAAGAATTCTTAATCTGCTCTTCAGTTAGATTAACAGTCTCTCCATCATCAGTTTTCATACATTCTGCTACTTTGATTTCAAGCTTTAAATTGCAGTGAGAACCAAATGTATCACCATTATCTATAAAATCGCATAGTATAACTTTATACCAGTGATTAGCTATTCTAACCTTACTAGGAATATCATATTTCATAGCCTTTAAGTCTCTTCCACTCATCAATAAATTCCTTAGGCAGACTAAAGTCCATTTCTGCCTGGTCTATATCTAAGTCTCCGACACTAAAGCTATCCCATATTGCATCGTAAACTGCATCGTTCAGGTCGCATTCATCATCATAACCAAGGTAATCCTCTGGATTAAGCTCAATCTGATTATCAATGAAACCCCAATGCACATCATAACGATAGGGTATTTTGTAATTACTCATAGTCCCTAATACATTTTAGAACTGGCTGTAGAGGACAACCTTCATCGCTAAGATAGAAATACTTTACAGTAGCCATCTTACCAATGATTTCATCCATTCTGTCAAGGTATTCCCATTTTAATTCACGAGGACCCATAGGTTTAGCTTCAAACTTAATACCTAATTCAGTCTCGCATACGAACACCATGTCTTCTGGACGTAAGCCATCTTCATAACCAACGATTTTAAATTCAGCATCTTTATACATTTTGACTTTAATCATAGCATTGGTTCTTCCTCCAAAGTTATATACTTTAGAAGGGTCACGAATAACTATTCCCTCAAAGCCTTCACCTACATACTTGTCATGTAGCTTTTGTATGTTTGCCCAACCAACAACCTTCTCTTGTGGAACCATTTGGAACTTTAAATCCCCTTCAGCCCATTGCCTTTCTGGGTCAAAGCCTAAGCCCAACTCATTAGCAATATCATGGAGAATGTCTAACCGCTCTTCAAATGTCTTGGTACTATCCATTACATCATAGACGTAATATTCAAGCCAATCCATTCCAGCTGTATCCTTCTCCAGTCTTGCTGCACCACTGATTTGCTGTAGAGATTTGCCATGTTCATATAGCTCACCGTCTAGTACAATATCAGGATGGTCCTTAAAGAATTGGATAAGTTTTGGGTTGTGGCGTATAAAGGAAGTAGAAGGGTCATAATTACCACCTCCTCTAGAGGCAGTTCTTACTTCTCCATCCTTCCAGTAGAAGGAGCATCTAACTCCATCTATCTTTCTACTTCCCCACCAGTATTTAATCTTATCGAATACACTGGTTGCAACTTTGTCAGCTTGTTTAGCCAACATATGCTTCTTAAACCCATTAGAGTCAGAAACACCTTCGCCCATCTGTTCTTGGACGAAATCAGCTACTGCCTTACTATCATCAATGCTGATGTTAGATGGTAATAGCTTATATCCTTTATCTTGATACTTCTTCAAATGGGAAGCATACTCCAATTTAACTTGCTCAGTAACAGTTCGCTTAGCCTTACCTGTAAATATCCAGATTTCTGGCTGAACTGATACTTTACCAGCATATTGATAAGTACGTCTTCTTATTACAAAGCCTCTCCTCGAATCATCCCATTCATAGTCAATCTCAACAACTCTGATTTTACCCTTATTGTCTTTACTAACTAGAATATCCATTAATAAACTACTTTTGTGCTAGATTGTAATGTATCTTTCGCTAGAGTTTTACGGTCATCTATAGAAAGGAAGAGGTCTGGAGCAATTTCATTCATAATATCCCACAGACCCGCCTGTTCATCATCCTGATACAGACTATAGTATACATCCTCTGCACTCATTCCTCCCTGCAATGCAGCGCAAGCTAAGCGCAGTTGGATTTCTTGTCTTTCAGTCATTACATATCATCGTCTAACTCAGCCATAGATATTGGTTGAGATAAGAACTCCTTAAGAACAGTAATAATAGTATCTCTTTCCTTGATTAAGTCAGCTTTATGCTGCTTTAGATTCTCTATTACAGCATAAGCATCCTCTACGTCACCATCACATTGCTTAATTTTAGATGTAAGCTCTGTAATCTTCTGACTATAACCTATGATAGGGTCTATTGCTCCCATTACTTACCAGTATGACCAAACCCACCTTCACCTCTATCTGTTTCTGGAAGTACTTCTACTTCTTCCCATTCAGCTACTTCATGTTTAGCAAGAACTAATTGCATTAGTCTTTCACCATCATGAATGCGAACAGAAGTATTAGATGTATTAGTTAAGATGATACCTATCTCACCTCTGTAATCAGCATCAATAGTGCCAATCCCATTAGTAAGAGTAAGTCCCATCTTTAATGCTAATCCACTTCTCATTCTACATTGAAACTCATACCCTTGCGGAATAGCTACAAATAGACCAGTAGGGATTAGACATCTACCTCCAGGCTTAATTTCAATAGTCTTAACCTTGCCTTTTAATATACCAACAGCATCAGCATCAAAGAAGAACTTCTCTGGCTTATTATCTACTAGTTTAATTCTACTGAAATCTCCTCTGACATCCATGCCAGCAGAGAATAAGGTTTCATACTTTGGGAGTTCCCATTGAGATTTATTTATTACTTGTACTTTCATTCTTCATTTCTTCAAGAATAGGACGATAATCAATCTCTTCAAATTCGAACTTGTATCTTGAATTTAGTGTAGTAAACTCACCCTTATCCCAGTAAATCTTCTGGATATTAGATGTTCTGAACCACTGCTCCACGTCAGCTATGTAAAGACTAAGACCTTCTCCAAATGCAGCGGTAATACCTTCCTCAGATTCACCTGTGGATAAGTACCCTCCATTACTAGAGACTTTAGTAATCTTAATATAGCCGACTTTAGAGTCTTTCAAAGCTCTGTGGAGTTCAGGGTTTCCCCCTACTCTCACAAAGTCTTTAAGGCTTGCTTCTCTGTGTTTAAGAGTAGCTTGTATAAAGCTATCTCCCCACATTATTGCTTCACTGAACCTCATTCAAATATTTAATAATGTTATCCGCTGTACAATCCCCCACTTCGGAATAAAAAGCTTTAACTAGTTCTTTGTTGTTATCATAGACAGCAACGAAAGGAACTAACCTAGTGCCACATGATGCTTTAATCATAATAGCTTTCTTCTTATCCTTATAGTGTAGTTCATCGTAAGTTTCAACTTCTATCTTAGGGAATTTCTCCCAGATGTATGCTACCACCTTATTCTTAAGAGGCAGGCAAGTTTCACTATAAACTATCTTTACAGTCATGTTTAGTCGGATTATACCAATATATAAGCATCTGTTTTAGTTCTTGACAACGATACGTATTGCATCTGCCTAATCTCGTCAACATTCTTACAAACAAGAACGTTTGCCATATCAATGAACACTGTTCCAAGAGAGCTTCCTTGAATCTTATGAATAGTTGATGCATACCCATAGTCGAATGTCTTCTTTTTAATAACCCTATTATCCCACATTATATCTCTAGGAGTAGCGAAGCTCTTAATCATTTCAAAGTACTTCTTCCATAAGAATGTAGACCTAGTACGGTTACCATTTCTTTTAGCCTCAATAGCAGATATTCTAAAATTCTCTATTGTAGCAGCAAGGCTATCTATATAGTCTTTGTTGATGTCTCTTTCTAATATAAATACAGTTAATAACTTCTTATATACTGTATCATATAGTTCAAGTTCATACCCAGGCATCTTCATGAAATGTGGAATATGTCTTTCTACTCTCTTAGGAGTATCTACTATTATATAGTCCAAAGAATTGTAAAACTGAGTGCCATTATACTCAAAGTTCTCATAACCAGTCAAAAATTCGAACTGATTATACTCATTGGCTACATTATCCTCCCAAAGCAGCTTCCTCATACATTGATTGAATCCTTGTACTCTGGCATTAGTATATGCTATAAGCTTCACTTCGTTAACGTCCTGCTTCTTAATAGCTTGCTTAAAGAAGCCAGCACTTCTGACCATAAAGTCTTTGGCTTGGTCACATATAATTAAAGACCCTTCGGGGGCTTTGATAGGTTCAAATCTCCGCATGGGTCTTTCTCTTAGTCTGGATAATAACGGCAATAGTCCATTAGTATCAGCTTGTCTATGAATTTGAGTTAGTGTAATAATGTTCGGACAGTTAAATACTAAACTTGTACTCTTACTACACACAGGCTGTATTTGAGCCTTATCTCCAATGAATAGTAACTTAGTTCCATATTGATTACACATATCAAGTAGTAACTTGTATATTTCATCATTAATCATAGATGCTTCATCTATAATCACAATACCGTTATCGGGTATTTCACCAAAGCCATTACATTGGAATTTTAAATCTTTGTAGTCTAATTCAAATATCTCTATGTTAGGAGCAAGGGATAACAGCTTATGAACAGTCATTGCCTCCTCACCAGTAACCTCCTCCACTACTAACTTAGCTTTATGTGTAGGAGCACATAATATGAAGTCTTCTCTATTAGACCTTAAGAATTGAATATACTCATTAAGGATAGAGGTTTTACCAGTACCAGCATAGCCTTGTAATACTAGTACTGGCTCCTCTGTATTTAGAAAGTCTTTCATTCTCTCTAAAGCCTTTATCTGCTCCTCCGCTAGAGTAATGCGAGGTCTTTTAGGTTCTCCTATCCTCCTTGACGAATACCCATTGAAGGGTAGTTTAATGTTCATTTCCAGAATAAGTTTGTAATATCTTCCAGACCATAAACAGGATTACCATCTTCACCCAACTCTCTACTCATTTTAACCTCATACATTCTTTGGTTAGTTGTAGGACTCTTTAAGCCACCTAATTCTTCAATATAAGGACCTAACTTTATAAAGTTAAAGTTCTTAATATCAATATCCTTAGATAACTCTTGTCTACCACTATACCAAGCTGTTAATAGTCCTTTAGTTTGGACAATACCAGCTAACATACTAACAGATTGTGTGTCTGAATCCCCACCCATAAAGGCAACACAAGTGATACCTTCGTTCTTGTCTATTAGACGCATTAATGCTCCGAGGTCAAGAAAGTTTCCAATATCCTCTGCCAAGTAAGAACTATGACAGCCCTTACAATGACAAGGACAGTTTGAGATGTTAATAGCAAGTGTAGTTTCATTTGGTATCTCCTGGAAGACTATATCATAATTAACATACTTCAGCATATCAATCAGATTCATGTAAGACAAATACAGTAGGCTTCCCATCTACTTCATATACAGATAAAACCTCTTCATTAGGGTCACATCCATCCATTTCTTTCAGCCATGTGTCTAATGTACAAATGATAAAGCCAGACCAACCATCTGGACCACCTAAGAACCATCCACCTTCTCTCATAATTGAGAAGTCTCCGTCAAAGTCCTGTAGGTTATTCTCAACTTTATCTAGCCAATCATCCATAGACTTATCTCCGTAGACTGGGCTAAGGTAGTATCTTGATGTACTGAAATGAGCTAATATAATATTCTTAGCTAACTCTACATCACATACCCATCCATCCTCTATACCTGTCATATACACAATAGGAATAAGATTAGTAAGAATACCATCTGCAATACCCACTTATCTGGGAACTGATACCTAATGTAATGTTCAATGTCCATACGCATGAACATAGATACTAACTTATCTTGGAGACCATTGTAGTTGTACTTTACTGCCAGTCCTACCCCTATTTCTAGGAGCAGGATAGCAATAAATATGATTTGAAATAGAACCATGATTCTTATTGTTTATAGTAATAACGTTTACTAGCTTCTTTCTGTCTAGCTTCACTAAAGTTACTAATTCTCTTTAGATACCCAATAATCCTAGTAGCATAGTCTATATTCTTGCTTCCACACTTAGGACACTCATGCAAGTATCTCTTATCTATGTGCCCACAGTCATTACAGATAGTGTTTGGAATATTAAAGGTAAAGTAATTAGTACCATTGACAGCTGCAACCTTTAATAGGTTTCTATACTGGTCTTTGGTAAGGTGTTCTTCAAGATTCATGTGCAATGCACTTCCTCCATCCAAATACTTTACATACTCTTTACCATGAAGTTTGAACTTATCAAAGATAGTTAATGATGTATCTTCTACTGCATAGAAATAGCTATTATAGCAATCTCTAGGTACAAAGTAGCCATCTTTCCTATCCCAGTTAGCGTGCTTAACTCCTAGATTCTCAGCAGGAACGAACTCAGTATTAAACATAAGTTCTTTAGTCTTAGCCTTTCTATTCTCATCACTGATGGTCTTTAGAATAGATTGCATAAACTCTCTATAGGTGTCATTATCACTTACCTCAATTCCTAAGAATTCAGCAGCTTCAATAACACCATTAACACCTACAGTTAGGTATTGCTTCTTCAGATTAATAAATCCAGCAGTATAAACTGTTAGTAGACCATCCTTTAGATAATCCTTTAGCAATTCATTATATGCTGTTTGGAATTTATGAACTTTCTGAACCTGAGAGCGTAGATAGTCAATCATATCATATCCCTTATTAACTGCGTCCTGTACTAGCCTATTGATATTGAGAGTCATTACAGACTTACTACCAGTAGCAATACCTCCAGCACCTAATGAATAGGAGAATTGATTGTCACTAACTTCATTACGCAATCTACAACAAGATGATAATGAGTCTGCACTATCAGAAGTATAAGTGAAGAATGAATGACCTTTACTATACATTTCTGCTGTAAAGTCAGCCCATTCCTTATCACGAATATCCTCACCATCAGTTAATAGAGCTACAGTCTCAACTGGGAATGTTAAGATACACTTAGTACGTTCCTCATTAAACCAACTCATGAATTTCTTCTGTAACCAATTTAATGAATCCCATATTGGCTTAGTCCCATCGGGGAATACAAATTCTCCGAATAAGCCTTCAAAGTAGTACTTATCAAAATAGCTGATATTCCAGAATACTGATTGGAAGTTACGAGCAGCAGCGGGCTGATTGATTGAATATACAATCTGCTGGAACTTCTGCTCAATCACCTTCTCAATAGTTAGCATATTAGTTACTTCTGCTGTATTTATAGGCTTATCATTACCCTCCAATGTAGGATTAGTAGTAAACCTTAATTGGCAGTTTGCATCAGCATATTTCCAGTAATCATCACCCCACTCTTTACGAGCAAAGTAATCAAAATACATTAGGAACTCACCAGTAGCTACTGCACCTGCAAACTGTGAACTAATTGCAAATACTAGATTTACAAACATTCCACAGAATGAGTCTAAGTTCTTAGGTTTAGCAGATAAACCCCCAATAGGCTGCAAACCTTCCAACAGAAATGGATACATAGTAATAGCCACACAATATGGCATAATACTAGTCTCATCATGTTTATATAATACGTGTGATTCTAGCATCTGGATATACTCCTTAGCTAAATCCTCGCCATACATTTCTCTAATCTTATCGGTAAGTATGGTACGATTAACCTTAATAATATCACCCTTGAAGAGTTCACCATTAAGAGTTACAATGTTCTTTTCAGTAACATTAGCATTAGCATCATACTTACTACCTGTGGCGGCATTACTAGCCTTAGCATAGTCTTTAATGAACTGTTTCTTATTCGTTAAAGTTCTAAGTTCAGCTTGTTTCTGCCTATACAAGATAAATGCTTTAGCAACATTATAATAATCACAAGCCATAAGAGCTTTCTCTATTTGGTCTTGAATCTCTTCTACAGAGATAATGTTGTTAAAGTATAATTCATCTTTTACATCACTAAGAATATCCATATCAATAGGTTCATTAACAGCATGGAATGCTTTAGTGATTGCTAAGTCAATCTTACCCCAGTCGAAGGGCTGTACTGTCTTGTTTCGTTTTACTACTAGCATTAATTAATTTAAAAGTCTAAGATTGTACGTAGTAATAAGGTCTTCTCTGCCTTATTGATGATATCTTTACCACCATCATTGCTGATTAACTCAGTAAATGCATTATAAACCTTAAACATATTGACATCCTCATCTTCCTTAACATAATACTTGGACTTAGTGTCCACGAACAACGATTTATAAGCGTCAATGACTTCTTTAGTTCCTAATTTAACCTTACCATAGCCTAAGTCACAAGATTGTGAAATTGCATTACGCATCCACTTACCCAAGTTAGATTCAATGGTAGGAACAGTTCTCTCCCATTCTGTATCGTGGAGAGTCTTCAACCACAGTTTCAAATCAGATGTTTGCTCCATCAGATTCTTAACTGGTTTATAGTTTATAGCCTTCTCTGGCTCTAATTCCTGAATATTAATGAACGAAGGGTCAAATACACATAGATTGGTACAAGCCCTATTAAGTCCACCTCTATACATCTTGCATATTGGCTTACGAACATCTAGTCCATACAAGAAGCCAATTACTTCATCATGGTTATCCCACGCATATTCATCTGGCAATACTGCCTCAATGAGAACCCTATTATAGGTTACGTCATCTGTGTTATACTCACCAGTAATAGTCCTGGTGATTTGGTCAGGGAGTTTAACTTGCACCCTGAAATCAGAAGTAAATTTGGACATAGTTTCCAAGAATGGCTCTACGTAAGCCTCAGTTGGGAAATATGCTCTCTCTTTAATTCTTGTTGCCTTTCCTTGCAGTAATTCGTCTAATGTTATTTCCATTACTCTTCAATACTAACTTCAACACCAGTCTTATCTTCAAACTCCTTTAGAGCAGCTCTAATTTCATCTGCTTCATCGTCATCATAGTTAGCAATGTCGAAATGAACCCCATCGGTGAAGTCAAAGTCGTCAGCATCCATGAAGTATGGGAATATACCAGCATCTTGGGCTGCAAATATTAGATTACCAAGAATGAATACCCTTACACAATCTAAATCCTGCATAGAGTCTAGGTCAGTCATTTCCCAATCATAATCATCTAAGTCGACGTTCAATGCTTCAAACATTGGTTCGAAGATTTCAACATAATCTTTTACTTCTTGTAATTCAAGAGTCTGGTTTAATATTAAATCAAATAGTGCCATTTTACAGTTTTACTTATTGGTTAGTAGTATAGAACTCTATACCGTCAATCATATCTGCATGATTAGTCCATCTTAGGATGTATACTAGACCTCTGATTTTGTTACCAGTACTTCCCTTTACGTTTACTACACTTGGGTCGTCTTTAATAAAGTTAACTTTCTTCCTCTCCATAGCAGCTACAGTCTTATTAAGGATACCTGCACCCTTACATAATAGTTTAAGCTTATCAAGGGATTTACTCTTCAGAATGACTGTAAAAATTGACCTAATTATATTAGTTAGGTCGTCTCCTGAAATATAGAGATTGTTAATCTTAATCAACTTTATATGAGTCCAGCTGAATGCTAGGTTAAATTCATCAACCGAAGCTAGGCTACTTAAATCCACATCTAACTTAGTTAGGGGTCTATTCTTGTGGTAAAGAGTTCCAGAAGTATCTGAAGATATACCACGACACTCCGTAGCACTTCTACGAAATACACTTCCAGCTCTTTCCATGTCAGCTGAAACGTCCTTATCGGATTCTTCCACTATTAACTCTTTCTCTGAGTAAACCCTTTTAATTATCTCATTAGCTTTAGCTTCCATTGCTTTAGCTGGAACTGAAGTAGCTGTATGTATCTCAGGGAAAGACGGCTTCTTAATAATACCTTCACCTTCTAAGAAATCTCCCAAGTACTCATATGTCTCAACAAGTTCCTGTTTGATTGCTACTTCTGCACTAGTAATCTGACTAAGTTTTAGTTCAAGAGCTTTACGCTCCTCTCTAGCTGATTTAAGAGCTTTAACTATATCCTCGATTTGACTATTCATTGTAGTACGATTCTACCATCCAACATATTACCATTCTCATCTACAATAGAATAATCACAAGCAGCTGGTGTATTACCAAAGTTCTTGTGAATCCATTCTGAACTACCAAATAAGGAGCCTACTGACTTGTAAGTAAATCTCCTACCATAGGTAGTTGCGGACTGATGTAAATCTCCTTTTACAAAGACTACATTGCCTTTAATTCCTTTGTTATCAATATATTCATTGATAAAGTTCTCTGTCTTGACATCTAATGTAAGAGGTAAGTTCTTAAACATATCCTTGTTATCCTTACCGTGACACAGAATATAGGTAGTAGTTCCTAACGTGAACTCACCTATGAACTTCTCAAAGATTGTAGCTTCAATATCCATACTTTGTAAGATATATTGAAGTGCAATATTAGCAGAATATCCGAAATCCCCATCATGGTTAGATTCTCCTACACAATAGTACGATAAGCCACCACAAGGTAGTTCATCTACCAATGCAGTCATAAACTTAGTCATTACTTCAATAAAGCACTTTAACTGTTCCTTATTGTTCATGTTCTGAGCGAGTTGATGCCCACCTCTTGTAGTTTGACCATCATATCCATCTAAGGAATCTCCTAGATTACATACGATTACGTTAGTAAAGTTGCCAAACATTAAAGATTCTCTCTTTAATTGCTCTACCAACTTACTAAGTCTAACTTCCACTTCCTCTTGGTCGTAATCATTAGCATAGATAGAATATCCAGACACAGATGCACCAATGTGCATATCAGATAGCCAAATAATCAAATCCCTATCTTCTCTACCTTTTACAGTAGGAACAAATTTAGGCAGATTTGACACATCAATACCTTCCAACATTCCAGACATATCCTGGAGCTGTTCTTTGAGGTCTTGATTCTCTTTCATATATCTTCTAAGCTGAGACTCTGTATGTTTAATCTTCTCAGCTTCATAACTTCTTAGGAAGTCATTCTCCTTCTCTCTAAACTGCATTTCTAACAGCTTGTCCTTATCATTCTCTTCAATAACATGAGGAGCAAAGGGAGCTGATGCCTTAGTAATGCTAAATGCTCTAAGTATTCTCTTAAAGTCAGCGAGAGAATAATCTGGGAAGAATCGGGATACTTCCCTCTGAGTAATGCCACTACCATAGTTAGAATACAACCTATAGACCATATTCATCTCATCCCTATTGAACGAGCCTAATATGGGTTGCTTATCTCTTACATAGATAGTGAACAGATATTTAACTATTTTGCCTTCTTCATCCCTTTCGATAGTAACCTTAGATGTATCATCCGAATCTAATTCAGAGTCACTAAAGACAGCTTCATTCCCGAATAAATCTGGAGTGGATTCTTTCCTAGTAGCCCTAAGTCTAGGTCTAGCATCAATCTGCTTAAACAAGTCCATAATGACATTATAATCTTCATCAGAGATTGTTCCAGCTTCTTTAGCTTGTTCTACAGCTTTCCTCTTCATACAGAAGTAGCTAGTAGGTAGACCTATCTTCTCAGAATAAGCATTCATGCTGATGTTATCTGCAATTACCGTTTTAAGGTGATTTGTAAGTTTAATAATAGTTTGTTCCTTCATCGTTAGATGTTTAAAATTAGATAGCAGTTACGCCTTTAAAATACAGCATCTTGATAGTTGGCAATCTATTACAAAAAAATAAGGGACTACCTTATTCGCATAAGATAATCCCTTTGATATTTAAAGTTGTAGAAGTCTATTAGGCTTCAACTCCAAAGCAGATGTAAGTTCCTTGTTTAGCACTCTTAGATGGAGTGTACTTAACTTCAAATGCACCAACTTCACCCTCAACTACATCCTTGATGTACTTGCAGAAGATGTCGCCTTTGTAATCTTTCTTAGTGTACAACTCTTTAGCTACTTCCTTAGCTTTGTTCTTTGTCTCGAAGTTAGTGAATAGAATTTCACCAGTTGCAGGGTTGATACCTTGATAACCAGTTTTATACTTTCTCTTACCCTTCTCGTTCTTAATATCCTTTACGGTATAAGGACGCTCACGTGTATCAGCAGAACCTGCTTCAAATGTGATAGAACAACCAATACCAGCAGCATACTTAGTGTGCTTTGCTAGATACTCTGCACAGAACTCTTTCAACGCTTTCTCAGCGATTGGTTTACCAGCAGTCTTCCATGCCTGAGTTGCGTCACGGATTACTTGGAATGGTGCTTCTGCGATAGCTTCTTGTTTAGTGAAACCTTTTACTTCTACTTTCTTAAAATTCATTGCTTGCATAATTCAAAAATTGTTTAAACATTATTTCATACGTTCTAATCTTGTAACTTTCTATAGTACAAAGATACTACTTTAAATTGTATCTACCAAGTAGTCTTAGTATTAAATTAATCTAAAATTTGAATTATAATCTCTATATTTCCCTTGAGGAAAGTGATACAAAGATACTACATTTTACTTAACTGTCCAACCGATAACCTTTAAAAAGTGTTAATTGGCAGTATGAGATAAAATTGACCTAACTATTGCATTATTGGTCATTGTAGTTAGAGTGTCATAACTCTCTTCGTAGAACAAATCCTCTCCATTCCTGGACGCAATATCTACGTTCTGTAAGATTTGTTGGAATCTCCATTGGGGAAACTTCTCCACTAACTCGGATAGAATCTCAACAATCCTTTGATTTGATTCATACCTCTTAGCAACCTTATCGCCCCAAGATATTCTTACTTCTTCGGTCATTAGAAAGGTAAATAAGTGTGTAGAATTTCCTTAATCTTCTTAACCATTTCCTTAGATGATTTCATATCAAAGGTTAGGAACTCATTACAGTGCTTCATCATGTCTGTACAGACAACAGATAACCCTCTAATGAATTTTAAGTCATGCTGTGACTCCTCCCCATCAATAATCTTCATTATTACGAGATAACAGGTTGCATCAGGATTCTTAATCCTTGCTTGCTTAGTAAGGAAACAAATAAGGGATATAAGTGCAAACTTGCTCCCAATATCACAATTTAAGTTACCTAAACTATAATATTCTCTGTAATAATTCTCAAGGTCTTGGTAAGATGGCTCCCATGCTTCCATAAGAAAAGATTCAATCATATAGTTCGCAGTATGCCACTCTCTGCAGCAAATCTTTAAATTCTAAGAAACCTTTACGAATCTCACCATTAGTTACCCTAAATACTCCAGCTCTATAATCTGGAACAGTGCATACTAATAGCATATTCGCCATCAGACTAGAAGGCTTTATATTGTATTGCTTCTGTACGTAAGAACGTAGCATCCACGCATACATTGCCATCTGTCTATTGTAATGGTATTTCTTAAATGAATCACCAAAGTCAATCAACCAATGCCCAGTAGTCTTAAGGTCATTAAGAACTACTTCATTAGTTTCAGTATCAATGGTGAAATTATCTAGCTTACCTTTAAGTTTAAGGATTGTCTCCTTACCCTCATGTTCAGCCTTCACATCCATAAACAGAGCTGCTTCATTCATGGAGATAGGCTCCTCGAATACTCCTTTTGGATGTAATAAATCCTGCACCTCTTTATTAGCCTCAACAGATGCTAAACAAAGCTGTAACTTCTCTCTTGACTTAGGGTCTAGATAGATTGGCTCAATCTCTGAGTTATTATGCTCAGATTCCCAATCCCTTCTATCCCACCAATAGTTGATGCATTTGTCTTTAACATTCTCAATCTTAATACTATCCATTTTGCCTTTATAGTAGTCGATTTTGTTAGATGCAGCTATAATATCATCATCTGATACAACACCCTTATTACTAAGGAATGTCTTGTATAGTTCATCTGCCATAGCTCCCATCTTAGCAGTGGGTCTATCAACATTATCAGCTACTTTAAATTCTCCTGGCTGTAGTACTAATTCATGGACTGCTGAGCCAAACACAAGAGAGTCAGAATACTTAGGGTGTTTACTTAGTCCTTCCTTATAAATCTGAGGACTTCCGTCTTGAGCTGGATTAATTAATGCAAGCTTTGAGTTGCTTATATATCCTGCCCACTTTTCACTAAAGTATTCCTCGTCACTCATCTCAATGAGTTGTATAGTGTCAAGAAGTGGAATCAGTTTAACATTTCTATGCATACTTCTTCATAAACAGATATGAGTCAATTATCTCATCCTTATTTAGTGAGAATACTTTAAACATAGGAAAGTCTGCCGTCCTCTCTGTATGAAACAACAGCGTTGGTAGTCCAGACTTCTGACATTTTAACACATTAGATAGTGAATCATCAATAAAAATATCCACCCTACCCTTAATCATATCAGCCTTATTACCATGCTGATAAATCATTTGATAGACTGGTCTATCAGGGAACCCATTACGTCTTAGCCATTCCTTAGTCCATGCCTTATTGTTTACTCGCTTAGTGCAATACAATTCAGGTATGAAGTCAGGTCTGTTCTTAACTTCAAGGTTCAACCAAAAATCTCTGTCTTTACTTAAAATCTGCTGTACATTACGTGTTATAATGTGGTCTTCCAGCATTTTAGGGTTATTGTCTGTATCGAAGTACTTACAATATGCTCCCCAGAAGTCTGCTAGACAATCGTCAATATCAAGTCCTATTCTCATCTAATATAAGTTTGTGAGGAAGGCTCATAATGAAATCGTAAGGCAGCTTCACCATAATATCCAAAGTTGCCCCACTTTGTTCTTGGGGTAGAATGGGTGATTATGTAGTTAGGATACCTAAATTTTAGTGCGGATAGGGCAAGTTGCTCAGATTCAATCATTATTAAAACTCCTCTATGTCGTAGATGTCTCCAATTACTATATCTGCTTGAGTGTTTAGAATAGTGATTAAATCCTCCCAATCGGATGGAATGTCAATATCCTCATAATCTTCTGTAAAAGCATTTATAAACTTCTGCTGAGCATCGGAGAAGTTCCTTGCACGTACCTTCTCAATCCAGCAATGACCATCCCCATAACATGGGAGTAGGTAAGTTGTCATCGAATGTTATGCTTAATTTTAAGTTTTCTTTTTATCTTCATCTGTGAGTATAGTCTTTCCTCTACCTACGTGCCACTTGTGGCATACGCTACATTTATAAGCTTGCCTCTTGTGTATAGTCTTATCCTGCACATTAATAACCATAGCAGCATGAATAGCTTCCTTCTCGGTTTCATATGCAGTCTTATTCCTAAATACAGGCTCTTTAGTTTCTGGATTAAAGTAGAACAGAGTTTGGTGTTCTCCAGCGTTGAAGTGTTCAGCGATTGGTCCAATCTCAACTAGCTTTAATATAAACCTTCTATCATCATCGGTGACGATAAACAGCTTTCCATCTTCCTTAGAGATGTCCTGTATTCTATCGGTATTAAAAGGGAATAGACTCTTCACGTATGCTAATAGACTTGCATCAGTTGTTGTCATACGTGAATGACCTTTATAGGTGTCAGATTAAAAGAACTCGGAGTTATTTGTACCTTATCCTTAGTAAGAATAATATTCTTGCTTAACGATTCAGGCGGATAGAGATGTGTCTTAATCTTAGAAGTCTTCAGATACTCTACAAAGTGTGCTCCAAATGCAGCATTCTTTATATCGTGCTTCTGAATTATTTCTTCTAAATATTCAAACACACTAGGTTCAATACCCTTATTGCTTCTACCAGAAGGCATTAAAGGTAACAGTACATGATAGTAAATACTATTACCATACCTAACTACAGTATCATAGAACTCATCTACGGATACTTTATCAGATATGATATGATGAATATTTACGTTCGTATCACCCCACGTCAATAGCTTGTTAATAGCCCTATGTGCTTGGAGTCTTATGTTTGGATTACCCAAACTAACAGCAACTCCTCCAACATACTCCTTAGTGTAGGCAAGGATTTCTCCTCCCTTAACATTGTCTCTAGCTATAATAAGACCATTAGTGGTGTAATTAGGAACTACTCCAGTATTATATACTGTTTCGAGGAACTCACAGAAGTCTGGATGCATAGTTGGCTCTCCAGTAGAACCAATAGCAATCTGGAATGGCTTACTTGTGTATAGTATTCCATCCTTTAATTCAGATTGATATACGTACATCCATTTCTTCCATGTCTCACAGATGTCAGGATAGTTAACACCACCATGCCCTGCTGACACATAACAGAAGTCACATTCAGCATTACATACAGTATTAATTCCAACATCATAAAACTCAGCCATATCAGGCGGTAATTCCTTAGCTACCCCAGTACCTACTCGGATAGTCTTTAGATTTGCCCATATAGCCTTATAGTTATGTGCAGGAAACTCTCTTACCTTAGTTCCCCAGCTTGTCCAATCTTTCATTCGTATTCTATTGTATAATTATCTTTAAAGTACTTATCAAGAATTGCTTCTAATCCTGCTTTGTAAAATTCTGTTGGTGCATCACCATAAGGAAGCCATAGTGCAACACTACCATCCTCCTTATATAGTGTAGGTTCCATATCAGAATAGCCGTATCCCGCTGGGAATAATGGCTTTAGTAGTTCATAGATAGCATCCAAGTCAGCTCCACTAATGGTACAGAATATCTCCGAAGAGCTATTAGTAGTTACATCAGAGAATGACTGGATATTAATTCTTAACAATGCGCCCGTCTGAGTCTTTAACTCTTTCATGGTCAGATGCTATACATTTGAAATTCTTAGTTAAAAATTCATCTACAGCATGGTATCCATAATCGACTCTAACAACCAGACAGCCTTTAGCAACACTTAAAGGTACTTCGAAAACCCAAGCTACGTAGTCTTCCTTAGACTCAAATGGAGTTCCATTCTCATCGTGTTCATCCCACATATAGGCTTCTCTACAGTACTCTTTAAAGTCACTTACTTCAATCCCACAGCATTCTCCAGAATAGAACTCTTCACCCTCATATTTCTTGTGTATTCCCTCTAATACCTCTTCTAATGCTTTGGCAGTATAGGAAGTATCAACGATATAAGTTTCAGAAGAGCTATTAGTTATAATGTCAGAGAATGACTGAATTGGTATTAAGTAGTACTTAGTTGTAGCACGCTTCGACACAGAATAAGTCATTTATTTTGTTTAGTATGGCGATGTCAGAACGTTCTGCTTCACCTTTAGGAATTATAGACACCTCAGTAGTTGGATATCTCCAATCACTATCAAAGTTCCCAACATATTCCTCAATGGTGGGCACTACATCACCTACTAGACCAGTCTTAACTAATTCAGCATATGCTTCAGAATCACTGATAAACCGTCCAGAGTCATCTTTACGACTTCTGATTTCTTCAATCATACCTAGATATTCCTCATCAATATCAGACTTATCAAGGATGTCTTCGAAATATGACTCAAGCATATCCTCATAGTTAATACTAACGGTGAATAAGTCGTCACAGGACTTATCTGAACCACTAATCTTTAAAATTACATTAATAATATCTTTTACAGCATCAACAGTGTATTGTGTAGCCTCTTGATAGACTTCCATACTACTGTTAGTTACTACATCGTTTAAAGATTGCAGTTTAAATATCATCCTAAATGCACATTCCAACCATTAAATAAACTATTAATCTTATCCCAAGTATCATAAGGGATACTATTGTCGTCATTACTTACAACCAATACTTTACCATCCAGTTCTCTCACATCCTCACGCTTACTAACATTCCACACTGTAGGTTTAGGACCATCGTAGTTCTTCAAGAACTCCTTAGTGACATCCTCTAGAGCATTCTTAAACCAGTAGTTGTGTCTGCGTAGAGTCTTCCAATCAATACTACTAACAGCATCGTCCTCTTCCTCTGCTAGAACTCGGTTAATGTCATGTCCGACCTTATCCCAATTACTGTTTAAATACTCAATGAAGGCATCCTGGATAGGCTCTTTATAACTTGAACTATAGCCATGTGCTACAAACCCCCCACCATAGTCTATGGTTTCAAATGGGTCAAATAAGAAATCCATTCTTAAATTGAGAAGGTCTTCTTCATCTTCGGGGTCCTTGAACCATCCATCGGCTATACTGAAGATAGAACCTGGATAACTCCAATCATCTTCAATCTCACCATTACGAAGTTTCTTACGCCACTCACGGAAGTCCTTTAATGAAAAAACCTCTGGATAGTCAAACCCAGAGGTGAATGTGTGAAGCATAGTATTGACTTCTTCACACGTCTTTCCAGTATCTAAGATGAATACCTCAGATGAACTATTAGTAATAATATCACTAACAGTCTGTACTGGTATAACTAATATGTTCATAATTAATTCTTCCTTATTAAATCATAAAAGAATTCTTTGGACATTATAACATACTGTCCGTCAGAAGCCATGTTGACTTCTTTATCAATTTGCTTATTCCATACTATCACTAATGGTCTATCCTTACGAGGACATGATTTAATGATTTCTGAAATGGAAGGAGTATTCTTGGTACACTTACATTGAACATAGCAAGGCAGATGGTCTATAGTCTCTGCTATATCAATCTTGTCATTATCCAAGTTCTTGGATTCAGACCTAGCTGACTTTAGCCCAGCATATCCTAACTCAGTAAGTTCCTTAATAATCTTCAACTCATAATTGTTTCCCTTGCGTCTGGCATATGCACCATTACGCTTCTTCTTTGGTTTCTCTACTACTTCTTCTGGCATATTCTATCAATTCTAAAGTTTTCTCTCGTCCATACATCTTATGAAAGTCTGATATATCTTTAGCTCCATAACTACGAGGAATCCACATACACTCTACATCAAATGACTTTCTAATCTTATTCATATTATGAAGACCAGTTAAGTCATTGTCATAGAATACAATAATCCTCTTAAATCTACTCTTCAATTTAGAGAATTGACTTTCAGTTAGGAATAGATTCTCAGAATTGGGAGCAATAGCTGTAATTCCGAGAGAATATAATGTCATAACATCCTTTAGACTCTTAGTTATTACTAAGACATCATCTTCTTTAGGGAGTTGTTTAGCACCTTGTAATAGGAAAGACTTCCAATTAGATAGAAATCTTAACTCATGCTTCTTATTAAAGGGGAAGTAGATTCTCCACAATTCTGTTTCGTTCTCATTCTTACCTCTATAATATCCAAATATTGGACAACTCTTAGTAGATGTTGTAAAGAAATTACCATTTAGAAATACGGTCTTACAAGAGAAGACTCTAAATTTCTTCAGAATCTTCTCTGTAATACCAAATTGCATCCACCATTCAAGTTCCTCTTTAGAGAACTCTTGAATTTCCACCTGTATATTAGCCTCCTTACACTCTTTGAGTTCATTAGTACTAATAGTAACAGGTTTGGGATTCTTTTTAAGTTTCGGATGTTTAATGTAACCAAAGTCATTGGCAATCATCCTTAGTGCCTTATAATAAGTTAAGCCATATTTGTACATGACCACACTAATGAAATTACCATAGAATGCACCACTAAAATCCTTCAAGACAATATCTCCACTCTTATTCCTGTAAAAGGAACAAGTGGGATTATTGTCTGCTCTCAAAGGTGATTTAAACAAACCCTTCTTAACTGGTATGCCTAAATAATATTCGAGATATGTTTCTTGGGATGCTCTGTCTAATAAATATTGTTTAGTAATCGTAGGTTCAAATTCAAGTTTCATATTAATTCATATGGTTTGTATTAGAACCACAAAGTTACTAACTATTTATTATACTTCAAAATCCAAGTCTTCGTTACCTGCTGCTGTATCGTCAGTAGCATCTACGTCATCTTTTACAGCTGTAGGTTTAGCGTTCTTCTGCTCGTTCATCTTCTTAACTTCATAGTCAGAGAATGCTACAGTATCACCCAACCAGTTGTTGTTGATATAAGCATCACCTTCCTTGTTAATACCAACGAAGCTAGGCAAAGATGCATAACCCTTGCTATTTCCAATTAACTTCAACTTAGTCTGTTTGTTTACAGCCTTAGCCAAAGCCTTATTCATGATTTCAATCAGTTTCTCGAAATCGTCAGGCAATGTAAGACCAGATACAGCCTTAACAAACTTCTCCATCATTTCAGGAGCAAGATTTGTCATTACGTGAGATACAGTGAACTGAAGTTGTTCCAAAGCAGAAGGAAGTTCCCACTTCTTACCGCCAGTTTCACCAGTTACACGTTCACCTCCGTTGTCACCAGGACAGAAAATAAGAGGTTCAAAGATTCCTTCCTCGCCAGAGAACTTAATCTTCATTGCTTTCCACTCGTTACCTTCTTTGTTTGTACCCTTAGCCAGCTCGATACCTTTGAATACTACATCATAGATACCCCACGCTTTCAGTCTTACTACTGCTGTGCCTTTAACGTTATTTAGATTGAATGTCATTCCTGCCATAATATTAAAAATTAAATTTCAAATGATAAGTCATCAATCTCGTATGCTTCATCATTATCTAGGCTTGTGTCCAATGGTAAATCCTCCACTGGGTTTTCATCTTCTTTAATCTTAATATTATTATCTTTTATTTCTTCTTCAGACCTGTCCTTGTTACCAATTAACACGAACAAACCATCATGTCCTTTCCACGGAGTTACAGTGAATGTATCTCCATATTTAGACAATAAGTCGTTTGCATTGCCTCTACAACTTACTGTAAGGCTCTTAGTTAACTTGTTACCAGACTTGGTCTTCCAAGCAGTATCAGTTCCTATAATAGGGAACATCAATCCACCTTTCTCAATAGGCTGATACTTAATATCCAACCTATTCTCCCATTCCACACCCATTAAGGATGCAGCTGCCTTATTAAGGACATATTTGTTAGACTCCAAGGTAATCTGAGGTTCAGCAGAATCCTCTGCTTCCTCAGCCTTAGTGCTTGTCTTCTGAGCTTTCTCTTTAACTTGCTCCTGCTTTAGAAGTACACACTCCTTAGTATCAGGATTGTAGTCAAAGGTAATCATCATTTTTATAATCATTCCTCGTCGTTGTTATAAGCATCAATTACCTTAATAATCTCGTTCAAGTCATTGTCAATTAACAAATCATCGAACATACCCATCGGAGTCTTTGCTACACACTCTCCGTCAGTATTAGTAAGGAACTTATACTCCATTCTGCCAGAATCACCTTCTTGCACCTTAGTAAAGAATACATAAGTGAATAGACCTTCCAGAGTAACTTTCTCTGCCAATAACTTACCAATAGTCTTGATTGAATATTTAGGATTCATGGCATCACCGACATTCTCACTGTGAGTAAGGAATATCATTTTGCAATCATCCCTCATAGATTCTGAATACCTAAGTACTTCCATAGCGTGCTGAGCTAACTCAGTAAACTTAGTATAACCTACTTCAGTTGCCCTATCAACAAACTCATAACTCAACATATACTGCCAGTCATCAATGATAACTTGCTTAATATGAGGCATCTTTAGATTAACAATCTTCAAGATGTTAATGATTTTGTCATACTTAGAACTAACATAGTAGTTACCAACCCATTCAGAGCCTTCCTTCTTAATCTCTTTATATTTCTTCTTATATCCCTTAAAAGGTAAGGGCTTACCAGTAGTAGAAATCAAGAAGGTTTCTTCTGGGTTTAAATTTCTTAAACAAGTACTCTTACCAGTACCACTCTCACCAACAATCGCAATAGTTTCTGCTGCCATTTACTATAGAACTAAAGTCATTTTTGAACTAGAATCTTGTTGTTCTTCTTGAGTAATCTCTTGGCATGAATCTTCTAATGAATCAGTAATTAACCAATCAGGGGTTAGATACTTATCATAGTTTGTAATCTTGGTTGCAATCGGAAGTTCTCTAAACAAGCCAGTCTTACCATAGAATCCGAGACCTACAGCAATGTCTGCTGCACCCCATCTATTCTTTAATACTACTGCACTTCTAAAGTTCTCTCCAATTTGTTTTATGTCATATCCTCTATACGAAGACATCTTCTCTCTAAAAGGATAAAATAATGCTAATACTATGTTGGCATCCTCTGCTGGATTACCAGTTCCCTTTAAATCGTCTAACTGAAGTTCCTGGAAGTTTAACTTCCTTCTCTCCACATTAGAGGAACCTCTATTTACCTGCATTACCACCACAGGACTAATCTTACACTTATTTCTGAATGAAACTAGTGAAGACGACATAGCATCCATCTCATCCTTCTTGGTATTACCAATAGAAGGTCTAGCTAAACCAATATGGTCTAGAATAACTAATATGATGTGATTGGGTCTAAACAGAGTATATGTATCGCCCTGGAATTTACCAAACTGCTTTAGGGATTCCATAAGGAAGTCTACCATGCGCTGGTTATTCAAAGGCTTATCATATATTATCATGTGAGATTCAATCTTATCAAGCATCTCTAAGGATTGACATACTAATTCATAGTCCATATCGGACAGAGTTGTGTCTTTACTTCTGGAGAGTAACTCCTTAAAGGACAATTCAACACCAAATGTCTCATATATATAGATAGATAGAATCTTGCCAAGCAATTGCTCAGCAGTCATTTCTAAACTGAAATATATAATATGAAAGTCTAGATTGTCAATATTCTCCATTATAGGCTTATAGATGAATGAATGTAATGCAAAAGAAGTCTTACCAGAGCCAGTACCACCAGCTATTAAGTAATATGTCTCTTGTGCTACACCATCCACAAATCTCTCTAGTTTAGGAAGACCCATTGATAAGGCATGATTCTCTCCTTTCCTACCTCTATCAATTAACTCCTTTAAATTCTTAGTTATCCTACCCATTAAATACTCTTGATAGTATCAAACCTCATAGTCCCATCTCCGTTCTTAAGCTCTGCAATATTCTGCCAGATTTTACTTATCATAAAGTCGGCAATATTCATGTTAAGAAGATTACAGTTGTTATCCTTAGCCCACCTAATGAGTTCCAATACTTCATTGTGCTTATCCTGCTTCCAGCCTATAGATTTACCATAGGCATAATAGAACTCTTCTTCTGTACTAAATTTCTTAGCCCAGTTGTTTAACGGAACTTCAACTCCATTAATTAGTCCATTGTGAGGATAAGTCATTAAGAACTCTGCGCCTAAATCCCCACTAAACTTCCTATAATTATTAAGAAAGTTCTGGTTGAATATAACACATTCAGGGTCAAACTTCTGACCCTTATCAGGAACCTTATACTGCTTAGTAATGATTCCCTTAGCTTGGAGACTTAATAGTAAATCTCTAAGATTGGTTCTAGTTACAGGCATAGTAAAATACTTAACTAGATATTCTTTATGCCCTTCTTCTATGCTAGCTAGAAATAATAAATCAATTAGTAAGACCTCTTCTGCTGTTAGTCTATACTTCTCCATCATTACTAATTGATTGTCTACTGTTAAACTTAGTTTTTCCAATTAAATAAATTGTTAGCCAAATAACTAAACAATCTACTAACTGTAAAGTGTTTATTCTGATTTCTCAGCGTTGTCAATTACATACGGGTTCAAGAGTTCTGATTCTAACTCACTTGCTCTATTTTGAATGCCATCCATGTTATAGTACCTATTTAGCACTGTAGCGTAGTACGGATTGTTACTAGCTTGAGACAGCTCCCTCTTTAAGAAGTTTGTGAGACAAATCAACTCTAACATTCTCTCTGTTGTCATCTTATTAACGTGTTAAGAGTACAAAGATACTAAAAATCTCTTAAATTACCAAATGAATCTACACAAACTTTAAGCTACGTAATAGCTTATTACAGTCTATGCTCTTACCTTGAAAGTCCGCTTCCATAGCTCTGATGTATCTGCCAGATGCACATAGTTCCAATAAATGTAGGAACTGTATAGCATCAACTTTAACATCAACTGCATTGTTGGACTGTTCGTAATAGGTTACATTGAACATTAGAATCTAAACATCATTTTAGTTTGCTTCTTCTTCTTAGGATTAAATGGTCTTCCCTCAAGGACATCTATAAGATTTTCCTCACTAATGGGGATATATCTTCCAGTGCTGGTAGACTTCCTAAACCATTCCTCCTCTACAGTTCCCTTAAGAACTAAAGTGAAGACTTCGGCAACTTTGCCCTCCTTCTGACGGATAACTCGACCCACTCTCTGTTTCTTAGTAGTAGAACTACTATTAAAGCCCAGTATTACTGACACACTGATGTCAGGACAATTAAACCCTTCATTCAGTTTCATAACAGTATTCAGTACGCCACCATCCTGCTGTACAAACTCTTGTAAGCTCATCCTACCCTTCTTGGTAGAATCTTTACCAGAATATACAGCACCATACTTAATCTTCTCAGCCATAGCTATAGTAGCACTAAAAGTTATACACTTCTTGTCTTGTCTATGCTCCAGAATTAAGTTGGTAAGTTCAATCTTCTTAGGATGATTATATATGTATTTCTTACGAGCCTGTAAGGTTCTACTAAAGCCCATAGCATGAACTAAAATCTGCTTATTAACAGTTTTAAAGTCTTCACTTTGGTCTTCTCTACATCTCTCTTTAGCTAACTCAGACCTTCTCTTCCAATCAGTTGCACACTTCATAGCGAGATTAAAGTCATAGTTAAAGAATGAGAAATGCTCATAGAACTCCTTGTTGACCTCCTTATAGACATCAATGTCCTCTGGCTCAATAAGTACCTCATATTCTCGATAATCAGCGAGCCATTTATTCTCTATGGCTTCTTCTACAGAAATGGTATCCACAATAGGACACTTCTTACTTATAATTTCATCTTTACCATCCAATCTCTCAAAGGTCGCAGTTAACCCTAAGATTATTGTATACTGGATGTTTTTAAATATGTTCAGTAGTGTGGGTGCGCCTACTTTATGAATTTCATCAATTACGAGTAAAGTACAACTATACTTATTAACTGATGTATCATTCATAGTCTTCACCGAGCATTGTTGGAATAAGTTCCAGTCAATTAGTTCTTGATTCCATTGTCTTTGAATAGGTTCACTTGGGACAACTATAATAACAGACTTAGTTGGATTCTTCTTTAAGAACCGACTAATAGCCATTAGACCTCCTCTAGTTTTACCTACACCAGTTGCCCAGTTTAAAGTCCCACACAACTTGTTATCTACCCATCGTTGAACACCTTGTTCTTGGCGTTCAGTTCTACTTAGATTTCCAAACAAGTCTGCCATATACTATCAATTTTACCCTTGAATTTACTCCTTAATTCTATTGATAGTTATGTAAACAAAACTCCTATGATGAGTGAGTAAAACTCAGGAGTGTAAATGTAGAACCAATGTAGATGGGTATAGATGTTAAAGAGTATAACCTTTAGCATCACAAACCATTTTAATTTGGTTCTTACGGGTTTCCCACTGATTGATATGGAACTTAACTTCATCCTCCAAAGAGAATAAGATTCTGTTCCTCAATGTTTCCAGTTGGGCAGTAGTAAGTTCAGAGTATTTCTTACTCTTAAGGTTTACCATAGCACGCAGTTGAGTGAATGATAGACCTTTCGGTGTCATATACAGGTTTGCAGTAGGATTAAGACCGAGACGCTCTCTGGCTACTTCAGCCTTCTCACGATATTCTCCGTTTGCAGTCTTCTCAGTCAAGTCCTTAGACTCCTGCTGCGTAAACCATAGACCTTGTTTTAAGATAAATGTTAATGTAATATGCTGCTTGTTAAATTTACCCAACTTATCAAGACAGCCTTCAAGGACTAGTTCAATAGGAAGTCTCGCGAACTCCACAGGACAGTCCCCTACTAAAGCCTCAGAGATGAATGTTTCCTTGGTATCAATACCTTTGTTGTTATCAAGGAACACTCTCAGCGAAGGCAGGAATGTAAATCTTGGAATACCTCTATCTTGCTCTAACCAGCGAAGGAATAACTCAGTGTTACATCTTTCTCTTTGGTCTTTGATAATGTCCAACAGAACATATCGACCTGGATATTCTTTGCTGTCATTATACAGCATTGATTCGCAGTGGTTATAGAACGTTCTTAGTTCTTTGTCTGAACAATCAACAAGTCTCTTTTCCTCTTGTACGAGTTGTCCATTTACTTCGACCTTGCGACCTTTCCATACGAAAGTGTTAATGTCATTATTCTTCTTAGCAATAGCGGCAGCCAATTTCTCCTTCATCATATTGTTATTCTATATTATGTCTTTATCATATAAAATAATCTCTTTAATTCATTCATCTATTTATTTACAATATTAAATCTGATTCCGCTGGTTTCTCATAAACAAAGTCCATAAAATAAACTCCAGTAAAGCGGTAAGGTACTTTCTGACCTGTTGCAGAGTCATACCAAGTATCCTCACCAGCTATTACCTCATTGTACTTTAGAAACCCCACATCACCTATCTTGAGAACTGGAGATTCCCACCTAGGTAATCGAGTTATCATTTCATAAGCCCCATTAGCTAAATTCTGGAAGACATAGATTATATAACCACCCACATCTTCTCGTAAGGTTATCAACTTGGCATGGATTGTTTCCATTTACAGATACATTACTCCTACTCGTTCGTCGTAAGGAATGTTATCAGTAGCAGTCTCTACAGCCAGCCATTCACACTCTTCAATAGGATAGCCATATTCATTAGCATCCATTTCAGAGATTTCCTGAGCATAGAGTTCAGCTTCCAATAAGGATTCAAAGTTACCAGTTTCCTGGTAATCTATCCTTCCCCTACGTCCAGAGTAGATGTTACATTCTATCATAATGATAAGAATTAATAATTAATCTTCCTTATCTTTGTATTTCCTACAACCGTATTTGGCATAGTCACAAGTCTTGTCCTCTTGCCTCTGAAAACAGGGGTATTTAGCACACTCCTTGCACGTACGCTCTGGATGTTGATATCTAACTCCATCCTTGTCTTTATCGAAGGAACTACTTAGTTGCTTTGCCATTGAATACCTGAGTCTAAAGTACGAACTAACAGACTCTTTAGCTATATACCAGATAATACGATTATACTAACCTCTTAAATGGAATTATGATTTTGTCCTCTACCCATTGTGCAAAGTTCTTATTGTTACAACCGAGTGCGAACATAACCACGTAAATAGCTATCTTAGGCACTCCGAATGCTGACAAAAGAACACACACAATGACAGCAGCTATTAAAGCTATGAGGTTCTTACCCTTAAAAATGTCTGTGAAATTCATACTTGTCTTTTTAACAGTTTAACAAATCTTGTTTGATATCCAATCTAAATTCACTATTACGTTTAGTATCAGTAACACCAGCAGAAGGTCTGGGATAACAAATAATAAATGTATAACAACTATGAACAATAAAGCCATTGCTCCTACTGTGTACTTCACTTTAGTAATAATGTTATTAGAAGGACCACACTAACAGTAACTCCACCAACCGTTAAACCCTTATAGAGTTTCTTCTTGGATTCAAGTTTATTAATCTCTCTAAGTTGATTCTGCATTACCTGCTCAGAGTCTTGTGCATGAAGCATAAGTCTGTTAATCTGTGCATTTCTAACTGAATCAGTTCTTTCATAAGAGTTAATCAAACTTTCATAAGATGTTAATTGCTTTTTAAGCTCTGGAATCTCCAGTTTAAACTTCTTATGTTCCAAGAATATTAAGTTGGTAGCCTTTAGCTGTTGAGGTGTAATTACTACTAATGAATCATTTACCAACTTCGGATAGGTATTCTGTGAAGAACACCACATCATCGGCAATAGACTGATTAGTAATATCAGTAAGCTCTTTTTCATACCAATGTTCAATTACATCAACTTTAACTTTAGAGGAATCTATTACATTATGTAATGAATCTCTCTCAAGTTTGAGCAAACTTATTTCACCGTTTAAAGAATCAATATGGTTAACTAATTCTTCATAGTTAGGTATAGGTTGGTGTTCCTTAGTTGGAGTCAACCATGTCCAGGCTAGTATTCCTACAAGATATAGTATTACCAGCCACAGTAACTTCTTACTCACCAAGTACGTAGTTTACTGCCTCAGCCATCTTCTCCATTTCCTCATCAGTTGCTTCTGTAAGGTAATCGAATGCAGTTTTGGCTTCTCCTCCGAGATTTTCAATATAACTCTCGATTCTTGTACTTCTGTGATACTTCTCAGCATCCCTATCATATCCAGCCAGATAACGACCAGGATTTATTTTAAAGTATTCAGCTTCTTGTTGAAGCAGTGCTTTAACCATTGTTTCGTTGATTAGCCCTGCGTCCACAGCATATAATGCGTGATTACGATATTTCGTAGCCTTACCCTCAGCAATAGTCTTACCAAGAGTTTCATTGAACTCATCGTCAGGACGGCATACTGACACACCGATAGACAACACTTTCATGTCATTATCAATGGGTTCATCATCCTCTTCGATGTAAACTTCTGGTTCACCATGTAGGCTAACAGCAGCCATTACAAACTGACGCTCTTCACCAGTAAAGTCCTTAAAGCTGTCTACGATATATTCTACCTTCTTCATATTAATGTAAATTATAAGATATTTTCTAAAGCTAATCTCTGTAGTTTAATAATCTTATGCTTTACGAGATGGCTGCAAGCTATCGGGATTACGATAGAAAGCAAGGATAGTGGATTGCTTACGTAACCAAGAACCTTCCTCTTTAGCCATGTCCAGAATAGTCCTACTAATGGACTCTTCTTCTACTTGCTCTTTAACGAGTCTTCCCTCGTCTTCATCCTCACCATTCAACCACTGGAATGTAGCCCAATCGCCCTCTTTCTGAGCCTGGTCTACAATCTTATTGATACCCATAGTAGTCTCAATCTCCCTATCTACAGTAGCAGCGAAAGGCATAACTCTATCAATTATGTTTACCTTAATAGCTGGAACTGGTGGATATTGGAACAGAGCATCATTAGTAGTCAGATACTTATAAATCCACTCATGGTGTAGATACTCCTCAGCTGCTCTACCAAGCCAGTAAGCAGCTAATTTGGGCAATCCTTCTACATCGAAGTAATTAGCAAAGGTTCTATACAGACTATGGTTAGCTAATTCGGCAGACATCTGCTTTACTAACATTTCTACCATAACACTTGACAATGTACACTTACGTCTACTTTCGTCAATGTTCTTCTCTGTATATTGCATCGTAGGCATTGCATCTACTGTCTGAACACCTTGCTTAGTTTCTTTTTGTTCTGGATTTCCTTGTGCGTCTAGTACTCTCATCAGTAACTAATTTAAAGTTGTTTTGCATCAAGTAATCTAGAGGTGCTGATAGCCAAGTAATAAACTTAACTAATCTATAATCTTCCACCTTCTTACTAATAGTCTCTTTGGCTATAGTTAAAGGTGTATCAGCTGCATAGAACTGACTTCCTACACACTCAGCCCTATCTTTCCATATCTTATACAAAGATACTTCATATAGGAACTTAGGGTATTCAGTTAGCTTATACTGCTTGTTTGAGTAGACGTTCTGGGTCGATTTCTTTACCATTCCAGAATGCTCTCACAATAGAGCTGTGTTCGCTCTTGTACTTACTCAACAGATAAGGTATATCTGTTTCTGGGCAGTCATGACGATAAGTTGTCTTATCCAATCCTTTGACATTGACAATAAGACGACCTACGAATCGTGATGTTCTTGTAGGAGGTGCCCAACGTGAATCAGGAGCTGGGAAACGGCGCTGCTTCTTCCAAGCCTTACGTTCTTTCTCAGTCTTAGTCCACACGGATGGGTCACGAGGTGTTACAAATGGGTTGCGGATTCCTAATGCAACCATTTCGGCATCGTTGTTTACATCAACTCTCTTATCCTCTTCCTTCTTCTTCTCTTCTTTCTTCATTTTACTAAACGAATTAGAGTTACACATTATAATTTGATTACACTACCACAAATAGTACACTTGTAGACTTTGTTCTCTGCATCGTATAGAGTATGCGTTGTTGGCAAACCACACCTATCACAACTCAGTGTTCTAACTGACTGTATGCGTCTTGTGCCCTTCTTAGGAGCTTTCTTAATTGAAGCCATAATTATGATTTTAAAGATTTAGCTAGCTTAGAGTCAGCTACCATCTTCTCTACTGAAGAAGAATTTAGTAACTCTTCCAATCTCTTTACTTCTTCCTTATAATCTTGTACGTACTCTGCAAGAGTACCAACATCTCTCTTATTAGATATTCTGTGATGAATTACCCTCTTAATACAAGTATCTAATGGCATACCATACCCAGCGTTCTTAAATTCCTGACGCTCTGGTTTACCTTTAGGTCTAACTGTATATAGTAACTCTAAATCCCAGAAATAATCACTAGTTTCAGATGTTATTCTAAAATCAGCTTCCTCGATAACCATATCTATTCTACAGGTTAAATTGTTTCATTATCATGTCCATATGGGCATAATGTACATCTCTGAGAGTTCCTTTCTTGTACTCTAGATATTCCCTTGCACTCATAGGTTCTTGAGGTTTAGTTAACCGACAACATTCCCAATCTATCACTGCTTCTTCGTAATTACACTCCCAAGCAGCTTTATGGTTCTGGATATGATGTTTGTTAATAGCTCTATGTATCTTCTTGATTCTCTTAGTGCCTAACCAAGGGATAAGAATGTACATAAGAACTTTATCTAAATCATGAAACTTATACTTATAATAGCCAATATACTTCTTCTCAGTTCTGAGGAAGGCAGCATAATGTCTAAGAGTATATGGAATGTGTTTCCAAGAGTCTATAATATTCTGTATAATCATTGCAAGTTATTCATTTCGACTACAATGTCATTATTCACTTTCTTAATAGCCTGACTAAAGTTATTCATCTTATCTTTCATCTTAGCCTTAAGAGATTGAATAGATGCTTTCAGGTTATTAATCTCAGAATTTAGACTAGATTCTTTCTGTTGAAATTCCTTCTTCATCTCCACCCTAAATTTAAGATGGTCTGGCAGGATTGAATAAAGTGAAATGAAGCTCTCTAAAACCTTCAATAACTCTTTATACTTAACAACTTTAGTAGTCTTGTCTATTACTAGTACATATGAATCACAATCGTTACCTGGTAAAACATTGATATACTTATCAGAGATAGTATTCTGCCTACCAAGATGGTCACCAAGTCTAACAGTAATTGGGAATCCAGATAACTGGAAGTATTCTGAATTTGTATCTCCAACCTGTTCTACTTGAATAAATTCCTTCTTAGTTAGCCATGCCTTAACTTTACTTAGTCCTTTCACTTATTGACTTTTCAGTTACTTTACCACGTATCTACAAAAAATAAGGGTCAACCCATCTACATATGTAGACAGCATTGACCCCTAGTACTATTGTATGGAGTCGTTGGGAGCCAGAGACTCCAAGTAGCGATTTACTGCTTTCATTGCATTGTCAGGTATCTTTTGCACTTCTTCACTATGATTTACATAAATGTAGAGTTGCTCCTACGCCAAAGATAGCGTAGCATTGGTTTGTTGAGGGAGTAAGTACAGCCAACATCATTATGATGAATGCTGGTACTATTACATACTTCCCCTTAATACCAGCTTTCTTCACACCTTTAGCAAGACACACTCTGCACGAACATTCGTCGCACTGTGAGCTGCATATAGACATGATAAATATGATAGCTGATAAAATTCCACCAATAATTCCAAGAACCATTAACAATGTATGAACTGAGTCAGCAATACTACACAAGTATAATACCCAATATTCCATACTATTTGAAAGTTTTGCTTAATTGATAAGCCAACTCTCTAACAATCGTAACCACAGAGGTTCCAGCTAAAATCAAACCCCAAGTCTCCATAGAGAGGGGTTCGGTTCTAAACATAGCACCACCATATTGAACGATTAAGAATTGACCAATGAGAATAACTAAAGCTATGCCAGCGAATGCTGGATTCTTTAGTAAGCCATCAAAGATACTTCTCCTTTGTCCGAACACTCTTGCATTAAACAGATTCCACCATTGTAACAACACAAATATTGTGAAGAACTCTGTTAGAGATACTGCTTTAGTATAGAGTAAAGTGACTAAGAATATGAAGAATATAATACCAACTCCAAAGATTTCATACCACATTTTCTTAGTGATAATAAATGCTTTAGGACTTCTTGGTTTATCCTTCATAACTGCATCGTTGGCTGGTTCAGTTGCCAAAGCTAATGCAGCGAATGTATCCATGATTAAATTAACCCACAACATCTGTGTAACAGTGAAGGGTAAATCTACTCCAATAAATGGACCAATGCAAGCTATCAAGATAGCTACCACATTAATGGTCAATTGGAATAGAATGAAGTGTTGTATATTCTTATACAAACTTCTGCCCCACTTTACACCAAGGATTATTGATGGGAAGGAGTTGTCCAGTAGGATTATATCAGCAGCCTCCTTAGCTACATCAGTACCATTATTCATGGCAATACCTACTTCGGCGTGATTTAAAGCTGGTGCATCATTAGTACCATCACCAGTCATAGCGACTACTTCTCCCATTTGCTGGAAGCGAGTTACCAGAGTTTGTTTATCCTCTGGTTTAGTACGAGCAAACACATCTACTACTCGTAGAGGATTTACCTGTTCTTTTATATCGCTACCTAACATTGCTACGGGATGTTCGCTTAATCCAGCCTGTCTCGCTATTTCAGTGGCTGTAGCTGGATTATCACCAGTGATGATTTTAACTTCAATGCCAGCTTCTTTAGCAGCTTTAACTGCATCTGGTACGTCCTTACGGATTGGGTCTTCAATAGCCATGAATCCGTTATAGGTGAAGCCATTCAGTTTCTGAGCATCTTCTAAAGTCATAGATTCCTTATAAGCAAAGCCTATAACTCTTCTACCCTTGTTCTGCTCATTCACTTCTCCTTCAATATCAGTAGCATTACACATACTTCTGACAACTTCGGGAGCGCCCTTCATCAGGGATACAAAGGCATCATCTTGTTTAACAACAGACATCATGAACTTAGTCTTACTTGAGAAATCCAGCCTGAACACTGGGGAGTTATCCCTCCTTATATCATCAAGTAAGTCACCTGCATCCATATACTTAATTATAGCACCCTCTGTAGGATTACCAACAGTCTTATCACCATCTACATATGCTGTAGAATTGGCTAAAGTATTAATGGTAATGTATGCCCTATTAGGCATTACCTCATTTACAACCTTCATCCTATTCTCTGTTAGAGTGCCCGTTTTATCGGTTAGAATAAGAGTAGTTGCTCCGAGAGTTTCACAAGCGTGCATCTTACGAACTAAGTTATTAGCCTTAGACATTCTCTTCATAGAGTATGCTAGAGCTAAAGTAACTGCCATAGGTAATCCTTCTGGAACTGCAACTACAATTAATGCAACTGCAATCATTAAGAAGGATAACAAATCGTTAGTAATCTGCATCCAATCTTGTCCTACATAAGCTTGTTCTATAAAGAAGTATCTTACCAATAAGGCAAGGATAAGGAAACCAGCAGCACCAAATGCAATCTTATTGATTAGGTCGGCTAGACCATTAAGCTGCTTGTTTAGTGGAGTTTCAGTATCAGTAATCTCAGCAGCTTTACGAGCTGTTTGTCCAAATGCAGTATTATCACCTACAGCATTAACTACACCTATTACAGAACCCTCTTCGATGATAGTTCCTTTTAGTAATAGCCATGATGGGTAAGTTGCATTCAGTTCACTTTCCTCTTTAGGTTGTTTAGTAACAGCCTTAGATTCTCCAGTTAAAACAGACTCGTTGACTTTTAAATTGTGAGATTCATAAGCCGTAACATCAGCGGGGATTTCCTCACCAGCTTCCAGCAATATTACATCATCAACAACCAAGTCCTTACGAGCTACTTGAGTTACTATACCATTGCGCCTTACTTTGACAAGTCTATCATCGGAACTTGTAGTTAGTACATCAAATTTCTTAGATGCACTATACTCATTTATAAAACCGATAGTTACAGCTAACAATATAGCAGCTATAATTCCTATAGGTTCAAGATACTCCGATTTAATAACCCCTAGTATCAGTGCAATAACTGCAGCAACACTTAATATTTGAATTAAGGGGTCTTTAAACTTTTCAAAGAAAAGTACATACCAAGGGTCTCTCTTAGGTGGGGTTAGTACATTAGAGCCATGACACTCTCTACTATGATTAACCTCAGCATCTGTCAAGCCCTTTAACAATTCTATATTCATCTTTAAGTTATTTAATTATTAAAAGGTGGACAGTTATGCCCACCCGTGAGAAGTGTTTTTAGTCCTCGTCGTCTTCGAAGTAGTCAGGAAACTCAACCACAAGGATACTCGGAACCTCGTGTCCTTCTTCTGAACCCCACTCGTTGATAGCTTCCAACAGCTCAGATTCAGCATCGTCGATGTCCTCATCCTCATTGATTTTGTCAATCAGGTACTGAGCCTCTTCTTCATCGATTTTACCGTCTGCTAACAGCCAAGCCATTACTGCTTCAGCGAAGAATGCATCAAATTCAGAGGAAGTATTGCCTTCTTGAGAGTCTTTCTTCTCCCACAGCATTTCCACTTCTTCCTTAGTCACTACTCCATCCGCCATAACTTCCTTGCGGAGTTCTTCTACGTTTACACTTTCTTTACACATAATTGTAAGTGTTTAATAATTAAATAAAATTGGGTAATACCCTTTCGATTTCTCCTATAGATTGCCAAGAGCCTGTGTTACCAAGAGCCTTGAATCTCCACTCACCATCCTTACGATAGGCATAACCCAAGATGATAGCTTCACGACCAGCGAATGTAGTATCGGGGTCATTACTATCGTTGTCGAGGTTATATTTAGCCAATACATTAGGATTGGAGTTTGGACGGGTAACAGGACGCCCGTCAGATGTCGTATAGATTCGTAATCCCATATAAGGAATCTTATCGAATCTTTGGTGGCGATATGAATTTAAGATGAATGCAACGTATTCAACTTCTGGTCTGATTCTATCCAGTTCTACTGAGATAGTTTCATTATCCATTCCGTCGTCTCCATTGGTATCACCTACCAAATCATCACCAGAGTGATGGATAGCTCTGTCACTTGAATCTTTATGACCAAAGTAAACAGTTTCAAGCTTATGCTTATTAGCATCCATAAGAACTACAGAAGCATCGAGGTCTACAGCCTCAGTACCTCCACCGAAACTTAAGAAGCCACCAGATTTGATAGCTCCCCAGTTCGCACCAAAGAAAACCTTAGATAACTTGTTACCGTTATCATCCTTCGACAGATTTACTCTGCCACCTTTAGACAGATTTATCATGGCTTATAAATCCTTTGGACCAGCATCAATGCCGTAACCTGACAGAATGTCACACAACAGCACCGACTGATAGTTACCTTTACCTTCGTTCACTGCCTGGAATCTCCAGCTTCCGTCCTTGCGATACAGCTTACAGAATACCAACGCTCTGTCCATAGAAGCATCTTCTTCCAAGTCGTACTTAGCAAGAATGTTATTGCCTTCTGCACCTTCATACAGATTTACTTTGGCATTCTTTACCATGCCGAAGTTCTGCTGACGGTTCTTGGCATCGTGGATATTCACCAGTACTATGATTTCCTGTACTTCAGCAGGAACCTTAGTAGTGTCGATAGTGATAGTTTCATCATCACCGTCACCAGCACCAGTACGGTTATCACCAGAGTGCTTTACAGACTTAGAAGGGTCTTCCAAGTTACCGTAGAATACCATGTGATTGTCGCTCAGACACTTACCATCAGCTTTTACCATCAGAGCCATAGCATCCAAGTCAAATTCTTTACCAGGTTGTGCTGCATCCCAGCCCAAACCAATTCTAAACACGCTAGCTGTGGACTCCTTAGAAAGGTCAATACGTCCACCTTTTTGCAAGTTAATTGCCATAATGTAATTAAGTTATTAAAGTTAATTGAAGGACTATCCTTCAAACACAGACGATTTAACGCCTTTTCGTTTCCAGCTAAGATAGAGTTGAGGTGTTTCAATTCTCTTGTCTACTGAGCTGTCCAAGACGAAGCAATTAAACCCTAAATTAGTATAATACTCAGATAAGTATACTCCTAATTCGGGAATATTCTCGTCAAGGTCAAACACCAAGCTATATTCGTTTCTAGCTGATTTAGCTTGCATTAAGCTAGCTATCTCTTCTACACACTTCTTATGCAAGGTGTCTCTATCAAGTTTTAATCCATATTTAGTGATTGTATAAGCATCTAAGGCACTTAGTGGCTTAGGCTTGGGAAACCACTTATCCCTAAGCTTTACTAACTTATTCATATAACTTTAGTTAATTTACTCCATGTATGTCTAGTAAATGGAATATTCCATCCTCCAAACTCCATGTGGGAACAATCTCTAATTCCTTTACTAATAAGTACATATGGTTTCTTGTATAGTCCACGCATGAAAGGGTCAGCTGTGTATATAGTGTCGTCACTATATAACTTCTCACCTGTTTTATAATCATAGTGACCTATCCAAAATGCCCTAGGAATCTCTGATACCCATTTCTGAGTGTCTTTACAAAACCATGTCTTCATAATGTAGTCCTACTCAGAATCGAACTGAGACCTCCATATCCGTAGTATGGTATTCTATCCGTTAAACTATAGGACTAAAGAATAGAGGGTGTGCTGTTACACCAAATGCTCTAAGGGCGATTATTGACATTGAACGTATGTACACAGTGACTTAACGTATGTACTAACTGACTTTCGTTTTCCTACTAACAGCTAAGGTATCACGTACCTCCCAATCTTAATTCCAGGCTCCTCTCGTACTGTTGAAACTTATCAAATAATTGGCTCCGACACTTAATATCACATTGAGCAACGTATAGGAACCCTCGTCATTTCAGACTTGGAATACTACTCTCCGAGATTAATGCTTGTGCCTCCCTGCGGTTCTACGGAAGGACTAGTAAGTTCTATACCTCCACGCTTGTCTACATCATGTTAGCTATACATGACCTAAGGATATACCATAACTTCCGCTCGCAACTCTTTAAATGATGGCTACTTCCAAGCCCACATCCCCTCTGTTATACTTTAATATTCAAATTCTCTAACACTCTCCTTATAGATACCTTCCAGTACTTCAAAAGCATTAAGCCTAGACTTCACATCTGTGTTCTCCCACCAGAAGTCTAAACCTGCGTGTTGTACAGTTTTGGTAGCTTTAAGGAACTCTGGATTAAATTCTGGAAATATTAGTGACTAAATCCTTATAAGAAGGATGTCCTTTCCTATTCTTCTCTTTAAAATCCAATCCTTTAGTTGCTGCCACTTTAAGACACCAACACATACCTGGATAACATAGGTGACTAGTTTCACTTATGTAGGTATCTTTAGCAATTCTTATAACATCATATACTTTCATAATCTTTAATACGTTAAATTAGTATCCCCAGAAGGAATCGAACCTTCATTTAGAGTTTAGGAAACTCTTGTTCTGTCCATTGAACTATAGGGACATAAAAAATGCCATCTACTCTCACGAGCAAGTGGCACACATGGATTACTTCTTTTTATTACTTCAACTTTACTGTGACCCCACAGGGATTCGAACCCTGGTCTACGGATTAAGAGTCCGCAGCTCTACCAACTAAGCTATAGGGTCAAATGGAGAGTCACCACTGTCCTCTCCGCGGTAGTTTATCTACATAATGTAGAAAGGTTTTAATACCTACGGCATGAAGGTATGCGCAAGTCCTACTTTACCTTAAACTCGAAGTGGTTATTTACCTCTATTAACAGATTTGCATTTAACAGAGCCAGGACGTGTAGTTGCCTTCTTGAATGACTCAGGTTGAGCATCCCACCATCTTTTAGCTGCTTCTAAGTTAGCTACCATTTTCTTGTATTTCATATAGAAGAATTTACAAATTTATTAATCAGTAATCTCTATAGTCTTACTAGCTTCTTGTGCTAGCTTATCACAAATCTTATTATATTGGTCGTCTGCGTGTCCTTTCGTCCACTCAAACTCAACCTTAGTATGGAATGCGATTGCTGCATCAAATCTCTTCCACAAGTCCAGATTCGCCTTTCTCTTCCAATTCTTAGTATATGTGCAGACCACATACTGAGAATCGGAAACTATGGTAACTTCTGAAGGTGTGCTAATAGATTCAAGGGCAACTATTGCTGCCATCTGTTCCATTCTTTGGTTTGTACTGTTCTTGTACATTTTAGAATATCTAGCAACTTCCTTATCATCCTTAAGAATGACAAAGCCTATGCCACCTTGATTACGAGCACTTGAATATGCCCCATCAGTATATACTCTATATGCACTCATGCCTCAGCTTGCGTAGTAAATAGATAGTCGGTGTAGATGCCTAATACAAAGGCAACTCCGTAAATATCATCTTTCTTCTCTAAGGATACTCTCCCTAGTACATCGTTAATCATATCCAGGATTACAAATCCATCTTTACTTTGCAAGTAAGGTTCCATCAATCTAGCGAGTTCCTTTAAGTATTTCTTAGCATTAGTGTTTGCTGTAGCCATACTCTTTAGGAATTGAATACCCTCTTCACTCTCATTCATCTTAGGAACGTACTCACTAAATTCTTCTCTTAGGAATCCTAAATAGAAGGCATTAGATACATCTTCGTTAACCCATTCAGCAAAGGATTTGCATCCCTCAATGGTAGTGAAGTCAATAGGGTGGTCAAGTATATTCTCAACTTTCATGATTATTCAAATAAATGCCTCTAACTTAGCTGCTAAGTTATTAGCTTTAGTAGATACTCCATCAAGAGCAGAACATTCAGATTCCAGCTTCTTGATTTCATCTTGCTTCTCAGCTTTAGTTGCTACTGCTTTCTCAGCTGTAGCTTTAAGCTTTGTAATAGTACTCTTAAATGTAGACATTGCATTGTCTACTTCCTTACTAAATCCTGCTGCTGTGTTACCAAAGATATTCATATCAGTTATATTTAAGGATTAAGAGTAAATTCAAGGGTGTAGCCCCAGTGAGACTCGAACTCACACGCCCATCACTGAGCAACAGAGCTTAAATCTGTCGTGTCTACCAATTCCACCATGGAGCCATATACTAAGAGGGTTGCAACTACATACTTTATCCTCAGGATTTATACCCTTTGCCCTACGGACTTATCCAGGTTACCAAACTCTACTATCCAGTATGCCCTCTTAGTTATATTGAAGCAGTGATTGACTATATAAATAGCCTAAAGAGGTATTCTGCAACCACCCCATTCCTTGTACTTCGGAACACGTCTTATTACATACGCTCAACTCTACTTTAGTTGTCATCGCCTAGCCTAATATTTCAATTCCTTTGACTAAGATTGGGAATATATCATTTACAACAAAACCTCTTCAACTCTTCAGGAGTATGACCATCTCTCCACCGTGGGTCTCTATAATCAAACTTCCAATCACAGATGTCCCAATCATTTACTAATTCATTAGGTTGTGAGATTTCATATTCCAAAATATCATTAAGACTTGCTATCTGTTTAACTTGCATTCTCTGAACTCTTCTGATAATTCTATTGTACCAAACATGGTCACTCTTGTCCTTCCATATTGGCTTCTTTCTGCTCCTGCTCATAGATTCTTAATGCTTTTTCATAATCGTACCTCTTAACCATAGGGTATAGCTGACCATATCCTACCTCAAAGTAAGCCATATTAGGAGTCCTTCTAAGGTCTTCTAAGGCTTTATCAAGTTCCTTCTGGCATCTCTCAGTTTTACCATACCACCAGTTGTCAGGGTCTTCACACTTAGATAGATTCTCTCTGCATCTTCCAACCCTTTCTCTTGCCTGGACTAACTCTCTGGTATTTGGCATTAGTAATAGTTTACTATGGTACATTCTCTTATACATAGCATATCTAAGACAATACCACTCATTTCTCTTACTAAATGGAATGATTGGAATAACCCACTCATTCTCAGTGCCTTGTGCCCATTTAAAGGCAGAATCTCCAGGTCTAAACATATCGCTAAACTTATCACAGTACCCTTTCCTATCCCATCTCTGTGGGTAACTATTATAGTAATAGCCACTCTTGTATTCCTTGGGTTTAGGAACACCATGTGTATCAGCCCAATACTTAGCATACATATTGCTGCCTGGAACATGATAAACTGGTAAGAATAACATCTTGCCATCCATATCACACCAGTAATTACCTAAGAATCTAGGAGCACTGTATTGAGGTTTCTCACAACTTACACTGCCATACTCTGGAAGACTATATTTATTCCTTCTATCACTCTCTTTATCGGGAGTTCTTGGAAGAGTTACTCTACCAAAGTCTGGAACTTTAACCTTCTTATTGTATGCAACCTGTTGCTTATTAATACGACTACCTTTTTCCTCTCTAACTCTGGATGAACTATTTTGAACTAATCCATCGTCATCAACATAATAATCACCTCTCCATCTTCTGTATCTAAATTGTTCAAAGTGCCATTCAAGGTCAGCAAGACCAACCTCCTTATGGCTGTCTCTTAAGTCTTTAATGAGAATATAGAATGCTTTAACTAAATCGTTATAGGGTTTACCTATGAACTTATTAATAAAGCCAGTTATTCTATTTGTTCTTAGATAACCACGATTTGGTCCCCATTCACAATAAAAACGCCCTACAGATGGCTTTGAATATCTTAGCTTCATTCCTAAATGAGTACCAGGATAGTGGTTCATGCTATGTCTAGGGAAACCACTTCCTCTACTGCATTTATGATGACTTCCATGATTATTCTTTCTCTTCTTAAATAATAAGCCTTTGTCACTCATACATATAAAATTAAGGTATAGTGGCGACAGTTGGGTTCGAACCAACCACCTTGGGGTTATGACTCCCACGCTCTAACCAAAATGAGCTATGTCGCCTTAAAAGAACGTAGCGTTAACTACGTTCTGAAATCCGCCTGACAGGATTGGTAATGCTGTCAATTTTTAACCGCAACTGTAATTATAGTCTACTACGTCTAATAGACATCAACAGCCTCTAAGCAATTTTCTCACCTCATACCAACTTGAGTGGTGGATTTATTTCTTATTACACTTACAATCTGGGTTATGTACTATGCCATCCCATCCACCATTGTTATTGTGGAACCATATGTAACTATGACCTTTTGTACGTAAACTCAGCAGCAGTAACACTTTTGGCGAAGTTCTCAATAATAAACCTCTCCTTATTAGAAGTAACTGCCATTTTAGGTTCTACTCTAGTACACGAAGCAAACCCTAACATTAATAACATCAATAAGTATTTCATCAGTATTTACCGTTTATAAGTTCTCTTAACCTTAGTTCTCCATAATCTCTGTTTAAGGCATTAACATTACAGAACGGGTCTTCTCCCCATTCTCCGTATGTATATTCCTTAAATACCATATCAGCAATGATATAATCATCATCACCCCCGTTGGCAGGATTAGGAATGAACTTGAATCAGCTACCTTATCAATGTCTTCCTTTTCAAAAGTGTCTGAATTTGTGTTTACTCTTTATCTCATGGTCTTGAAAGTTCATGCCAGCAGTAAACGCTTCTGCTACAATTCTAGTAGCTTCCTCTAATGTAACCATGCTACCATTAATACTTGGCTTAGCACACTCACATAGTTCTTGAATAAAATCTTTAATCTCTTTCATACTTCCTGTTATTTAATAATGTTTGTAGGGCTGGTGGGACTCGAACCCACACTCCCGAATGGAACTGGTTCCTAAGACCAGCGCGTCTACCAATTCCGCCACAACCCCATTGTTATTCTTTCCTCTTTATCTTCACTTTAGTTGGTTTTAACATTCCTAAATTATTTCCAGATGGAGTCAAGAAATCAATCTTATTATAATGCCTCTTGTGCATCTTATCCATTACTACCCATTTACCTTCAAGCTTAGGGTTATTAGAGATTACTATAATAGTATCTCCATAATCATAATGCTTTAATAAGTTGTGTGATAGCGCCACCCATCTTAACTTACCAGCATTTAGTTTCTTAACACTAATTCTATTCCCACTAGCTGTAATCCATGATAAACCATGTTTTGGTCCTGCATGATAATACGTTGCTGTAGCATTATGCTGACCATATAATGATAGTGGAATAAACATTAGAATTAATAATAAATGTTTCATAAGCGATAGTTTTTGATATGTGGACCTAGAGGGCTTTGAACCCCCGACCTCCTGATTATGAGTCAGTTGCTCTGACCTGGCTGAGCTATAGGTCCGAATAAATACGCAATTACTTAGTCTTTACCCAGTCGTTCTAACCGTCTCAGACTCCAAACCCCCAGTGCGTTGTAGAACTCTACACACCTGCCCTCCTCATTGCGTATTTATATTTTATTACTTACTTGTCTTATCCAAAGACTTAATCATGTCACGTTATTTAATTTGTTGTACACTTGCTCAACCCATCTTTCATAATAACCTATGCCATCCCACATATAGGGAACACCAAGTGTAGAGGAGTCAATGTATGGATTACTCCATGCCTTTTGAATCTCTTCTCTACTGACGGGAAGATGCATAAGTACTTTATGAGCTATACGTTTGGCTTTCCATTCTCCAGAGTCTTCTTACCTCTTTATCATAACTATAGCCGAATTTCTTACAGCTACGATTCTTAGATGCTGAGGAAGTTCCTCCAAATTTCTTCTTGTCCTTCATTGCCTTCATAAGATTATCTTCTTAGTTGGGCTACCAGGACTCGAACCTGGACTCTCAGAACCAAAATCTGATGTGACTACCATTACACCATAGCCCAATAAAACAAACGACATTCCCATTCAACTCTTTAACCTCCGCAATGGGCAGCAGAGGGGTTTTATCATTTAAAGCTAATATTATTAGGTCTTGCTGCATGTCGTTTTACAGTAATAAATCAAACTATGAGTTTATCATAGTAAGACATTTGTATGCTGTTGAATTGTTCCTCCCAATCACCAGATAATAGTTCATCATTAAACTGAGATGTAATTTCATCCTTATGAGTAATGACTAATACTTTTCTATGTGAATAGTGTCGAGGATAGAAAGTAGAATCAACTAATAAAGAGTGTTGAAGTAATTTAACATCAAACTCTACAGCTCTAAGAGTTCTTTGAAACTCGTTGAACTTATTATTAGGGTCTTCCACTTTCCTAACAGGCTTAGAGGTAGGAATTGGACCATTACCATGTCTGGTAATATAAGGTCGGATAACATACACATGATTTGTTAGTTCTTCCGTCATTCTGTCTAAGTGATTCTTAGGCACACTCTTAATCCTGTTAATAATTTCCATTGCATTCTGACAAGTAGTGTTACTTGGAGTACAGTAAGGCATAATACCAAATGTTTGGTCTAATAATATACCTTGTGAACCTTCGAATACTCTGTAATCATAACGAGTTAGGATATTCTCATCACATACCATTACAGATTTGAAGTATTCATGTACTTTAATGCACCAATCATCTATGCTATACATTGGGAGTGTGGAACTGAAATCATAATAGTTCTTGATAAGTGATGCAATCTTGGTTCTTAAAACCATGATATTAGCACAATCTCGAACTGTAATATGATAACCAGCAGCTACTCTATCAAGAGCAGATTTAAAGCCAGTACCTACAGTACCATGTCTAAGGTTCTCCTCATTGTTCCACTGACTAATAACGTCAAAGGGAGTAACAACCTCACAGAGTGGATGATAAATAATCTCAGGGTTTACTCCCATCTTATTTAAATCAGCCAACTCTTCCATAGTAGTAATAGGGTCTACTGTACAGTATTTAGACCAGTACGTTGGTATTCCAAGTAAAGTACCACTACCATAATTACTAAATGTGTGTTCAAGTTCCCCATGCCTTACAGTATGTCCTACTTGATGTCCACCACTAAAGCGAATAACTATTGTCTCTTCTCTCGGATGTGTTTTACACAAATTATGGACAGTTTGTCCTTTACCCTCGTCACCAAAGAACGAGCCTAATACAATTTCATTCATCTACTTTTAATAGGTATAAGTTCCACTTTCTTTACCTGCACTGGTAGGAGCTACTACTGTTGCTTCGTAAGGTATTCCAGTAAGGTCTTCGTGTTGTCTAATAGCTTCGGCAATAACATTGTGAATGTTGTGTGAATCGCAAGTCAGTACGTTTTGTCCAAGCAAATCCTTCCAACCTGGAGCAATTCTTGTGCCATAACTGCCATTAGTAACATGAATATGATAGACGTTATATTGCTCTTGAGCTTTCTTAACAGCTTCATCCGCACTAATAGGATTAGCAGGATGTTGATAGCCTAAGAATGTTTCTAAAGCACGTCCACTGATGTTACGCAAGTTAGGTTCATCACCAATGGTGAATAGATAACCTTTCTTGTGTCTTTTAAACCATGAGTCTGTTTCGGTGTGATACCCAGCGATTATATGTGCAAGTAAGTAGCTTTCGCCAGCATTACCTCCACCTCCACCTTCGAGTACAAACTCTTCCAGTGAATTTACAATCTTCTCAGTATCAGACTCAAACTGCCCAACTTGAATTGGATAGTTGTCATACTCGTGGTCACCGACAGCCATAAATAACAGCTGAGGGTCTTTGATTCCCAGTTGCATTAGAGCATCCATGAGTTTAGGGAAGTTATCCTTAATCATTTCATGAGGTGTTCTACACATTGAACCAGTAACATCAAGAGCAATGATAATCGGAGTAGTCTCTGGGTGTTCACTGCTATCTCTACTCTCTCTAACACCAGTATCAACCATTTCAGGTTTAATCTGAGTGTTATAAGTTCTTGCATCTACATTAGACAATTTAATGTCTGATTTAGCTGATAGAGAATGATTAGTGAAGACAGCATCGGCTGACTTAGTTGCATATCCTCTATCACTAGCTAAGCTTGCATAAGCTGCAAAAGAATAACTTCCACTTCCCATAGATTAATTCAATTTAGCATCGTCTTCTAGCACTGCTGCTACGTTAATTTGTTCCTCAGTTTCGTCAGCTGGAAACTCTTCTCCGTCAACTTTAAGAGCCAAAGCATACTCAATGTTAGCAACTCTTAGGTCGCGTTCTAATTGATGTCTTTTAGCTACCCAAGCCTTCGGGTCAAAGCCATTACCAACCTCTAACGAAGTAGTGGACTTTACAGATAGGTCTCTGTGTTTGTTCAACTCATTCTTGATACGAAGAACTTTCATCTTACATTCCTGAATGAAGCGTTCCTCTTCAATTTTAGTCATTTCATACAAGTTCTGTGCCCTTGCATCCAATACACTCTGACCACTTCTTCTCAATCCGTCTTTAAAGCTACTCATAAATCATTTTTACATAAAACATTTGCAAATGCTAATCTTTGTAGTACTAACTGAGAATCTTGTTGTTTGGAAAGAAATAAGTCCCACTGTTATTACTAACAATAGGACTGTTTGAGCCGCCTGTCCGATTCGAACGGACGTGTCCTTGCGGAACCTCATTACAAGTGAGGTGCAATCGACCACTATGCGAAGACGGCGAATTAGCGTACATACTTAGATGTACGCTCAGAAGACTAGCCTGTTTCTAATACATCCTACCACTAGACGACTATACCCATCAGGACTTTGGCGGTATAGGTAGGGATTCGAACCCTACGTCTTTCATTTTACCGATTGAATTTTTAGAATTGGTTTGCTGTAAGTCTTCTTGTAATAAGTGATTTTTACTATGTTTAGCCGAGAACGTGGGATTCGAACCCCTCTACCTCCGTGACAGGGAGGCGTGCTAACCATTACACTACGCCCTCGATTAACTACCTATTCTCACGAACGGGTAGTTCTATTAAGATGATTGCTAATAATGGAACCCATTATCGCGTACTCCCAACGGGATTCGAACCCGTATTTTCGGCTTGAGAGACCGATTACCTAACCATTAGTAGATAGGAGTATTTTAACTGTTCTAACTCCCCGTCAGAATTTAACTAGTATTATAAGAACAGTTAAGGTGGGTGCTAGCCGTTCCTATCCCACCATTGTGTACTACGTTGCTAGCCAACGTGTGAACTCCTCTCCTCTGTTCGTTCACAGTGTAGCCTAACTATCCTATTAAGGATTAAGGAGGACTACAAGGTACTGGGTAGGGGAATCGAACCCCTATCTTCACATCGAAAGTGTGAGGAACTAGCCGTTATTCGAACCCAGCATTTAGAGACTTCTTCCTAAACTCATAATATGAGGGGAAGGATTCATTACCCTGGGACTCATGGTAAGTTACTTCATATCCATTATCTCTGTAGAGAGGCTCTACATCTAACCAATGGTTTTGTATGATAGTATCCTTACTGGCACCAGTCAGAAACTTTATAAACTCAACAGCTTCATTAGTAAACACTATTGACTTGTCGTTGTTCCAGTTTCTTGCAATCAGTTCATTAAAAACCCTAATAACTTGGTCTGGTATGACCTTTACTTTCTCACTGATTATTTCATTAGGATTTATAGGCTGAATCTTTGTCATAGTAATCATAATTAATCATTATTATACAAAAATTCCAAATATACTTGCGGAGAGTGCTGGATTCGAACCAGCGGAACCCTTTTGGGGTTCGGAGTCTTAGCAGGACTCTGGTATAGACCACTCACCCAACTCTCCATACAGAGTTTCTTTAACCTGTAACTCTGTAAAACAGCTGAGAACCATCTTTGTTTTAACGCTGTTGCTCTACCACTGAGCTACATTAGCCTAAGCTAAACGTGAGGACACCTCAGACCCACTGCTTGGAAATGCAAAACTTTAGAAATTGCTGTTAGTTCTCGTCTACTAATCGACGTGGGGCGAGGAGGAATCGAACCTCCAACGCCAGGCTCTTCAGACCTGCGCTCTACCATTGAGCTACCGCCCCAGAGGAAGGATTAATTATACGTGTAACCCTTCTAAATCACGTTAAGGCAATAGTAAACAAACAGGAAGATTTTATTTTAAAACCTACTGCCATAAGGGTGTTTAGTGGTAGTCGAAACCACATCTACTGAACCACAATCAGTTATTCTAACCGTTGAACTATAAACACCATGTTAGACCTACACATACAGCCACTTCCATTTATGACCAGTGGTATACCACCAGTAAGCTGTACCCTCATCCACATAAGGAACTTCCCCTACCAACAACCTCGGTCTATGAGATAAACCTTGCCAAATTAGTACCCCAACTAGGAATCGAACCTAGATGTTCGGTTTAGAAGACCGACGCTCTATCCGTTGAGCTATTGAGGCATCACCAGAAGTCACTTGTTTGCATATACTGTGCTATCCGCTACACTACAACCTCCATATAGTACTAATAATTGGGAGGTTGCTGGGATTCGAACCCAGGCTAGTCGAACCATAATCGAATTGCTAATGTTGTTGCTGTAAGACTTCTTATAAATTAAATAACTTAAAACATTTCTATTTCAAGTCTAGTTTCCTTTTTAAACTCTCGTCTATTATATCGTTCTCCCTTACATAACCAACAACTACATGGAGTACTTGTTGATTTATAAGGTAATGTCCAGTGTTGATTATAGTTATCACACCATAATCCATAATTACTAGCAGGAAACTTCTTTAATCTAGTAATATACTTCTGGACTAACTTCTGCTTGCGCCAATACTTGTTGCGTGGACTCGTCCACTTCATTTGATTTCTTTCTTTCATCGTCTCTTTCAATTAAAGGGTTAAGGAAAGTCCAATCAAATACTATGTCTGCTATAATTGATTCTATCATGTTGTTTTTAATGCTTTAAAGTCATCCCAATGTTGTAATACAATCAGACAAAGGTTATACCTTGCTGATAGTTCTCTCATAAATGCCTTCTTCATTTTACGAGGCATCTTCTTAAAGCGCCCATTCATTATAAGTGATTCAAGATGTTGAAATCTCTTTAATAATGTTTGGTTGTTATCATCAGTAAAGCCATCTTGTACGGCTCTAACCACAGCGTGTTCCTTATAGAAATACGCTAATGCTCTGTCCCATAATAAGGACATCTTGTGTTTACTAATCTTGTTAACTGGTCTAAATCTTCCTGTCATAATACTTTATTTGTTAGAAATAGAGGAGGCTGTAGGAGTCGAACCTACTCAACGAATGGGTACGTTACATCGGATTTCAAGTCCGTTCCATTACCGTTCTGGCAAGCCTCCATAAGTTATTGATTTACATATTCACCTCAGCAGCATAGGAACTTACTCCTTTATAATAGGGAGAGTTCCAGTAGGGTAAATGTAGGAATTTGCAGTCCTATCGAAATACCACTTAACAGCCTTCTTAATCAGTCTAATTGCCTTCATAATAAGATAGTGTTACTGAATAAATATGTCAATCTTGTTAGTTAAATAAACCTATCCAAAACTCCAGATACGGAAATTCGATGGATAGGTTTAACAGAGGACAAGGGTTTTACATTTAATGTCTTTCACTCTCCCAATTTAGAATGATTAGACACTATACTTTAACCTAGCATAGTCAGGGCTGATTCTCACAGCTTAGAACATTTACTTCAAGTGTCCTACTCTAGTCTTGCCTGCACCCTTACGGGAATACTTCGGAGACATCACATTGAATAATTAGTAGCTGTAAGTTTGAGTTTGCTGTGTGTCCTCTTACAATAAAAAGCGAAAAAAGGAGGTGTCATACGAGCACCTTTGTCACTCCGCCGAGACTTGAACTCGGACAACCCAAATTAAAAGTTTGGTGCACTGCCAATTATGCTACGGAGTGAAATAACCCACATTACTGCATTAACAATAGATGTGGGTTCAGAAACCATTTAAATACGTTGCTCTATCCAACTGAGCTAAGATGGACGTATCCACCTATGGGACTTGAACCCATGACCTACGGCTTACAAAGCTGAATAGGTATTGCTGTAAGGTTTCTTGTTGTTAAACTCAAAATAGAGTAGGGTAACGGAATCGAACCGTTCTAACTGGTTTTGCAGACCAGCCCCTAAACCGCTCGGGCAACCCTACATAAACACTACTTTACGTGCATTTATGTTTCTCTATCTGGGTCTAATTTGAACAAAGAATTGCTTAGTTGTTTGCTGTAAGTATTCTTATAACATAGATTACTCTATAATAACAAAAAATTGTTGGGAGGACGAGATTCGAACTCGCAACCTCTACATCCCAAATGTAGTAGACTAGCCTATTGTCCTACCTCCCAATTTACAGAAGACTGTTTGTTATCATATCCGTGATAAATGGTACAGATGTTTGATTAAAATTGTTTGCTGAAGTCTTCTTATTGATAACTAATCGCTTTGCACGCCGTGAGGGATTCGAACCCCCATATCACGCTTTTGGAGAGCGTTGCTTCCCAGTCATGCCACCGACGCATATAGTAGACTTGTTTCACAACAAATCTACGTAGAAGTTCTCTTTTGTGTACATATTATTAGTACGTGAAACCTCGCTAGGTTGAGGGCGGTGTCGGACTCGAACCGACAACCCTTGGATTAACAGTCCAATGCTCTAACCATTAAAGCTAACCACCCAGTTGCGTATGGTGCAGGATTCGAACCTGCGGTGTGATTTCTCAGATAGGTTAACAGCCTATTGCCGTCGACCGCTTGGCTAACCATACATTACTGTAGTCCCTGTAGGGTTCGAACCTACGACCCTCTGGATGTAAGCCAGATACTCTTACCAGCTGAGCTAAGGGACTATAGACAGAAGTCTCTGTAATCATTAATTTGCTTGCTATCAAATATTGGATTATAGGTTGCTGTAAGACTTCTTATCGTCATCAAGATAGGTTGGGTGACTGGGACTTGAACCCAGAACCTCCTCCTTATCAGAGAGGTGCGCTAACCAATTGCGCCATCACCCAATTTAACAGAAAGCAGTTCTTAGCGGTGTCAAATTAAAAGTTTGATGCTTGAATAGATTTGCTGTATGCTTTCTTATAGTGAGTTATGAGTTTCACCCCTCATACTCTATCGTAACTACAACAGTCCTAAGTGTATTCCACTTAGCATTGCCTGGTGTAATAGGCGCGGGGGACGGACTCGAACCGCCGACCTTCAGGTTATGAGCCTGACGAGCTACCACCCCACACGTTGTTCTTATCTATTACCAGTTAAGCCTTGCATTAAGACATCACCAGTAACATCACCTAATACATTTAGAAGATATTCAGATGCATTATTCTCAATAGATGGCTCTGTATCTTTATGAATACGTCTTGCTAATATAAGCAACTCATCTAACTTTTGAATAATTAAGTCTAATTTCTCTTCCATAATGCTTAAATTTAGTTGCGGATGCAAGATTCGAACTTGCGACACCTTATGAGTGTTCCAGCTTATGAGACTGGCGAGATAGACCACTTCTCTAATCCGCGATGTTAAATAAAGGAATTTAGTTAGACATAAGGAAGACTTCAATCCTCACTTCTTTGGTTTCCGTCTGTTATGCTACCAAATTCCTGTCATTAGGCTACTTTGCTAGCGTTCACCTAACCTCCACTAATAATCTTTTCGAGAGCGTATTAGCGAAATGCTCTCCATGCTTTCAAGTTAGCATGATACTAAGGTCTCTCTATCGTGATGCCCTCAACAAAACGCTTCCGTCTCACCCTTTGGAAGATTGGGGAAGAATGCGGTGCATACGAGAATCGAACTCGTACCCCAAGATAGACAGTCTAGTATCCTGACCATTAGACCAATGCACCATTATAAATAGTGGACCGACTGGGAATCGAACCCAGACTCTCTGCGTGCAAAGCAGAAGTGCTTGCCGTTATCACTATCAGCCCATAAGAAGAGCGGGTAATGGGATTCGAACCCACAACTTCCACCTTGGCAAGGTGGTACTCTAGCCGATTGAGCTATACCCGCAAATTTGAGCAGGATAAGAGAATCGAACTCTCATATTCAGATTGGAAGTCTGACATACTAACCATTGTACTAATCCTGCAAGACGAAATATGCCCATCTTCACAGACGAGCATACTCTTTACCAAAGCACTTGACTTTAGCAGATATTGTTGTGGGAGTGGTAGGATTCGAACCTACTCAGCCCGAAGGCAACGGATTTACAGTCCGTCCCACCTCTCCAACTGTGGCGCACTCCCCTCAACAATGGGATAAATAAAACACAAACACAATCACGTTCTCTCAACGTTTCTGAGTACAAAGATAGTGTAATCTTTAGACTCTACAAAGTGAATAATGTTAAATTTTGTAACAATTAAATATATTACAATATCCCATCTTGTTGCTTAAATTTTAATGCTCTGCTTATAGTTGTCTATCTTCACAGACCAATAACTGCTGACAAATGTAATTTATTACAAAGAATTGTAAGGAGAGAGGGATTCGAACCCTCAATGTATACACCTAGAATACTATACCACAATCCATTGATTGCTGCTTTACCATTTGCATATCCCCTTGTAATACTGCCTATCTTCACAGACAAGTAGTTTGAATTATGTCAGATTATTATTTAACCTATCAGAAAGCAGAGGGTGGAGGAATCGAACCTCCACTCCCAAGAATTAAACGTTCTTGTGCTTTTAACCATTAAGCTAACCCCCTAAGGACTAACTCGAAACTCCTCGATAATAGTCCCTAGTTTGTGAGATAACGTTCAGTAGTTTCACGCTAATGCTGTTTTATTAGTCTGACGTGTTAATCCACTTCACCAGCGCGCCATGTTAAAAGAAGGTGGGAATCATACACATAAGAGTCATATTGATTGCTGCTTACTTGCAATACTGCTCATCTAATATGTTGGTTCTTATGCTTCTATCCCACCTTGTAAACAAAGGATTATGTTAGAGGCGCGCACGGGATTCGAACCCGTGAATGGTCAGATTTATAATCAATTGATTATTAATAAACTACTGGTTTCTCACGTTAAGGCTAAAGCTAAAGCTCTTGACTCAATGCTTATGCTAAATATCTAGGATTTAGTAACGCTGAGGCTGAAGCTAAAGCTTTAGTCAATATTTTATTTTTTACTTACCATGATGTAAGAATGTAACGAGTTTCTCCACATTGAGATTTGGACTCTGTGCTTCGTTATCGTTAACTACCTTCAATGCTTCAATCACTGCTGCGAGAATCTTACTTCTTCTTTGCAGTAATTCAGCACGTTGTCTCTGTGTCCATGCACCAGTAAACTTCTGCAATGTATAGTCGCCAGTCTCCACTGTTTTCTTCTTAACAGTAACCTTAGCGTTATAGTTTGCAGGCAACTTAGCTGGGTCAAGATTCGGGTCTTTAAGGATAACTTCCTCAGATTCAGTAGTACGAGTTATACCTTTCAACATTTCTGTTTCATGGATGTCACGTCCCTTATATTCTTCGTCAGTTCCTTCAAGCCAAACCTCTGAATCAGAGCGCACTGGGATGTTGGTATACATATCTTCCAACTGCTTACCAGTTAGAATGGTCTTTAGTCTCATAAGGTCAAGAGCAGTCAACTTACCAAATGAAATACCATCTACTATCAATTCAACTCTCGGTGCACCAGCAGAGTTAGTTGCTTCAATAGAGAATACATCTTTCAAATAAGGAGTTGCATTGTTCTCGAACCATTCGAGCTTTTCTTCCACGGTTGTAGCTACTTTAGTAGTGCCCATATAACGGGCATCTTCTGCGTAACCATCTCTCGGTTTAAAGGTCTTCTTGATACCCTCAAACATACCTTGCTTATTCTTAAAGAAAGCAGAATAATCACCAATCATTCTATTGAACATTGATGTTCCGTGGTCTGCTTTAGCAAGTAAAGTGTTAAGCTTAATCATACTTATTTCTTATTGCTTTTAGAGTTTATATTCTTCTTAGACTTGTTGAATACCTTTCGTTCAGAGATGACCAGTCTATTCAATAGTTCCTGGTCCATAGCTGCATTGAACAACTCTGTTGCATTCTTAGGTGTAGCCTTAAATGGCTTAGTTCCCAAAATGAATGCTACAGCAGCAGGGTCATAACCACTAATGTAGAAATTGTTCGGAGCATCTGCAAAGTCTTCAAACTTAGGACGAAGACCTCCACCATAATAACCATTAGGCAAATCCCAAAGGATTAACTTAAAGTTATCTACATACTCTTTACTAAACCCACCATTGAGTAGTTTCTTCCTGAATGCCTCAAAGTTAGTAACATTTGCTCCACTACCACTCCAGCTACGAGCAGAGTCGAACTCACCATCACTAATCAATAATGCTCCTGTTGGGAACTCATTCTCAGAAATCTTCATTGTACCCCTCAGCTTGACAAACATATCTGCTACTGATAATAAATTGGTATTACCAAAGTTTCCATCAGTATCATTAGTCCACTTCTCAATAGGAGTCTTACCTTGCCATTTACAGAACTTACAAGTACTACTAAATGTAGCATAAGCATCCTTAAATGGACCATCCAATAGAGCAGAGAAATACAATGCCATTGCCTTACCAACAGCATAAGAAGACATATTAGTTCCAACTGCCTTAGAGGTCATAGAACCAGATATATCTCTAACTACCAATAGTTTGCTGTTTTGGTTGAGATTCTGTCTTCCAGTCTCAACTAATCCATTAAACTGGGCATTGATAGTCTGTTCTCTATACTCTTCAAGCCTATTGGTTCGATAGCTATCACCAAGTGGTTGGAACAACTCGAACACGAATCCAGTGTATTTAGCCACTTTGCGACCACTTATCCACTTGGAATACTTCTCTACCAATCCCTGATTTTTCAAGAACTTAGAGCCTACCAATAGGCTTAAAGCGCGCCCATGAATGGTATTGAAGTCCAGTTCGAGCAACTTCTTCTGACTTATTAATTGCTGCCAAGTATGGGCAGTTCCACTCTGTTTGAGTTTCCTGTATCTACGTTGTGCAGCACGGCTATCCGCAGTCTCTTTATCGGATTTCTTATCCTTCTTCTTACCATAAATGCAAGAAGCCAGATACTGACCGATAATTGTACGAGCTTGTGATTCAACAGTTTTACATTCTTTCATTGAACGAATAGTCGGAAGGTATTTCTTTACCAATTCACTTGTATGACCATTAGCTAATCCAGCCAAGATAATCTTACGCATGAAATTCCAATCCAACTTTCTTCCTTCCCAGCCATGATATTGTAAATCAAGGCTCATCATTTCAAATACATCCTTCCAGCTACCAGCAGCGATGAAGTAAGGCATATTAGCCATGAATGTAGGTTTATGATGCATTGCTAACCATAGCATACGCATAATGCCTTCATTCTTTAAGCCTTGTCCTCTTTGAACATCCAGTGTGATAGTTTCATTGGGAAGAACAATTTGAGTCTCACGAGTAATTAACCTAATATACACTGCAAGTTGCAGACACTTTTTAGGATTAATACTCCACAACTTATACATATCTTTAGATACCTCAGCATAATCACGAGGTGTCTTAAAGTTTGCAATCATTGCGAAGTTATCCACAAACGCATCATTACTAGTGCTATACTTCTTAGCACCATTTCCACTCACAGTCTCGGCTGACAGCTTCAATCCCTCCTTTACAAAGTTGTTCTCTTGTGTTAGAGGTTCAGTCTTGTACAGACTTTTCTTCTTCTTACTAAATTCCATTGTTTATCTCTTAATTTATAAATTAATTGAGATAATTATATAGCGTGTTTTACCTACATAATCTATCCTTTAACGTTCTCATAAAACAATCACTCAGCTACTTGGCAATGAAAGATTTGTAGCTGAGTGAAAGGTCAATAATGAAATGGAACTGACGACCTACTCTTGTATTGCTTGACCATTAATCAAAATATTGTTACACATTTAGATGAATTAAACAAGAGACGTAAGGGTTTTCTCCTTACATATTACATTGAGGAGTTGCACCTCATCCTCCCACTTTGAAGGTGGGCGAACACTTCTTATTCGTATGAACTAGGTTTCAACTTTTATTTATACACGTTTAAGTCACTACATAGTGCGCACTATGTAGTCTAACTCATCAGGTCAGTTTCGTGTTTTAGACTACTAAACTAGATAGTCTGCTTGAATCAGAATCTGTCTATCTCCTTCTTCTAAAGATAAATATCCAGACTCTAATCCTTCTGGTTGAGAATTGAATGTAGTTAGCTTAGCTACCATGTCACCACTATCCTCTATGAGGAAATAGCCTTTCGACCTCCAGGGTGCATGATGTGTTCTACATTGATTCATAGGGATAGTTCTATAATACAGATAATTATCGTTGTATCCTTCTGGACTACCTTTTACAGGTGGAACGAATACTATCTGTATATAATCCTTACCCCATTCGTGATTAGCTCCTGTCATTTCTAACTGGAATCTAGCCAACGAGCCACCAAAGTACAATGCCAATCGCTTCAACATTGTTTCATCATCCCAACCATCGTATAATCCTCGATAGCATCTTAGATAATGCTCACGCTGTGCATCACTAATAATACCTCTCCAGCCATTAGCTTTCAAGTTCTTATAGCTCTGTAATGCTAAGCACTTAGATGGGTCAGTCTTAATCAAATCCTTAGATTCAATTAGATAAGCAAGAATGCTAGCTGTGTTAGCATTTGCCCTTTCATAGAACTGACCTGCGTTCGCCATCTTAGATTCACGTTTTGGATTCATTTCTCCCATCATGTGAATTAGAGCTTCTAAATCATCACAATAAGACCAGCTCTTCTCGGCATTAAAGCCAGATTCAAGCTTAAACAAATCCACACCACTCCAATCCTCAATTCGGATATTAATATCCAAGCCAGGACTGTAGTATTTCTTTATTCTACGGTTTAGGTCTGCTAATGTAGATAGGGCAACTACCTCAGCAATATCCAGCCTTGCACTGAAATCTGCTTTAATAGAACCCCAAGGAACTAGTACAGGAATAGGTCTTCCTATACCAACACAAGCCTTAATGATTTGACGAATACGATACTGTCCCTCAATAGAAGGCTTAGCACCATATCTAATGTTCTTAGTAGAGATAAGCAAATTAGTTATAATATCTAATGTTGCTCCATCAATCTCAGGTACAAAATTCTCATTCAAACCATATAAGTACTGCATCATATTAGATGCGAACGGATTATCTCCTTGGCATTTCATCTTCATCGTACAGTTACCTCCTCATAGATTAGAATAGGTTTAGAAACTCTGTATCCATTCTCAGTAAGCAGCTTAATAGCCTTATTGATTGCCTTATCAACTGGTACTAATTCTTTACGTTCATGAACTGGCACTTCTTCAAGTACCTCTTCAATCTCCGTAGTTTCTTTAGGTTGTTTAACTGGTTCAACCCATGTACCTTGTTGTACAGCTTTCTTCTTTTGGTTATACTTCCTTGCTTGCGCGGCTACTTTCTTACGAGTAATAGTCATAAGCTCAGCTACCTTATTCATATGAATAGGCTCTGTGTTAGACCAACTATATCCATCAAGATATGTCAATCCAGCTTGTACGAGAATACCTTGTTGTACTAATGTTGTAGCAAATTCGCTATACATAGGTACACCAAGTTGTTTAAATGCACTCCTAATGTCTTTAACTCCGAATACTCCAGAGTTCTCAGACTTTACTAAATTTACAGCAGTTGATAGCTCTTCAGCTGTCATCTTGCCATAATTACGCTTAGTCTTCTGTTCCATTTCAAATTGTCGATTAGTTAAACATAATGTTGTGGACTTGGAGGGAGTCGAACCCTCGTCCAAACAACCCTTATTACAAGGATAACGTGTGTCTCATTTTTATTACATCAGCTAGTGAGTTCTAGCATTTAGATAGTTTTATTAGTCTTATCCTGGAACCAGATTTACCACAAGTGGTGAAATCAGTACACCGAGAAGCTAATTTACAAACTATCAAACTGGGGCTGACAGAAGTTAGCTCTCCACCACTTCATTTACGTTGAAGAACGAGTAGCACTTTTAGGTAATAACCCTTGCGTCCCTACTATACACAGTTTGGAGAATCTCAGCTTTACTAACCTTTGGCTTTCAAGTTAAGTGGGCTGCCCTATAATGCTTCTTCCCACACCTCTTCTGTTTCTAGGTCTTCTCCATTAACCCGACTGTATTAATACGTTAATATTAATAAGCCACAGCTTACGCTGCCATTCTTACTTCAGTGTTGCCACTTAAAATTGTGTATCATTTTATAAGAGTTGGTACGAACTCTACACGTCCTTATAACTTGTAATCGCCTGTCAAAACCATACAAGCCCAATTAGTGCAGGTATACTCCTGCACTATGAGTATTCACCATTAGAATGGTAAATCAGTTATGTGTTTATACTTACAAAACTCATAGACACGCACATTAGTAATCTGCGCATCTTCTACAGCTTTGAGAGTCCTCTCGTAATCCCAACAAGTAGTTATTATTCTCTCAGGTTCACAGAAGAACCATTCCTTAATAATATCTTTGTCAGGTATTGGTTCATCAATAGTCCATTCCCATTCTTGTTGTAATCGTAAATCATAGTGATGAAGTATCTTATACTCACCCCTACCAAACAATTCATCAAGTAAGTAATGCATTAATAAACCACTTATAGCATCACATCCACAGAAGATAATCTTCTCCTTAGAATGTAACTTTCTTAGTGCATAATCCTTTGGCATATTACTTATACTTTTTAGCAAGTTCCCAAAGCAATTGGAGATGTTAATTTATTAATAGCAGATTTATAACCAGCCAATACAGACTCTCTTTGTTCTTCTGGAACTAAGAAATGAGCAAGTTAGTAATGGTTCTGTACCATTACCAAACTTCTTACATATTGGTGGTCTTCTATCATAAATATTGCATCTACAATTCTCAGTTAAGAATGGGCATTTGTTCTTATCAGGGTTGTGGTCTGTGATTGGATAACACATTACCTCACCTTTCATATTCTCATCATCAATAACGAGAATCTCCTTAACTGGAGTAACAATCCTATTCTTTAATGCGAATATGTATTTCTTGGGCAATGGAGCGTTGTAACAACAACTCGCATGGCATTTAGATATATCACACTTAATCATAAGAAGTAATAATCTCCACGTTCAAATGCCCAAATAACATGCTGTAATTCCCAATTCTCATGCCATCTTGTGCCATCCTTGTCACATATGACATTTAGAGTATCTCCACTTATTGATTGTGGTTCAACTCTTCCAGTAAAAGCACCATTCCTACCAGAGAAAGGTTTGCCTTCTTCTAATTGCTTCAGTATATCCATTTCATTATTAGCTTTAAAAGTTGGCGGAGCTAGTACACTTCACAGCGGACTAACTCCTTGATATTTGTCTTCAAAAACCTTCTTTAGTTGTCTTCTCCCTTTCTACGGAGTTTAGATACCATGATAGCTGCTCCAAGAAGAGATTTGAGTTCCTTAGGCATATTCTCAAGAATTTCCTTAACAGGATTCTCATCATCCTTTTCTTTATGGTTCTCTAATGCAGCCAGTACATCAGTTACTGACTTGGCATCTTCTGTAGAGATTGAGAATGTCTCACCACCGAATACTGATGCTTCCATTCTTTTAACATCAACATGAGCAACATCATTGCCATCAATGTTAAATATGAAAGTTCCGCAGTCTTTGCATTGCTTTACTCCGAGTTCTTCAACTACACGTCCAACGTAAACAGGTGCTTTGCCTACTGCAAGCAGAGCATACGGTTCGAGAATATTAGATAACTTGCTTATTAATGATGGATACTGTTCTTTAGTTCCATTCAAAATTGCGTCAATCTTTTTCATGTTAAATCCTTATTTTTAAGTTGAATAATAAAAATGCCTAATAACACACATAGTACCAGAGGAATCCATAAGGATGCTCTAGTACATTGCCAGCCTAAGTATCCCACCATTAGTAGGAACAATGCCTTAGTCAATCTTGCTTTCCACATACTTATCAAGATTAGTACGTGATAACAAGATACATACACTCCAATCCATTTTGGATTCGTCACACATCTCTTTAGCTGACTTGATGTATTCAGTACAATCATCAACTATAGTTTTGTGCTGCTCTTCGTTGATTTCACCCTTGTTGAGTTTGGCATCTGTCTGTTCGATTATAGATGCCATTTCAGCTACAGAATAGGCAATGATACCTAACTGAATGTCTTGGTTCAATACTTGAGCACGATTCACTAATTTGTTCTTTTCAATTTTCATTGTCGATTAGTTATTAAATTAAACAATATGACCAATTAGTTTCACCTATTAATAGGTTACTTATAGCATCGCCACGTAAAGGCTTAGTCATGATGCCGACCCCTTCACGGGGTATAGTGGAATCATATCCACCTATATATAAAATTTTAATTTATGGAACGCAAGACCTTCCTGTGCCTACAGTCTCAACAATAACCTCTGTTATTGAAGTGTACACGACTGTCTTCGATTGCCAGTGCGCCATGCAATCTCACAATACTTTGCCTTATCTCTCGATAAGACATCTCTCCAGTATCAAAGGACATACTGTTTGATATAAAAAGATGCTCTGCATTAGTCTTAGGGCGTACCCATTATGGTCCAATTCCTTTGTTATTTCAGCTAACATGGTGTCCCACGCATTTTACACCTAAAACTACTGCATCAATCCGTATTACGGGACTTAGGTAAGTAGAAACTGGTGCCCTCAATGTCTTGGGAAGTTATTGAGTTTTTTAGTTGTCTGCGTTACGATACAGACGCCTAGCTATGCATAGCTAGTACAGACTAGATTTAAGTGCGAGTCTGCATACACACCATACGTTTTTAGAGTAGTGTCATGGCTAATTCCTACTTTAGTTTACCTACAACCATACTTGGTGCTCTGAGTATCCACGCTTTTATGTACACTATTAAACGCTTCTTCTTATACCAAGTGAGCACAGGTCTTGGGTTACTCTACTAACAGTAATAACATCTGTTTATTATAGATGTTGTACTTGTGCTTTCACTTATTCCCCTCACGGAGAACCTGCCTTAATTATGGATGAATGGTGCTAGCTATTAAACTAGCACCCATTACGTAGGTTATTTCTTCTTTCTGGATTTATTGTAAACATCCAAATACATACTCTGGTATAGAACCTTCTTGTCTGAAACTGGGCATATGAAATGCTTCTTCATCATGTTGGTGAAAGCATCCATACTCATGTTAGACAAGATTAAATCACGTACTCCCAGCCAGGCTAACACTACATCACGCTTCAGAAGAGTATTTCCTCCTCTTTCTTTACCTATCGCATTAGCCATTTGTACTAGCTGATTGTAAGCAACATCGGCTACTTTGGCTTGGTCTTCTGTAATTTGAAGTGTTCCCTTCTGTATTGCATCACCACATGCCTGACCTGTGATTAGTTGAGCTGCTGCTTTATACTGAAAGCCGTTTCTGCCACCTCTAAAGAGTTGATGGCTTTGGCAGAACTTGCGAAGAATATCATAAGACTCTCTTCCATCAGTTATGTAAGCCTTCACATAATCCGCAGTTGACCATTTCTTTGAGTTAGAGTTATATCTTATTGCAGATAGCAGTGGATTCTCGAACTCAAACTCTAAGTATGAGAGTGTATACGATGTGCCTTCCCTCCACAGTTCACAAGCAGCCATAAATCTGTGCTGCCCGTCTATGATGAGTTTGGTCAGCTTATCAATTATGATTGGCGGAACAATCTCTTCTCTCTTCATAGCCTCTTTAATTTTGGCTACGTGTTTTAAGTCTGTCACAGTTCTATTACCGTGAATAAGTTGAAGATTACTGGGAGATTGAATTCCTAACACATTTGCTACTACTATTACATTCTTTTCCATGTTGATTAGTTATTTTATTGTTATTTTACTTTTCTTTACTACATTTGTACCAGAATACACAAGTTAGTATTCCAATGATGATGGCTATGACCGAAGCCATGCCATCAGAGATGAATATACCACTACTTAATAGAATCATAATATTCTTCTTTTAGAACGTTAGCAATTCCGTTTAATACATAGTGAGGAACGTTGCCAGATAGCTGGAACCAAGGTTCTCCTACTTCATTAGTAGTGTATATTACAGCCATCCTAACTTTATGAACTTTAATGACACGAGGACGTCTATCAGATGTCTTTAGGTCATTGTATTTGTTAAGATGAGCATAGAATGCATCAGTGTCATCTGGAATGTCATTCCATTTAGAGGTTTTAGACTCTTTCAAGAATGGTTTACAAGGGATGAGCTTAGCAGGTTTGTCTATCTCTTCTCCATTAGGTAAAGAGACAAACTTGTTGTTGTACTTTGCAACGATTGCCTTAGTGTCAGGCAAATAAAATAATTTCATAATTTAATCCTCCAATTTATAGGTTTATACGATTAGTTAACTTTATTGTCATCTGCATTTGTAGAGGCTTTGAACTCTATATTGGCGTTAATACACTAATATGCTGCATTACAATAATTTGAAGTATATATGTACACACATTTAGAACCAAACCCTTAATTTGGGTATATTTGGAATTTAATTCTTTAGAGCTTGTGTCTAAATGTGTGTACAGTTACAAATGTCCCTCAAAGAGGAATCCATTTTAGGACTGACCAGTTGCAAAAGTCGAGCGGAGTTATTAGTGCCCAGAAGCTTTTTTCTTGGGGTAATGAACTCGTATCAAGAACTTGATAAATGTTATCAGAAGTTCTAATGCGATACTTATCCATTACCCAAGCTTTAACCGTTTTAGTCCTTCGAATCTTATTCGAGGACATTGATTTTCAGTACTGATGTTTCAGTCGGTCTGTCAGGTTGTCCGTTGAATCCTCTTCGGATAATGGGAACCATCTGAACACCAACAACTTCCAGAGTCTTACCAAACAACTTCTGCCATACCTCTTTCTTAGTGATACAGTTAGAAGTGTAATTGGTAATTGAGCCAGTAACGCTGACATTCTGTTTAGTTTCACGATTCTGAACTGACTTCATGAGTGTACCGAGGAACAACTCCTTAACACTCTTCGTACCGTCAGATGCAGTGACTTCACACAATGCACGAGTAACAGGGTTCTGTCCTCTAGTCAGCGGAGTACAAATCCATTGTTCTGAATTAGCATCAGCAGGAATGGTTATCTTATCCCCAATATTGAACTGGGTTTCAGACAAATCACGTCTTACTGGAGCGTCTTCAACTTCGAATGCTGCTGCACCCTTAACAATGTTACCACCAAGAGCTTTAGCTCTAGCTTCTGCATAATTAGTTGCAAAAGCGAAAAGGCTTTCGTTTGCCATAATCTTTGAAATTTATTTTGAGTTTAACAATGTAATACACCTAATACATATAGTATTTTAGTATATTATTTTATTCAAATACATATCGAGGATGTGAGGAGTACTAGTATAAGGGATGCAGCATTAGAAAGTTTTAAAGGGAGATTGTTAGTCCCCCTCTAATCCCTTTAAGCAAGAATAAACTGCATTCTTGTATTCCTTTAAGAATAGGTCAATCCCATAATAATAGACCACATCAAGTCTCTTAGCTTCTTCTACGAACTCTTCCCACGCTAAGTATTCACCAATGAGTGATTTACGATTAGCTTCACAGAACACATATCTATTAAACCGCTCATGTAGCATTGACCAACCACTTGATTGTATTCCATAGAGTTCTTTCAATAGTTCGTATTGTCTTTCAACTGATTCTTTAGTTTGCATAATATAATGTATTTAATTGTTTTAAAAAGAAAGGAGAGTGCTGTCACCACTCTCCATTGTGTTAGGCAACCACGTCTATGCTGTAGACTGTTGTGGTTGTAGGTCTGTCGGGCTGCCCATTCCACCCTCTGCGGATGATTGGCACTTCGACTGCATTGGTCACCTTGAGCTTCTTGCCCAACAATTTCTCCCAGCCTTCCTTCTGCATGATGCAGTTGCGAAGCTCGTCGACAATCGTGCCAGTAACAGCAACACTCTGCTTCGTCTCACGATTCTGCACCGATTTGGTGAGAGTGCCGTAAAACAGCTCACGTGCTGTAACTGTGCCGTCTGCTGCTGTGACTCTGCACAGAGGTCTGACCACAGGGTCGCCGCCTTTGGCTACTGGCAAAGATAACCATTGTTCACTACCCTTGTCGGCTGGTATCTCGATGATATCGCCAACACGAAACATTGCATCTTCAAGGTTGCGTCGAACGACGGTGTTGTTGGACTCGAAGGCATCTAAGCCTGTCTTGATTTCAACACCCCATTTCTCACACACTGCCTTGTTGTAGTCGATTGCAAATGCGAATAATGTATCCATATGCGTCTAACGGTTTTACCCACACCGTAAAAGGGAAAGTTATTAATTCAAGAATATTCTGAAGATATTAATTAAGTAATAGTATATGATATTGCTTAATGAAAGGAAATAAGGGAGATTACTCTCCCTCTTTGACTAAGTATGGCTCAATGATGCTGTATTCATTGTAGCTCACTTGTTCAATTGTCTTGGGTTCATCATTGCCCCAAACAATAATCTTCACATCGCAAAGTCTCTTCTTTAATAGCTTTGCTTTATAAGTTCCATTAATAATCTTCTCAATCATAGTGTCGAATGTTAAAGTAAAAAAAATAAGAGAGTGTTGCCACTCCCATTAATGCTACTGTTCAGCGATGATTGCTTTGTATTCAGCTAAAGTAATCAATGCACCACAATAAAGAACGTATGTCGTATTCATAATTCTGATAACGGTTACACGCAACCGCAAAGCCTAAGTTAATAATCAAAGCCATATTGAAGACTTATCTAAGTAATAGTATATAATAAGAAAGAATTAAAGGGAGATTGTTCTCCCTTATTGAAAGCAGAGCATTATTGTTGCTCTGCAATCATTTCTTTGTACTCTGACAATGTAACTAAAACACCATTGAATAAAACGTATGTAGTTTGCATGACTGTATGGCGGTTGCCTTTACACCGCAAGGTTTTAAGTTCAACAATTCAAGCAAAGACTGATGAAATGTATTAGTAATAGTACAGGACAATTCTCTAAAACTTTTTGATTTTTCTTGAGTAACCCAGAGGGGGCGTTTTGTAGTACACTACCCTCCCTCTTATACTTCTTACCATTTCACCTCTTCCGCATTTCACTATACACCCTTCTTGCAATAACTTCTGACTAAAGAATTTGCAATTCGCGAATTGCGAATCTGACATTTATCCGCCAATGAAGTTGAAATATTATCTGACTGGTCACCTCAATGGGGAGGGGGTGTAATTTTGGAGTACCTAGTATTCGAGTTCACCTATATTAAATATATTTAAGTATATACCATTAGGTAGTATATTTAAAATCCATTATCTTTGTATTATTAAACAATAAGGAAGAAATAATACATTAATTATAAAATTTTAAACTATGGCTAAAGAAGTAAAAGAAATTGTAGCAACAGAAGAAGGTAGCAAGTGTCAGTGTGGCTGCTGTGAACCTAAAGAGGATTCTATCGTATGGGGTAAAGTTATGGTAGCTAAACTAACAGTATTAGATAAGATTATTGCAGGAATGGAGAATGGTTCTAATATTGAGCATTGCCTAACACTATCTAATATCTACAGAAACTTATGCAACTAAAATCTATACTTGACAAGTACGATGTTATAGAGGCACAAGTACTCTATAATAAAGCAGTAGAACTACTACAGCTAATTAGTGATGAGGAATTAGAAGAGATATTTACTAAGTACCCAGCATTGTTCTCTAAGATTACTAATGTTCACTTAACACATGAACAGCTATTAAGGGATAAGCAAGCTATTAAAGATGCTATTGACATATTCATAGAGACTATTGAATCACGCAACCTTAGTAAGGATGAATTTGATGCAATGACTCTTGATGATATTAAAGAATATCTTAATAGTGTTATTACAAGCAAAGTTCCAAGCCTACACAGAATCATTAATGAACTGGAGGACAAGTTTAATAATGTAAACAATGATACCAGAAATCAGGCAGATTAAGATGAATCTAACTCTGTTTGAACAGGGTGTAGAGGAGTTTATGAAGAAGGCAGAGCAAGTTAAGAATGATAACATAGAACTAGCTAAGGAGAATGCTTCATTAAAGCAAAGAATAGCTGAGCTAGAAGAGAAACTGAAGGACAAATGATATACTATAGGGACAGAATGTGTTATATAGTACTTAACGAAGGTGACTATCATGTACAAGTAGCCTTTCATGTTCCTACTAATCCTCAAATTGCAGAGGAATTATTACACATGGAATTGCGTAGGGCTTATGAACAGATGGCAGAATTGATGAAGAATGATAAGAGAAGAGCATTAGAAATACAAGTATATGGTGAGAATAACTGACAATAAGGAAGTGAAAGAAACTGTATTGGCAGGCTTACAGAGGAACAAGGAGAAGTATGGTAAAAGATACTGCCCTTGCTCCTTAGTAAAGGACGATGATACAGTATGTATGTGTAAGGAGTTTAGGGAAATGGAAGAGGGTATGTGCCACTGCCAATTATACATAAAGACTAAGGATGAAAGTATTCAGGGATAATAAGTTAGACCAAGTCCTTTTAATAGAGAGGGAAGATTTAGACAATGATATAGCAAGTAAGTTAAGAGGACATCATGTATCATATATAGTTGCTCCAGTAGAAGCTAAGAGTAATGAAATGTTCCTAAAGCAAGCTAATTGTTGTATTAGTATACAAGGTGTTTATTACGGTAAAATATTATACTATGAGTAACCAATTTACATTTATTACTGGAGAGAAAGGAGCAGCATTATTTAATCTAGCTGTTCTTAACTATGCTAACCCAATGCCTCCTGCACTATATAATCTGAAATGTAGAGCAATACAAGAGAGGGCATATGTTCATCCAGGATGGGACTATCTTAAATATCCAGCTGTAGAGTTAGAAGTAAATTATTCTAACTTAGAATCCAATAAGATATACGATGAGGAGTTAGATGACGATGGTTATCCAATCCTTATATTTGTAGGAAGGTCATTATAAAATTAAAGGGGAACTTAGCTAAGTGCTAGGCTCCCCTCTTTTGTTATGTAATGTAATACCAATCATTCCTATCTCTTACACCTTTCTCACTTAACTGTTTACTATCTAAGTGATAATCACTATCTCTAAAATTCAACTCTTTAGTTCCATAGTTCCAATAGAAATATCCATGCCAGCCTGGAAGCATTAATATCTTACCAGTAGCAGCATATAGTGTAGCTTGATTGTAATTCATAATACTAGAATACCTAAAACTATTCCTAATAAATCTGCTAGTAAATCATCCCAACCTTTATACTTCACCTCATCATAGGCTTCTTTACCAAATGAAGCTATTAGAGCTAGAGCAATTCCACTAACTACATTTAAGATTAATCCAAATATTACTACAATAGCAAAGCAGCATATCATATGTAATACCTTATCACTCTTCAGGAACTTCTTTATTTGGTTTATCATGTTTGTCAAATTTCTTCCAAATACCAGTTATTGAATCTATGCCAAGTAATGCCATGCAGCACACTAAGAATGTATCTATCATTAATGGGGCTTGGATAACATGAACGGTACAGTATAGTAATACTACTATAGCTACTATCCATCCTAATACTCCACATACTCTCTTACTACTAATACCAGAGTGGGAGGTGACCATCCCCTTTATAAAGGTTATAAATTTCATACTCTTAGAAATTAAACATCTGTATTCTACTAGCTACATCCGTTCCACTTCCAGATTTACTCCAATGTTTATCAGATGGGTTGGCTAATCCTTGTAGATACTTCCTAACTCCACCATTACCAGCTAACCATGCTCCACCTAATAATCCGAATTTAGTATATCCTTTCTGTGCAGCTAGTTCTAAATCTTGCTTATTAAAACCTCTCTCAAATTGTTTAGCTAACTTAATAGCAGCTTTAATCTGCAGCTTAGGATTGTTCCTAAATGTATCTATATCTGTTCCAGCATAAGCAGAAATATTATTATACTTCTTACCATCTTGCATGAATTGGAAATATCCATAAGCAGGAGCACCAGCTCTATTCTGAATTGCACTATTAAATCCAGATTCTTGTTCAGCCATTTTAGTAAGGAACTGTCTATAGTTCTTAGCTTCTGGGTCTTCCTGTTCTACTTCATCATACCACTTATTAAATTCATCTAAACCCTTAGATGGCTTAATGTTAAATAGTTCTCTCTTCATAGGTTGTTCTTCTTTAATAACAGGTTGTTGTACATCTACTGGAGTTTCCACTTCCTTATTAATAATAGGTGCAGGTATATTATCAACTGGGAATCTATATTCCTCAAAGGTATTATCCATATTAAATGTAGGTCTTTCTATGGCATCATACTTAGTAAACCTCAATCCTTCTTGTCCCTTCCTGACTCTGTTATTGGAGTATGTAGGTCTGTCAGACTTCATGAACTTCTTCCTCATATCTCTCTTATTATTAAGAGCCTTAGAGTTCCTTACTAATGTAGAATCCTTGAACTTAAATCTTCTACCATCTGATACCAAACTTCCACCCTTCTTAAGAGTTAGTAATGAACCTTGCATTAGAGGTTGCCTTCTTATATATGGATTTTTAGGAATACTCTTGATACTATCCCAAACTCTCCTACTGCCTATGTAGATAGGATTCTCTTGTTGTAATATGAATGGAGTTCCAACCTTATCCATTAATGCAGCTTGTTTAGTAGCTCTTACTCCTTCTGCCACATTCTTCCCAGACCATCTTTTAGCATAGTCAGCTGGATTGAACTTCCACATATCCTGGGATATTTGAGTAAGCTTACCCTTATTATTGTAGTCAATCTTTATAACATGACCTCCCACATCATCTATTGGTCCTGCATAGTTAGTACCAGGTTGTCTAAAGGTTTGGAATCCATCTGGCATTTCAATAACCATATCACCTTCCTTACCTTGCAACTTACCTATACCATTAGAGTATTCATTGAACTCTTCTATATCTCTAAACCTTAATGGTCTGGAATCTTTAACTACAGATTGCATTTGGTATCTTCTATTCTCAATACCAGGATATAACTTATTATACCTCTCACCATGACTAAACCCTTGACCCTTAGCTGGCTTAAATGACTGAGCCACTCTTTGAAACCAAGGACTTCTACTTATTAGTGGGTCATTCTTGAATAGATACATTCCTAATAAGTCCCTATCACCATTATTACCCTCTGGTGTTGCTGAACCAGTATATGTAGATTCATTGCTCTTTATATCCTTTAGAGATACGGAAGCATTACCTTTAGTTCTTCTACCTACTTTATAAGCTGCAACTCTAGCTGGAGTCTTCTCTACATTAGATAAGAATGGCATCACTCTATTAGCAGTAGCCATAGCAATATTAGTAGGAGTACGTGCCTCTCTATTAAATATCCAATGATTCTTATTAAGAGCATTCCAACCTAAGTCAGCATCTCCCTTAAAAAACTTGGTAGCTAATCCATTCTTAGTAATGTTAAGCCCTTTACCTCCACCATATACCGCACCTGGGTTTAGATATTCTCCGACTTCGGACGGAATACCAGTCTTACCTTCAAGCCATTGTCCAAATCCACCAGTAGCATTATTAACAGTTTCACTACCTAATAATCCTCCCAGTACTGTAGCTGGAGTTGTTACTAATGCAGCTCCTGCCATTGCAGGCATTACTGTTCTTTCTAAGCCTACTAATGGATTAGTTTCATTCCTCATTGAAGATTTAAACCTCTCCTTAGCTCCTTTAATAGGATGCCAGTAGTCTCTGTTTCTCTCAACAGCAGTTCTGGTATCAGTAGATGGTGTTCCCCCCAAATCAATAAGCTGGTCTTGTCTAGGTTTAGCCTTAATAATTTCTGGAACAATAGGTCTAGTTACTCTAGTATTATCCTGTTTAGCTACTATACTACCTTCCTGTAACTTCTTTATCCTCATATCTAATAATATTATTATGTAGTTTCTTGTGACAATTAGAACAAACCACTATACACTTATTCATCTCCTTTACAAAAAGAGGAGTGGGAAGGTTCTTAACTGCTCTTGATATTGTGTAGAGTTTATTCCTTATATGATGTAACTCTAGACAGCAGTAAGTAGTCTCCCCACATATACAACATTCTTTCTTCCTCTCTCTTAGTAAGCTCTTGTTAATTTTAGCTGTTTCAGCATTCTCTGTCATAATTAATCATTAATGATGCCACTTAGCTGCATTCCTAGCGAAATTAGCTCTCTTCTTCTGTAATGGAGTAGCATTAGGATTATTAAGTACAGAACGTGCATGTTCTTGAACACTTTGTCCAGCTTTCTTAGCTGATGCTGTAAACTTACCTCTATTCTCCTTCTTGATATGGATACCACTTCCATTCTTACATCTTGGTATTAACTTACTTCCCTGTCTAAACATAGGAATACTCTCACAATCTACATTACTGCACATTTCCCTTAAAGAGACGTACATTGCCTTCAATTCTCTCTGATTTAGTTCCATAATTAAATAAGTTTATGTTTCATTTTTTTATTTACAAAATTAAAGCTAAATTTGCACATTATCAAATGAAAGGTAGTAAATTATAAATAATGGATTGATGAAAATGAATTAGAGTTTAATTTCAGACAGACTAACATTCAACAATTAAAGGAAATAGATTAATGTCGTTAAGTAGACTAGAAGCAATTTATGGCTGGATTAATAACTTAGGTCCAAACGTTAAGACTATCATTATTATAGTTTTATCAGTGATAGTAGTGGAAACTAGTTTTAGAGGTCATACGAAACTTATCTTACAAGATTATGCTGAACAAGTCCAGCAGGAAAAGTACCTCGCTGAGGAATATACAAAGATAATCTCCCCTTCTATTAATGAATACATTGAAAGAATATTGGTACAGGACAAGGATGCGTCTAATGTTATCCTATTGAATTATCACAATTCCTTGGTTAGTACTCATGGATTATCGTATAGATACCTTACAGCACTAACTGAGAAGAAGAGAGGTCTGGATACTAAGAGCTGTTTAAGAATATGGAAGGAGCTAGAATATACAAACTATGGAGATGAGATTGAGAAGATAAATGAGAATAAGTCTTTAAGAATGGATAGTATTCAACAATATAGCACAAGTCTGCCCAACTTAGTAGAGTTGTTACAACGTAGCAATGCTAAGTCAGCTGCCTTCTATAGGCTATCTGGAGTAGACGGACCTGTAGGAATGCTTGTGGTTATCTATCCTATTAAGAAGGAATATTACCTGGGATATTATCAATCTATAATAGCCCCATCTCTTCAACCTCTTACAACATGGTTAGATTATAATTCAGTAAAGGATAAATTTAAAAGGCTATATGAAAGTGGACAAGCAGAACCAGAACGTTTGCTACAACGATGAGAAGCATATGTACTGGGATGAAAATGGAGTATATGTATCAGTAACAACATTAATTGGCAAATTCTGCCAAGATTTTGATAAGGATTTCTGGTCAGGTTATAAGGCATTAGAGAAGTTATTATCAGCAGACGAATTTAAGGCTGAGAAGTCTCAGCTACTAAACACACATAAGATAGATGTTAAATACTTCTGTGGTATGTATGGGTTTACTGTTAATGATTACAATAAAGCTCAACAAGATATTTTAGATGAGTGGCAGAAGACTAATGCTGAATCCTGCGAAAGGGGTTCTAAAATTCATGCAGAATTAGAAGGTAATTATACTTCTAAGAAGCAATGTGAATTAAGAAAGTTTGGACTTGGAGGTAAGTTTGAAGTAAATACTAATGACTCATTAATGGAGCGTAATAAGGATTTACTTGACATTGAGAAGGGAGTATTCCCTGAGTATATGATATATAGAAAGTCAGATGATGGTAAGTTTAGATTAGCAGGTCAGATTGACTTACTAATTAAGGACGGCAATGACATCTATATCATAGACTATAAGACTAATAAGAAATTGGATGATAAGTCATTCTTTGATAAGAGAACAAAGAAGTGTCAAATGATGAAGTATCCTATGAACAACATTATGGATTGTAACAAGATGCACTATGCATTACAGTTATCAACCTATGCTTGGATGCTTCAGAAGCTAAACCCTAAGTTCGTCGTTAAGAAATTAATACTTATACATTACGACCATCAAGGCAATGTTACAGAACATGAGCTTGACTATCTGAAAGATGATGTGGAAAGAATGTGTAGGTTCTATAAGAAGGAAGCTATATTAGAAGCCAGAAAGAATAGCAGAAGACCTATAGAATTCTAATAATACCTATATGAGTATCTTTCAAACAACTAGGTTTGAGATATTAGCAACTTTATGAACTAAATAGAATAATATGGGTCTTGGTGCTATTTTAAATGGACACACTAACGAGATGCTTGGGCTTAATAAGAATATATCAGAAGCCCGCATCCGTTTGTGTAAAGGATGTAAACTCTATAAGAAGAGTGTAGTATTAGGGGAGATATGTAACAGCAAGTTATGGGTAAACCCTAATAATGAAGATGTAAGTACAGAGAAGAAAGATGGTTATATTAACGGATGTGGATGCAGGTTAAGAGCTAAAACAACTTTGCCTACTGCAACGTGTCCTATAGGAAAATGGTAAATTTAATTTTTAATGAGTATGAATAGTTTAAGTACAGTAGAAGCAGTATTAAAGACAAAGAATCAATTGGTTAGAGGAGATGCTAATGGTAAGAATAGTTTAATGGGTAATGGAGAAGTATTTATTATGTCTCCTACTGTAGCTGAAATGGCTAAACAGGATGCTAAAGTAAAGTTCAATGAACAAGTTGAAGAAGCTAGAGCAGAATGGAATGCTAAAATTGATGAGCAGGAAAGACACGCTAAGATGATGGATGAGAAGATGAAGGACTTACAAATTGTCCCCATCAACAGTTATATACTAGTACAACCTTACGCTAAGAACCCATTCCAAAAGATGAAGGTAACAGAGTCAGGGTTGATACTTCCAGAATATACTGGTACATTTAAGAATCCTGATTCAGGAGAAATGGACCAAGAAGAGAACCTATCAGTTCAAGCATTAGTAATAGAGGCTAGTCCCTTATGTAAATTCGTAAAGGAAGGTGATATTATTTACTATAGAAGAGCTTGTGGAGTTCCTATTCCATTCTTCGGACAGGGATTTGAAGTTGTAGCAGAACCTCAAGTTCAAGTAGTAGTTAATTCTGGATTGAAAGATAGATATACAAAGGAATTTAAAAGTGATAATGCATAATGGAAGAGAAAGTTTATTTTATGCCAGGTGAGGTAGTAACTCTTAAGCAAGATATACCTAACAAGCCTGTAATGATTGTGGTTAAAAAGGAGACTATGAACATTAGAACTCATGGTGTTCCAAACGTAACAGAAGATTATTTTAAAGGTATTAGATGTAGATGGTTCTCTACAGAAGGAGTTTTGCAGGAAGCTATCTACAATACTAAGGATTTAGTTAAAGTATGATAAGTATGTTTCAACAGGGTGGGCAGATGAACGAAGAACAACAAGCGTTCACTGCCTATCTTATTAAAGTCCTAAACCCTAAAGATGCAGCGGACTTTGAGAACAAAGTAGCACAGCTATCAGAGAACGATTTAAAAGAGTTTTATAAACAATACAAAGCAATGGAAGGTAATCAAATTTCAATGGCTAAATTAGGAGCCAAGTTAAGTTATGTTCAAACCCTTAGAGGTGAGTGCCCAGAAGGATACGAGGTTGAGAAGTATATGGCTGGAGGCTGTGTTAAATGCAAGAAGAAAGCTGAGGGTGCTAAAGTAGTAGATATATTTAAGGATAAGTGTGGAGGTAAAGCTAAGAAGAGAGTTAAGAAGAATATGGGTGGAACCGTAGATAACTCTTGGTCAGTACCTAAAGACCAAAAGGGAGCTACAGTTAATAAGACTGATACCGTACACACTAGTAAGGGAGTATACAATGTTAGTAATAAGAAACTTCCTTATAAGAAGATGACTCCTGCTGATTATAAGAAACTTCCTCATAACGAGAAGGTTAAGGTTGATATGAAAGACCAAGCTAATGGCAGAAGTGCTAGTGGTGCAGGAGCTGTAAAGAACAAAGGAATTGGTAAGAATTACTTCGGAGGAACAGTCCAAAGACGTATAATTAAACAGTAATTATTATGACAATATTTCTATATGATAATGTAAATCATGAATTGCGATTAAACGAGCCAGAGATTCTCCTTATTAAGGAGTTCGCTGAGCTATGGACTAATGATAGAAATATCAGTAAGGAAGACCCAAAGGGTACTAAGAAGCTAAGAGCATTCAAAGAGTTTACCTATATGTACCTAATGATTGATTGGCAATCACACTACTCACAATTTACTGAAGCAGAACGTAATGAAGCTGCTAAGCAGGATAGTGGTATTACAGAAGAGGAGTTTAACGACCCTCTGTTTAGGGCAGCATGTAGGAAATATAGAGAGATACAAGAATCAGCAAGAGACATTAAGTTAATAAGGGCAGCTCAGAATAAGGTAGATGAACTAATTGATTATTTCAATGAGGGTTCAGATTTACAAGAAAGAGACCCAATCACTGGTAAGCCAATCTTTAAGGCTAAAGACGTTATTGGTGAAATGTCATCTATATCTAAGGTATTAGATGAGTTAGATGCCTTAGAAGCCCGTATTAAGAAGAAACAGAAAGCTGCTACAGGTCTTCGTGCTGGTGCTGTTGAGGGATATGTACCAAAACTAAAGTAATATGGCACGTGGAAGGAAACCTAAGAATAAATTACCAGAATCCCCTACCGTCCAAGCTTTAGTTGAAAAGGTTACTGAGGTAGGGGAAACTACTGGAGTACTAGAACAGAAGCTCACAGAATTTGAATGGGATGTTAGGATTGGAGACCCAATAGACTATTTTGACTCTAATCTATCTTATGAACTTACTGGCTATAGACCTATTGATGGCACAAGAGGATTAGACTTTGACCCAGAATGGTTTATGGAAGCTAGGCGAACTAAGACTGCTACTGGTAAATACTGTAATGAACCAATGTTTGGTAAGGCTTATGGTGAGTTCTGGGACCAAGAATATGATAGATGTAGAAATGGTATGACTGTTAATGGTTATACTATTACTGGTGATAACTATTACTTTATAAATTACTACCAGTTACCTAATCTATCTTCTGCTACTAAAGCTGGTGGTGGTCGTTCAGTAGACTTCCCGAACTTCTTCGTAAAACAATATGAGTACTTCCATTACATAGAATTATGTAAAGTATTGAGAAAGAATGCCATTGGATTAAAAGCCAGAGGTGTTGGATTCTCAGAAATAGCTGCTGCTATCCTTATTAATGGTTATATAACAAGACCACACTTTAGAGGGGTAGTAGCTGCACAGCAAGAAGGTTATGTTGATGATACGTTAAGTAAGTGCTGGATGCAATTATCATACCTAGATGATAATACAGAAGATGGTATGAGAAAGCTAAGACAGGTTCACAACACAGCTAAATGGAAGAGAGCTTCTAGTAAGAATGTAGATGGTGTAGAATCTGGATGGATGTCAGAGATTGAAGGTATTACAGCTGATAAGCCTAATAAGATTAGAGGTGACCGTACTGATATTCTGATGTACGAAGAAAGTGGTTCGTGGCCCAATTGGAAGAAAGCTTTCATTCAGGGTGATGCTTTGATTGATATTCAAGGACAGAGATTCGGTATTAAACTAGCTTGGGGTACAGGTGGTGATAGTGGTCCTGCATTAGAAGGTGTAGCTGCTGCATTCCATGACCCCAGAGGATATGATGTTCTTCCTTATAAACATAACTATACTAAAGAAGGTACTTATGTAGAAACTGCATATTTCATTCCTGCATATACTATTGTTACCGCTCCAGGATATGTTGATAATAGAGGTTGGACAGACCCAGAGAAAGGTAAAGAGTTCTACTTAGCTAAGAGGGCTACTAAGTTAGCCGACCCTAAGGGATTAATGTTATACTCTGCTGAGTATTGCTTTACTCCAGATGAGGCATTAGCTTTGGAAGGTGATAATCAGTTCAATACTGTATTATTAACAGAGCAGTTAGCTGCAATTAAATTACATAAGATTACTCCACAAGAGTTAAAGCCTAAATGGGGACAATTAGAATATACATTCCAAAACAATGTACATTCAGAGGAAGCTAAGAATGGAGTAAGGTTTATCCCTAGTGATAAAGGTAAAGTTTGCATTATTGAACATCCTATTAAGAGTGAGAATGGTTCAGACTTTAGAAATCTGTATGTAGCTGGTATTGACGGCATTGATATGGGTATGAATGATACATCAGATAGTACAAGAGACCCATCAGACTTCTGTGTTGTAGTTAAGAAGAGATGCTTTGGTTTACAAGAGCCAATGTATGTTTGTGTTTACAAAGACAGACCTAATAACCTTGAAGAGGCATATAGAACTACCTTAAAGATATTGGAGTATTATAACTGCAAGGCTTGTTTGGAATCTACTCGTATTAGTATCCTTACTTGGTTCAGAACTAAACATAAGGAAGAAAGATTCTTAATGAGAAGACCTAGGGCTACTCAATCTGATATACAAGCTGGTAAGAGTAGACAATTTGGTGCTCCAGCAACTGAGGCAGTTATCCAACACCAGTTAGACCTTATTGATTGCTACATCAATGATTACTGCCACAATATGTGGTTTGAACCAATGATTAACGAGCTTATCACTTACTCGTATGAGAACAAGAGAAAGTTTGATATTGTAGCTGCAATGGGTATGGCTGAACTAGGAGATGAAGAATTAAGTGGTATTCCACCACAGGAAGCTGATAATGGGGGTAGGAAGTTAAGGCTATTTGGTTACTGGACTGATGAATATGGTATTAAACATAAGGGAGTTATTCCAGATAAGCAGTCTATAGTACCTAAGTTTAACTTATTCCCTACACAATATTATGACGACACAGGACATCGAACAAGCGATACGAGATTTAATTAAATCTTTGTATTGTGTAGAATATCAAGGAGTCCTAAAGGTTTACGAAACCACTTATAAATTTCCAGGCGAGGAACCTGAGCACGTGGGATACAGAATGGACCTTGGACTTAATAAAGATGAGAAGCCATTGTCCATTGCGTGTGATGGGACGGCTGAGGAATTTATGAAGTTTATTGAGAAAGAATTAAAGGAGAGAAGCTTAGTAAGAACTAAGTACTTCACTGCTATACAATTATATGATTACGAAGATGAGTGCAAAGCAAAGAAGTGATGATTATTTGATAGAGAAGATTGACAAAGCTGTAAATGAGTTAGTCTTCAACAAATGGAAGTTACAGAAGGCATACAACTATTATAACGGTAAGAGAGACGCCGAGCAATTTAGGTATCTTGAAGAAAACTTTGGAATAGGTAATCCTACTTCTATTGAGTTCACTCCTCTTATAAAGAAACATGTTGATGCTTTAATTGGAGAGTATTTAGACATTCCAATTCTTCCAAAGGTATCTTGCAAAGATAAGGAAACAATCTCCAAGATTACTAGACAGAAGGAGTTAGAAATAAGTCAGCAAGTCTATACATTCTTACAGAAGCATTTGAACAATCAGATTCTAGCCTTTATAGGGGGAGGTAATGTTAGTGATGCTTCAGTTGAGGCAGACATAGAGAAGCTAATTGAAGATATTAATAATAACTTCATTAGTGACTATGAGATAGCTGCGCAGAACGTTATTGAGTATGTAATTCAATCAAGGAATACTGACCTGGCTAATAAGCTAAAGGCATTGCTATTAGACTTACTTGTTACTGGATGCTCATTCTATAAGGTTAAACCATCAGCTAGTGGAACTAATATTAGTATTGATGTTCTCAATCCATTAAATACATTTGTTGATAGAAACCCTGAATCTCCTTATGTAAAGGATAGTTATAGGGTTGTAATTAGGAAATGGATGACTAAACAGCAAATTCTTGTTGAGTATGGCAAAGACCTAAGTGATGAGAGTAGGGCTGAGTTAGAGGATATGTATGAACATTACTCTGATAGTTCTTATATGTATATTAGAGCTATGGAGAATCAAGTAGGATGCAGACCTATTATGGAAGGTGAGGGTGCTGGATTAGATGCAGGTAAAGGTATTGTTCCAGGATTCCCCGCAGACACTTATGAGTCATTCAACTACAAGCTATTACCAGTCTATGAAACTGAATGGATTGACATAGATAAGGAAGGTGATGAGTATGTTCAGAATAGGTACGAGGGAGTTAGAATTGGGCAGTCAATATATGTCCTTACTGGTAAATCAGAGAATGTAATTAGAACTAAGGATGCTCCTACTAAATGTGGACTATCTGTTAATGGTGTATATCTGGTTAATAGGGACAATGTTCCACAGTCTTTAGTATTACAATGTGCACACCTACAAGATAAGTATGACTTAATTACTTACTTTAGAGATAATATTCTAGCTAATAGTGGTACTGATGGAGACTGGCTAGACTTATCAATGCTTCCAACTATATTAGGTGATGACCTTACTGAAAGAATACAGAAGTGGATAGCATTTAAGAAGACTGGAGTAGCTTTAGTAGATACAAGTCAGGAAGGTAGAGCATTTAATAACAATACTTCATTTGCTGGATTTACTGACACTATTAAAGTACAAACAATCCAAGCATTTGACTTAGCATTACAGAGAGTAGAAGACCAGACCTCATCTATTACAGGAGTATTCAGGGAAAGGCTAAATGGTATTCAACAGAAGGATGCTGTTAGTAATGTAGAAGCTGGAGCTAGAAACTCTTATACTATTACTAAACCTTTCTATCAAACTATGGATACATTATCAATAGACATCCTTAGAGACTGTCTTGATATAGCTAAGATAGTATGGAAGAAAGGATTAACTGGAACTCTAATTCTTGGAGATAAGTTACAAAAGGTATTTACAGCATTACCAGAGCACTTTACTCATACTGATTATGATGTACATATTGTACCAAGTACTCAGATTATGAAGGAGATGCAGAATGTTCAGCAAATCATTATTGAGCTTATAAAGAGTGGTCAGTTAGACCCAGACATGATTGTTGATGCTCTAACAGCTAGAAGTCTTACTGAGCTTAAAGCTAAGGTTACTAAAGCCTTTGCTAAGAAGAAGAAGGAGATGAATGAGATGGGTCAGATGCAACAACAGCTTGAACAATTACAGCAAGAGAATCAGAAGTTACAACAACAACTACAACAAGCTCAAGGTAAGATTGAAAGTCTTAATGAGGCTAAGTTGGAGATTGAAAGACAGAAGGTTCAGAATGAAGCTGATATTAACTGGTATAATGCTAGGACTCAAAGAGACAAATCTCAGAGTGATGCTGATAACGATACTAAGAGAACAGACATTGAATATGCTCAATTATTCGATGGTAATCAAATGAATAACGAAGTTAAAAACGCATAAGAATGATTAATCTCAATCAAAATGAAAGACCAACCTCCCTGCAAGTAAGTAGATTATCTCTACTACCTGCAGGTGACTTTGAGTTGCCTTATGGAAGTAATGCAGTTCTTGTTAAGAATATTACTGAAGATAATGTGACTGTAGAGGTGTTGTTAAAAGATTCAGAAGGTCAGTATATAGCTACTGTGTTCTATCCTGGATGGAATCCTGAATTAGTTATAGGAATTAAAGCTGTACCTGAAAACACATTACAAGTAGGTAACTAACATGGGAATTTATATTGGCATTGGTAACCATATTGGGAGAGCCAATCTAAAGGTTATCTCAGTTGTAGTTAGAATTATAGATAGAGGTACTGGACTACCTTTAGTAGGAGCTATAGTTATCTTTAAGGGTAAGGAGTACATAACTGATGCCAATGGACAAGTAATATTAAAGGGATTTGAGAACAGCAGTTATCCACTGATAGTCAAGAGACAAGGACATGAATCTGTTGTTATAGACAAGTGGAAGTTAGAGAATGGAGACATTTATCTTACTGATGTTACTAGAAATATTCTTGCCGAAATTGGCGTTAATATACTTACAGAAGATGGTGGTCTAATCTTTAGAGATTTGGCAAACATTATATTAGAAGATGGTAAATTTATGGTTACAGAAAATGGTGATTTAATTTTATTTGAATAATGGCAGCAACTGACATTAAAATCTCTCAAATGACCCCTGCTACGACACTAGCTGGTGATGAGTTAATCCCTATCGTTCAGAATGGGGCTAATAAGTCAACTACTGTTAATAAGGTAATTGAAGGTTTAGCTACAGAACAGTGGGTAACTGATGCAATAGCTGATGCAGGTGGTAAAGTTCTTGTTGTTACAGAACTACCAGCTAAGGGTAATCCCAATACCATTTACATGGTTCCTAATGAAAGCTCTAGAGCCAACGATGTATATGATGAATATATATGGATGGTTACTAGTGAGAAGACTGGATGGGAGTTCTTAGGTAATAAGCACGTAGAGGTAGACCTAACAGGCTACTACAACAAGACACAAGTAGATAAAGCTATTGAGGATTCTGAGGCAAGAAGCACAGCTGCTATTGCTCTAAAAGTTGATAGGGTAGACGGTAAGCAGTTATCTACTAACGACTACACAACAGCTGAGAAGCAAGAAGTAGCAAAGATAGCTAACAAAGTAGATAAGGTTGAAGGTAAACAATTATCTACAGAAGATTATACAACAGCTGAGAAGACTAAACTGCAAGGTGTAGCAGCTAATGCTAACAACTATGTACATCCTACTACAGCAGGTAACAAACATATTCCAGCTGGAGGAGCTAAAGGACAAATCCTAGTAAATACTGGTGATGGGACAGCTGAGTGGCAAGATAACCAAGGCGGAGGAGGTGGTGGAATTGACTACACTGGATTGGAAGACATCTACTCCTACGGAGTTGAATGGGATTCTACAGTAGCAGACCCAACACTAACTAGAATTGGTAATCCTCTATTGCATAAGTCACTGCCAGTACAATCTCAATATAAAGGTTGTGTAGCCAATGGTGCTGCAGTCAATTATTATCTAAACCCTAATGATTGGGCACAGAAAGCTGATGGAACTCCTTCTGTTCTTGATGGGACTGATGGTACTGTAAGAGTACATACTCCTAAGTTCTATGGCAAGTCTGGAGTTGAAGGTACTAAGAGATGGGTTAGAATGTCTACTATCAAAATGGATGATACATGGATTGAGATTCCAGAAATGCTAGTAGATGCCTACAGAAGCACAGTAAATCAAACTGGTAATAAGGCTGTATCAGTAGTTAATACTACAGCTCAATTTAGAGGTGGTGGTAATAGAACAGCTAACGATACATACTTAGATACAGATGCATTCAGAAGTGACTTAGGTAAACCAAGAACTAATATCTCAAGAGCAAACATGAGAACTTATGCTGCTAATGCTGGTTCAGAAATGTTATGCTATGAATATTACAAGTGGATATTCTACTGGGCTTGGGTTATCGAGTATGCTACACTAAATTCACAGAAAGCTTATACTGCTGACTTGACAGCCGAAGGTTACCATCAAGGTGGACTAGGGGATGGTGTTACTACATGGAATGGCGATTGGAATACTTATAATGGTTATTACCCATTAACACCATGCGGATACTGTAATGATATTGGTAACTTTACTGGAGTTAAGGATTTAGTTATTCCTGAAACTGTAGTAAATGATTCTACAACAGTAGCATCTAAGACATTCAAGGTTCCAAGATGGAGGGGATTCGATAATCCATTCGGAGACATCTGGACTAACTTGGATGGTATTATCCTAGAGAGAACAGCAGCTAATCAACCAAGTAGTGTATACACTACTACTGACCCAACAGCATTCGGAGACGATAATACTGCTAAAGGTAAAATGACTGTTGCTGGTACAGAAGTAGCAGCTGATGGATGGACAAAGGACTTTGACCTTGGAGAAACTGGTGAAATCATACCTTCAGTAGTTGGCGGTTCTACTACTACTTATATGTGTGACTATCACTACTGCAATGCTTCAAGCACAGCATTAAGGACGCTCATCGTTGGCGGCGGCGCTGCTGATGGTGGTTATGCTGGTCTTGGCTGCTTCACTTCTACTTATGGGGTCGGCAGCGCTGCTACGTCTGTGGGCTTCAGAACACTAAATAAAGTAGTTTAACAAAATACACAATAGATAGAATACGAGATTAGGGGTACTATTTACCTACATACTGTTGGTGCTGGACAAGTTATATTTACTATAAAACACTCATCGTTAGCAGCAACGCTAATAATGGTAGTAATGCTAGTCTTAGCTACTTCAATTCTAATAATGGAGTCAGCAACGCTAATACGAATGTAGGCTTATTATATATTTCTTTATTTAGGTAATTTGGTTTTCATTTTACAGTCTAAATAGTACCCTTGCCTCTTGGCAAAAGACAACGTAGTATTTAATAACTGGGTGTTAGTAGGTTAAGTCTCGAAAGCTTCCATAATAAATATATAAGACTTGAAACGTATAGGTTATTTACATGAGAAGGTTTATGATATAGAGAATATTGAGAAAGCTGATGATAAGGCTAGAAAGCATAAGTCAGTTAGATGGGGAATCCTCAAACATGATAGAAATAGGCAAGAGGAGAATGAGAGGTTATCTGAGCAGTTAAAAGACTTAGTATATGAAACCTCTGAGTATAGTACGTTTAAGATATACGAACCCAAAGAAAGGTTGATATTTAGACTGCCATACTATCCAGATAGAATAACACATCACGCTATAATGAACGTGATGGAACCTATTTGGACTAAAATATTTATTAAGCAAACTTACTCTTGCATCAAAGATAGAGGGATTCATAATGTAGCTTATGATTTAAGAGCCGCATTAACTGAGCATCCAGAGGAGACAATGTATTGTCTTAAGATGGATGTTAGAAAGTTTTACCCATCTGTTAATCATGACATACTATGTGAAATCATTAAAAAGAAGATTAAAGACCAAGGTCTTTTAATGTTGCTTATTGAAATCATATATTCTGCTGACGGAGTTCCTATAGGTAACTACTTATCACAGTTCTTCGCTAATCTATACTTAGCTTATTTTGACCATTGGGTCAAGGAAGAGTTAAAATGTAAATTCTATTTCAGGTATGCTGATGATATTGTAATTCTCAGCAGTGATAAGAACTTCTTGAGAACAGTACTTATAGCAATTAAGATGTACTTGAAGGAGGTTCTAAATTTAAGGTTAAAATCAAATTACCAAATATTCCCAGTAGATGATAGAGGTATAGACTTTGTAGGTTATAGGTTCTATCATACCCATGTATTACTAAAGAAGTCAATTAAGATTAGACTATTCAGACTTGTTAGGAAATATCAGTCTGGTAAGATTGACAGACAGGAATTGAGAAGGAGAATGCAATCATACTTTGGTTGGCTGAAGTTCTGTAATTCTAAGAATCTATTAAGGAAGATTCAAAGAGATACAGGTTTAAGGTTCTCTAATTGGGATGGGAAGAAGTCTAATATTTCAAGATTTTATAACAAGTATATTCATGTTGTAGATATGGTTAGCTATAGTAAGTGTTTTAGGGTTAACTTTGTGTACAATAACAAATCTTATTACTTTGAGAGCAAGAGTAGGAATCTATTCTACTCTCTAACCAGATATTCATTCCCAGTAAATTTTAAAATAAGACCTTATGTTAGAACCAAAAAGAATAGAAATGAATGTACAACCTAACTCAATAGAGAAGCTAGGTAATGGCACATATTACTATAACTACGACATTAAGTCAAAGGTGGTTGATGTTACAGACCCAGAAACAGAAGATGTGACACAAGAGACAAGGTGGACATATGTTCAGGTTCATCTACATGGTCAACCAGACCATAAAGAATGCATTAAAGCTATTATTAGGCAGTATGTAGACCAAGATGAAGAGTTTGATTTAATCAACAGCTCCAACAGTATTGTATTAGGATTATCTGATAATCAGACTGATAGACAGAAATACCTAGACTATCTTACACTAGTAGGAGAAATCAAAACTAAAGTTAGAGCTGACTTCAACGTATAATTATGGATTCAGTATTTAAAATATGCAAGAAAGGTGCTTGTGGTATTACGATAACTGGATTGGAGAGGGATAATGACGAGTACTTAAACGAGACTGATGAAATCACAGTTAGTACTCGTAATTATGCCTACAGCCAAACAATTACTCTTAATGCTATAACAAGTATTAAGTCTTCAGGAGACGAAGTAACTCAGAAGTATGATGTTGTAGAACACGTTATAGATTGCATTGATGAATCCGAATTGGAGATGCCCATTGATGGTCTATATGAAGTTACACATATAATTTTACCAACTGATGTATGGTTGAAGTATGTGTTAGAGAGAAATCCTACTGCACTAACAGCTTATAATTCTGTTTATTACTACGATACAGAGTCGGAAACATTCATGAAGTATGTTGATGAAGAATCTATTGCAGTAACTGTAGAAGAAATACTAGAGGTGAATGCTATGCCTCCAGCTACTGTTACAGAGAAGACTACTACAATCATTAGAGGTGATAAGAACACATTCTGTGTTTGCCACATTAATGAATGCTTCTATAGACTGTGTAAGAATCTTTTAGGAGACTTACCAGGAAGATGTAAGAATAGAACTGATGATGTTAAGATGTTAATCTACAATAGAGATATTATATGGATGGCAATCAACGTCATCAAGTACTTAATTGAGTTAGGTCAGTACTACGAGGCTCAGAGAGTCTTAGAGGACATTACTCAATGTGGAGGAATTTGTAAAGATGTCATGGTTGATAAGAACACTATAGGAGGAGGTGGTTGTGGATGCAATGGCTAACCTAAAGTTAAAAGTAATCAAAGACTTTGATAAGTTCCTCAAGAGATTGAATAAGGGATACATAGAAGACTATAGTATGATTCTACACCAAATATCTTTTATTCAGACTTGTCAATACTTTGATAAGATAGATGGGATATACGAATTTCTAATGAATAATTAACATGGCAATAGAAAGGGATACAAGACGTTACGCCTGTATTCATGATTTGAATAATTATTTCAAGAAGAAAGACTTATTGGGTGGTTTAACTGACTTAGAGCAGGAACAACTAAGGAAGAACATAGGTATCATTGATTATACTGGGGAAGGTGGACAATCCAAACCATTAGAAGTTACCTACGCAGTACTCAATGATAATATAGGTAAGAAGAGTTTAGTGACAGGGGCAAGGTATGTTATTACAGACTTTCAAACTATCTATTCTTCTAACGTTACTAATAGTTCTGGTCAGAAGGTTACGTGGGGCACTGATAGCTCCACTAACCCCTCACCTATTTGGAAGCTAATTGTAACAGCTATTACTAACAATAGGTTAGACCCAAGGGTTGTTATTGATGATAATAAAATGAAGGATTGGGTTATTGAATATGACCCGACTAAAGAAACTCTTGAAGATGGTATTACTACCAAAGGTAGAATAACCTTTATGAGAGACAATCACTTCAACTCAGCATACTATGACTTTAAGAATATTAAGTTTAGAAGAACTGCTGATGAATTAGACAACACTAATCTTAATCTTGGAGCAGCATATGGAGATTTCTACACATTCTCAGACTTAACTGGTGGAGTTATTACTGACAGTTCAGAATTACATAATACTAAACATAATGAATTAAAACAAGGGTGTACTAATAATATATTCTTGGGAGATACTTATGACAATGTATTGGAGGCTGACTGTAAGGGTAATACATTCCTTAGAGGTTGTCATGACACAACTTTAAGGTGGAACTCTGTTAATAATATGTTTAATGAGAATGTATGTTACATGGAAGGCTCATTATATAATAAGGTATTCCCTATTGGAGATACTAGTTTATCAATGACCATTACTAAAACAATTCATAAGGTTAATGAAGCTACAATCATATCCTTCTTAGACCCTATGACATATGCTTATCAAATTATTCAAATCTAAAATATGGCAGAGTTTATACGTCTTGACGAACAAGAACAAGAAGCTCCCATTTTACCTGACTACCCACATTCTATTTCTAATATAAAGCCAGATACTAAAATAATTGATGGTGTTATAGAGAAAGAAGAAGTAGAGGGAATTTGTGCTGACTATGGTGTTATTACAATAGACAAGATAGACAGTGTAAAAGTAGAAGAGGAAGGAGTAGACCACATCTGTATTAAGGATGATTGTGATACTTCTAAATATTATGGGTGTACTGGCGGGGATGATGGATTCCAAAAGGAGAATCTATTCTCAGAGTTAACTGATGAGTATCAGAGAACTATAGCCAGAATTAATCTTGGTATAGCAGATGAATATGCTCTAAAGTGGGGAAACATCAAAGGTAACTTGTCTAATCAAAAAGATTTATATACCTTTGTAACTGATTCAATAGCCTTCGACATCAATAAGGTTATTGATGAAATTAACCTCAAGCTCGCTCAATGGGCATGTGAGATAGAAATTAGATTTAAGAACAAAGCCGACATATTCTCTCCAAGCTTTGCTGGAACTCCTACTACTACATTGCCCTTGATGACAGATAATTCTAACAGAATTGCCTCTACTGAATGGGTTAATGCTAAAATTGCAGCTGCATCTATTGATGATAACGTCAAGGCTATATCTCTAGACCCTGAGTATATGTGTTATGGAGATGAACCTACTGATGTAAAGGTTACTTGGGAATACCATAAGGATGTTATTGAGCAATCTATCAACGGCGTTACACTAAGTCCAGAAGTACGAGAGTATATCTTTACTAATAGGACTTCGTCTATGGTAATTACTCTTAAGTACAAGTATGAGGATATTAGTGCTACAAGAGTTGTTACATTTGACATTAAATATCCAAATTATTTTGGAACTTCTCCAGACTATACACAGTTAGACAGAACTATTGATAATGTCTACACAGTAAATGCTGGAGCTGGTGAGTATATATATGTTATGATTCCTAATGGGGCTAACACAGTTCTGGGAGTTAGTAGTGTCATAGGTGGATTCAAGTTACTTGGAACACAGGAGATATTTAGTAATCTGTATTACATATTTAAGAGTGCTCATGCAGGATTAGGAGAGACAACTGTAGAGATACTTGACCAGAGTGGCTATAATCCTGAGACTATTGATACTACAACTATACGAGAACTATTAGCAGCTAAGGCTGACAAACATACAGTATATACTAAGGATGAGGTTGATGATAAACTTGCAGCTATTGAAGGTGGAGACATACAGCTTAATAACTACTATACTAAGCAGGAAGTAGATGCTAAGATTCCAGATGTCTCTGGTAAAGCTGACAAGAGTGAGATACCTACTAAAGTTTCTCAACTAGAGAATGACTCGGAGTATCTAACTGAAGTTCCTGAAGAGTATGTTACTGATAAGGAACTAGAAGCTAAAGGTTATCTAACAGAAGAGTTAGAGCCTCAATTTGCTGCTAGTGCTGCTAAGAACATAAATCAGCAGGATATTGATAGTTGGAACAACAAGGTTGACAAGCAGGTTGGAATGGGCTTATCAGAGCAGAGCTTTACTACTGCTGAGAAAGCTAAACTGCAAGGTCTTACTAACTATAATGACTCTGGAATTAGAAAGTCTATAACTGACCTATCTAGTGAGGTGGATAAGAAAGCTAATAAGGCAGACATTCCAGATATTAGTGGTAAGGCAGATAAGACTGAAATACCTACCAGAGTATCACAGTTAGAGAATGACAGGGGTTATATAAACTCAATACCAGATAACCTAGTTACTGAACAAGAGTTAGAAGCTAAAGGTTATTTAACTGAGTTTGTAGAAACTGACCCTACTGTTCCTTCATGGGCTAAACAACCCAATAAACCAACATATACATTAGATGAACTTGGAGCTGAAGCAGCAGGTGCTGCTGGTAATGCTTTATTGCAAGCTAAGCAATACACTGATGAAAGGTTTGATATAATCTTAGAAGGTGCTGACCCATCATACAGTACATTTAAGGAACTGAGTGATGCCATACTTGCTCAGAACACTACAATAGGTAGTATCAACACTGAGATAGGTAATGTAAAGACCGCCTTGAATAGTAAAGCTGATAAGTCAGAATTATTCTCCAAAGATTATAATGACCTTATCAATACTCCGAGTATTCCTAGTATTGAAGGATTAGCTTCACAGACTTGGGTGCAGCAACAAATAGCTGCAATACCTGGGGTTGATTTAAGTGGATATGCTCTAAAGTCTGAAATACCTGATGTTAGTAACTATGTAGAAAAGGTTCAAGGAATGGGACTGAGTTCTAACAACTTTACTAATGAAGATAAGAGTAAGTTAGACCGTCTTAATAATTATGATGATTCAACTATAAAGAAGGAGGTAAATGAATTAGGTATTCAGGTTAAATACCTTAATTCTACTATTCCGTTTGATATGGTAAGTAATAGTTCCCCTAGTACCTATTTTAGTACTATGGAAGAAGCTGTAGAATTTCTGGAACTATTATATGAAACCTCTACAACGTCTATTGAGTATAATGAGGACACCACTTTGACTACATACAATAAAGTGGGAACTGATACTACTGATATAAATGATAGAAGAGTCATTAACATTACATTATTATGCCACCTGTCAGCATCACAAGACTTTAAGATGGTATTTAACCTAATCTACGGAAACAGTGAACAGTCATTTAACTATACTACAGAGGTTGTTGATACTGTGGCAAATAACCTAACAACAGATAGGTCAGACATTCCACTATCAGCAGCTCAGGGTAAACTGCTAATGGACAAACTTACAGCATTAGAGGAGATTGTTAATAATATTACTACTAATGCTTCTATAATACTAGAATAACATGGCAGATGCAATGGTAAACAATAGACAGGTAAATTTCTGGAGGGGTGATACAATCCCTCCAACTATTTACCATATCTGGATTAAGGATAACAGTAAGATGCTGTTATATGATGGTGAAAAGTGGGTAGTATTCTTGGACAATAAGGAAATCATTGATATACTTGATAAAGTTCAACAACTGTTGGATGAAATGCAAGCTAAAATTGATGAGATTGGAAACAAGACTGTTAACAAGAAACCCATTAAAACCAATCCAGTATTAGATGGTACTGATATACTTATAAATGCAACTGGTAACTATGTGATTCAAACTGAAACACTAGCACAAACAGCTCTAAGATTAGATAACTTACTAAGCACTAAAATAATTGAATAATGGTAATTGATAGTAAGTTTGCTTATATAAAGAAGAAAGAAGTATTTGAACCTTTAATTGAGAGTATTCCAAAGGGTCTTAATCCTATTGTGTTCATAGAAGATACAAGGGAAATGTGGACTTGTGGAACATACTTTAGTATTGGATACCCTAGTATTGAAATATCTGAGGTTAGTGGTTCTGTAAAGGTTCAGATTGGTAATTCGTTCTTCTTAATGTCTACAGCTGGTGAGAGTATTAGTGTTAGAAAAGGTGATGGTAATAGAATTATTATTAGTAGTAATGCTCTTAGTAGAGTAGATACTGAACCTCCTCTAGAGTGGGATGCAGCTAATAGAAAGCTATTACACAAAGAGAGTGGAGCAGTTCCTGGCTCTTATGGTCAATCTACTAATTTAGGTAATGCAAGTATCTTTGTGATACCTAATATAACTGTAGATTCTACTGGACATATTACATCAGCTGAGAATCATAACATAGAAATCAGAGATTATGTAGAACAATTAGCTCCTTCAAATCTAATGGGAGATAGAAATATATTACTATCTTATAATGAGGCTAGTAATAATATGGACACCTCTCAGGTAAGAAAGGCTAATGGTCTAGTATTTAATGATGCTACACAGAAGATGACAGTAGCTGGAGGTATGAACTCTAATGGACCAGTTAATGTTAATCATGGAGACTTATCAGTCTTGGATGGTTATATTATTGGTAACTTAAAGGGTGATGTACAAGGACAGGCTACACCAAAGATTCACTTATCATTAAAACCAGAATATGGTGGTGCTTCCACTAGGCTATATGGTCATGTAAAGTTACAAGACATTCTTAACACTAAGCCTGACCCATCAAGTAGTAATGAGAACATAAATGATACTAACGTAGTTGCAGCTATTGCAGCCTCACCTTTAATGGTATGGAATGCAATTCAGACTGCCAAAGACTATGCTGATAGTATTCTTGGTTCTAATAATGCAATGCTATATAAGGGTGCAGTTGAGGCTGGAACTACAAGCCCAGGTTCATTTACACCTTCAGCTGACGTAGGTCATACCTACGTAGTAACATTTGGAACTGGTACATATACTGATAGTGTAGGATATATTAATGGAGAGCCAGTAGAAATTGGCGATTTATTAATATGTAAGGAGAATACACCTGCTGCTACTTCCTCTACTTGGTCACAAGTAAGAACTAAGTGGACGTTTGTACAAACAAATACTACTGGAGTAGTTAGCGGTCCTTCAAGGTCAGTAGTTGGACAGGTAGCTGTGTTTGATAGTACAACTGGTAAATTGATTACTGGACTTACTAATGGTAGTGTAGGACAGGTACTTACTATTAATAAGAGTGGTACTCCTTCATGGATTACTCCAATATCTCAAACATGGCGTGCTATTAACTATCAGAACTCTGGACAGCCAGCAGCCCAAATCCTAAGTAATTCTACAGATTCTGGAGATTTAACTTTTGGGGCAGCAGGTAACATGAGATTGAGTTGGGATAATGCAACAAATACATTAACCTTTACCTCAATATCAGATAACAGCTGGCGTGATGTGTTAGCCTACACAGCATCTTCATTATTACCTCAAAGTATTGGTGAGAATGCAGACTTAATATTCTCCAGCGATTTCTTGTGGATAGAGGGAGAATTAGTAACTGGATGGGCTACTGTAGACTCAGGTGGAAACATAACTTATTCAAGATAATTCAGGAGGACTCAGTTCCTCCTTTTTATTAACTTTGTGATAACACAATATGCTAATTAAAACAAAATACATTGACTGTGCGAGTAAGAACGTATTCACAACATGGAAGTTACCTACGAGTGCAGCAGATACCAGTGGAGATATATACTGGTCAGCCATTGTCTACATAAAGGACACTGGTGAAGTGTGGACTCATGGTAGACTATATGGAGGATTCTTCTCAAATGCGGACAGTAACAAAGTTAGTTTAACCATAGGAGGAATAGAGAAGATATTAGCATTAGATGGACACGTTCAACATTATACTACACTAACAGGTAGTGGAAGTACAGCTGACCAAGCTATTCTATCTACTGGAGTAGCTAACAAATGGACTCTAAAGACTTTAGGTAAGAATGCCTTTAGTAATGTAGATTATCTACCTGCTGATGCAACTGCCGTAGCTGCTGAGAAGGTAGTACACTCTATAGGATTCCAGTATAATGGAAAGAACATGCACTCCTTTGATGGTTCTGTAGCCAGAATCTTAAATCTTATACAAGGTGATAACGTGTTTATCACTGGAGATAGTCAAGGTAATGTAACTATTGCTGCTGACCCAGGAAGTGATACAGTAAATACTGCTGGAGCTACTAACCTTATTAATAAGAAGTTATTCCTTATTGGTGCTGAATCACAGACTACTTCTCCGCAGACTTATAGTAATCAATATGTATATATTGGAACTGATAACTGCTTGTATAGCTTAGGAAAGAAAGTATTAACTGAACATCAAGCTATCTATAATTTAGATTTACAAACACAAGTGGGAGGCACTGTTACTAAGGTTACTACATTTGACCCTAATGCGGCTAATAACTCATTTACCTTAGTTCAAGGCACTAATGTAACCTTAACTCCTGATGCAACTAATAAGAAGGTAACTATTAGTAGTAAGGACACAACTTATGATTTCTATGATTTAATCTTCAAACAAGGTGATGCTATTATAGATACTTATAAGCCAACTACTTCGCCCAATAAGACCTTCAAAGCTGGTACTAATGTAACACTTAGTGGCAGTAATAATGAAGTTACTATATCTACATTAGATACAAGAAACACAGCTGGAGCTACTGATAAGTTGGCTACTAAGTTATTCTTAACTGGCTCTTTGACTCAAACTGACAATCCTCAGACTTATACCAACTCTAAGGTATATATAGGTGTTGACAATAAACTGTATAGTGATGGCAAAGTAGTTTCTACTGGAGACCATACACATAATTATGCAGGAGCTACTACTCCTGGTGGTCCAGCGTTGAAGGTTGATTTAAATCCATCTGGATTATTAGATGCTACTTACGGAAGTTATGGTGGAATATTACAAGATGCTAATAAAGGTCCCGTATCTGGTTCTTGGTCTAATAGAATTAAAATTCTACACAATAACTCATCTGGTTATTATACTGAATTGGCTCAGAACTTTACAGGTACAGCTGGACTATGGCATAGAAGAAATGTAGCAGGAGCTGTAAGTGAATGGACTCCAGTAATTGATAAGGCTAACTTCCGTACATACCTTGATAGCACTTATGTTATTAGAGGTAATGACCCCAATGTACTTACTAATTATGTGAGGTACAGTATAGCTTCTGGTCTTACAATGAATTGGGAATGGGGTAATGCAACTCCAACCCATATATGGGGAGCTAAAGCAAGTGATAGTTCCAAAGCATATGTCTTTAATGGAGATAATATTAGAGCATTTGCTAACGCTGTAAATAGAGCAGGTGATACAATGACTGGAACTCTCAAAGTAACTGAAATTCAAAGTACTGGGGGTAATGGTCTTGTAATGTACTCTGGAACTACTTACACATACTTAGGTATGCAAGCAGGTACTACTTATATTAGGAGTGGTGCAACAGACTTACAACATAGGTATAATGGAACTGATTATAAGATATGGGATGCTAGAAACTTGGTAGGACTAAGGACAGAGCACTCTCATAATACTATAAATCATATTGATAATAGAGAAACAGCATCAACTCCACAAGAACATTCAGCTGGTCTTTGGCTTGATTTCAAGGCTAACGCTAAAGCAGGACTTACTGATGGGGGTACATACACTGGACTGTTGACTGTCAGAAAATATGGTAGCACTTCCGACTGGACTGGTGGTAAAGCGGCTCAGCTTGGATTTACTGATAATTCTAATGTGTGGGTTAGGTTTGGTACTGGTACAGCCTGGGAATCATGGAAACAATTAG